CCACGACGTTTTGCACCTTCAATTGTTCTGGCTGCAAATTGACCACCCTGCACTTGATCTGTGTAGATCATGTAAGGGCCGCCATCGTCCATTGGAGTTACTTCGGTTCTGCCATACCCAGGCTGACTTTGTACGTGAGCAGTGTATAAAGAAATCATATTTTCTAGTTTACGAATTTCAGCTACAATTTTGGCACGGGCCGGACGATTAAGTCCATCACGACCTAGTTCTTTCTTTAATAAATGAATTTTTCTCAATGCCATTGTGGGATTAAAATCAGCTGGCAATTCTGGGATTACATCACCAACTTCGGAGCTAATGTCGTCTCCGTAGTTCCAATCTTGTCCAAACCCATATGGTGCTTCCGTTATAAACTCTTTAGATCTCATGTTATTTCCTTAAATTTATATTACTTATTCTTTTTGCGACCGCTTTTCATATTGGCACACCAGTGATACATCCGGCCTTTTTCACCGCCGTACTTCTTGGCCCGGGCTCGCAAGTCTGTTACTGATCCTTTACATGATGCTCCAGCACGTTTTACACGTCCAGGACGACTTTTGCCCTTGACCTTGCCATCAGCAAAGTTTTCAAACACGTCAGGATCAAAGTCATCTGCTGAAATAAAGTATGAGGTGCCATCTCTGTGCTGTAGTTGCACAGCATCATCTTCAGACTCGACTTGTTGTATACTCCAACCCATGCTGTTTAACACTGATTCAATCTGTGGCTGTTTTTCCGCGGCATTCCACCAACGATTGGCCAAGACAAAAATGGGATCCGGAACATCATCGTTGTCGTCACGTCCAGGACTGGGTGCAAATTCCATAATACCAGTGCCACGACGCAATCTCAAATCGTAGTCTACATCGCTTTCATAACGTTCAATATAATCTTGATAATAACGTTGTGCATCAGCAGGAGTATCTGCTTCAAATCGATCCACTATCTTTGTGGGCTCGTTGGCACGGTATATTTCATAACCTTTGTTAAGACGTTGTCTAGCACGAGCCATGCGTTCTAGTCTGCTATCAACTCTCTTACCAGCACGATGTAAATAATCTTGCAATCTCTCATCACTAATTTCGTTTACTTTAGATACAGGCATCCATGCCATGATATAATCACGATTCAACAAGTATTTGGCTGCCCAGGCCCTGTGATTGCCGTCTATGATATAGCGATCTGCATCAATCACGATGGGTTTCTTATCTATTAGATACTGGCTGACTTCACCAGCATGACCGGGTTCTATCATCATCACACGTCCGTAAGGGTCGCTCTCGGGCTCCGCGTCATCGTAGTCTACATCGTCGTATTCTTGATCAGGTATGTTGAGATTCAACAAAGGCACACGCTGTAGTTGCCAACGAGGATGAGCCATCACAGCCGCGTGCATTTTTTCTCCAGGTTGAAAAGGCTCGTGATGAGTCTTATTGATATAAGCCAAGACTTGTTGGGCTGTGGCTTGTTGTTCTTGTACGAATTCTCTAGCTCGCATGATTGATTTTTTTGGTATAAGTCATAGAATATTCAGCCAATTTTAGTTTTAATTCTGTATCCAAATCCTGTAGAGATGGATCATCTCTACGCAGAACTCCAGATGGGCGTGCTACAGCGCCTCGCTTGGAAATTACAGCTACTACAGGAGAAATAGGATTGACTGTCATCTCAAGTTTCACATGATTATGTCATCTCTGGTACTACATTGAACGGACCTTGATTCTCTAGTCTATCTCCTTGACTGATCAGCCAGGTCTGTGCTGTGCGGTTGGCATCGCTTTGGTTGTTGCCTACACCGCTGAATCTATAAACTTCTTCGCCGGATCGATCCAACACACGCCAGGCACCTGTGAATTCTCCAGATGATTGTGCGGCACGCTGTCTTGCCAGATCCATTGTGGATCCGGGTATGGGTTCACCGCTGGACTGTGCTCGCTGGCGCCATGGAGGTGGTTCTTGTGGATTGGCTTCGATGCTGATCACATCACGACCTTGTGCTTGTAGGGCCGAGCGTATACGATCCATGGCCGCATTGGCGTTCTCAGCATCTATGTTTAGGCTGTCTTCTACTTCTTGTCCATTTCTGCGTTCGCGCCAGCGAACTTTGTAATGCCCGGTATCACGAACAGCACCTGCTGGCTGGGGCTCTCCTACACGGGCCCGTATCTGTGCCCGATCTTGTTCATTGTCGGCTTGCTGGTTGACCCAGTCTTCAATCTCTCTGTCAGTGGCCGGACGGATGTTTTCCACATAACTGCGATTGCGGGCGAAGAAATCATCTTGTTTTTCTGCCTGGGCCTTGGCTTCGGCTTTGTCTCGGGCCTGTACCAAGGTGCCTTTGCCCCCAAACTCCACTGCCCACCATATGGATCGTTGTTTGAGACGCTGGGCCACCTGTGCTCGCTGGCTGAGTTTCTTTTCGGGTTCGGGAGTCTCGTCGGGTCTACGGAACACTTGCCAATCATCGGACAGTCGATCTCCGTATTCTGCTTGGACTTTTTCGTTGGCGCTATCAATGTCCTTGGCTCTCACTGTGAGTATGATGTCACCGTAGGAATCTTTGACATCAAACCATGGATGTTTTATACGAACATCCAGACTGTTCCAGCGGGGGTCATCTTTGTATTTCTTTTTGTAAATATCGTTGGCGTCGTCGTAGTCTGTGGCATAGAACGTGTCAATCACACCATCGGGGCTCTTGGACTTGTTCATGTCGTAGACTTCGTATTCTATTTTACCAGTGCTGGGTATTTCTTTGCGTAGCACAGCATCGGCCCACTGTTTCTTGAGTTGTTCGGGAGAGATTGTGCCCGCCGCATATTCCGAGAACAGTTTCAAAGCATCATCCTGTGCGCCTGGACTGATCAACTTGTACAGCTTCTTGGCATACTCTCGGCGTTCCAGGGCTGGACTACCGGCGATCTGCATGGCACGTGCGAAACGCAACATGGTATTTTTGATATCATCATATTCGCCGCGACTTTCCATGCTCAAATAATCACCACCGGGGCTTCGGAACTCGATGTAGCCATCCTTGATGTGTGCTGATGTGTACTTTGAATTCCCCACGCCTTGTTGAACATAACGAGACGCTAACTCAATGAGATTCTTTTGCACCAACTCTAGCGCACCCATAGGGTCCAGCTTGGCTTCTGTGAGTTCACCTCGATTTCGAGCACCGGCTATGTTTTGGCGTAGTTTCTGCATGGCCGAGGCAGCATAGGTATTTGAAGCGCGACCGAACTTGTCCAGGATGTATTCGTCGCCCATGAACAGCACCAATTTGACGTAGTCAACGTCACCGCCTACATAAGGGATGGATATGCCCATGTGTAGTCCGGTAGAATTATTGGTGTAGGCATCGGCTTCATCGTTGCCCCAGTCTATGACTGCTTTGAGTTTTTCCAGGGCCTGGGGCAATGGCATGGGTGGCGACACGATCTCTAGACCCATATCGTCATCATCATCGGGGTCCAAACTACCATCTGGTTCTATGATCCAACGATCGTCTTTGCGAACGGTTGAGTGATAACCCGACCCCACTTTGACATCCATGCCCACTACGTCATGCAAACTCTCAGCAATACTATCCCAGTCTCTGCTACCACCGCCCGATGAACCACCGGTCCAGTAAGGCCAGTCCAGGCTGAAACTGTTGCCAATCTCGCTCATGTAACCATAACGATCACGCAGGAAATCGCTTTCGTCATAGTCGCCACTGTCCGCCATCATGTCAGAGAAGTATTCTCGGGCCGAATCATAGTATTCGCCTTGGCTTTCAAATTCGCTGACGATTTCACTTTCAAATTCTTCGTAGGCCGCATCGTAGGCTTGTTTATACTTGGCATACAGATCATTTTCTTTCTCATAGGCTTCTTGATCACTGCTCTTAGTAAAACGTGGAGCGGCGTTGCCGGCCTGCATGATGTCTTCAACATCGTCGTCGGGAAACAACTCATCTATCTTGTTGACTATACGGTTGTCGCGTTCTTCGTCATCGCCCCAGACATTGGTCTCCATGTAGTCACGCACTTGATCTTCTGCATCGTTGTCCCACTGCTCTTGGATCTGCTCATCGCGCCATTCGACAAATTCTTCCATGAGGCTGTTACGTAGTTCTCTGGCACCGCGTGGACTCAATCCATACCCATAGTCATCATTGGAAAAGAAATCTACCACATGCTCGACGCTGTCGGGGCGCTCGTCATAGTCGTAATCAGGTTCTTGATCTTCATCATCTTCGTCACGCTTGGTATCACGGAAGATCATTTCTGCTTCAAACCCAGCACGGATGCCCTGGGCTTCGGGCGATCGTGCCCAGGATTCCAGAGCCGACGGACTCATTTTGACTTCATCTAAAGGTTGTTCTATGCTTTCGGCCACTTGTCGACGATACAACTGATACATCTTAAGGAATTCTTGTTCTTGCCGGCTCAACACTCGCCCTAACTGTATTTTGCCCATGATGAACCGGTAATACTGTTCGGCGTCCTGGCTTTTGTTCACTGGAGCCTGTATAGTTTCATCCACATTATAGGTAGGATCGGTCTTGACGGCTTTGCCAACTCTCCGTTTAGGATCACGAGGATCTATGTCAGTGACATCTAGACCGGTGGCTCGGATCTGATCAATGAACTTGTGTTCGGTATCTTCGTCACCAAAACTGATGATACTGCTAGGAGGCCCGGCACCAAAATCATGCTTGCCTAGGCCTTTCATATTGCTAATGTGTTGTCCTAGTTTGTACCAGTCATACACATCGCTGACATCCACACGCAGGGTGCCTGCGGGCATGGTAGGCTTGAATTCAGGACCGGGTGGATTGTCAGGGTTGTAATCTTCTTTGGCTCTATATCGTTTGTATTCTTTGTATAAGTTTTCAAAAAGGCCATTGGCCTGAGCAATCTGTGGATGGCCTTGACGATCTGTTTTTAATTTTAACTTGTTGGCTTCTTTGCCTACTTGTCCGGGCTTGATGTCCACTGTGAGTGCCATACTGAAGCGTGGATCTTTGGCTTGTGCCCGGGTGGGAATATATCCACTTGCGCTTTCTTCCAGATCGTGTGCCTGTCCTGCATCAAAATGTTCGGGATGCAATCTGGCCCAGTCACGCATGAGTACTCCGGCTCTGGCATTGGCTTCATTTTCATATTCGCTGCCAGTTTCGCCTGCTGAGGCAGGAACATCTTCACGCTCGTGTTGGCGCTTGTGTGTGAGTTCATGTGCTACCGTACGCAACACATCCATGATGTGTCGATTGCCCCAGGCCACTTCCAGGATCTTTGAATCATCTTGATAACGACCAAAGGTTTTGTGCACCTTAGGCCACTGTGGATCTCTGCGCAACTTCACAGTTGGCATGTTTTGTATTTTGAGTTCTGCCGTACAAAACTTGATAAAGTCTTTTAATATCTGTTCGTCGGTGACTCCTGCATCTTCTCTGATGCTTTCGCCGCCATCACCACCTGCATCACCACCTTCGGTGCCTGCTGGATGATCTTGCCCAGCATAGGCTGTGCCCGGATACCAATAGGCTCCATAGCCATACTTTACTTTCTTTTTCTTTTTCTTCCGGCGCTCGTCTAGACTTAACAACTGATCTTTGGCCGCGTTACGTGCATCATATAACTTTTTGATCAGACCTTGTGTGCGCAGGATTTTGAATGCTAGATTCTCTGGCCCAAACTCACCGTGAGCATCCAGCCCGGCCTGGCGGTATTCTTTGATCTTGTCAGCCATGGCTGAAATCTTTTCATAATCTTGGCTCGCAACAGCGGCTTCGATCCTGTGTCCTAGATCCTCAAACTTTGATCGGACTGAAATATCATCTACGTCTGGTCTGCGTCTCTTTGGAACACTGACCCAGTCATTGTTGATGATGCTGTAGATACCTTGACTGACATGTTTTTTATTCGCGTCCTGCACATACAGTTCAACATCATAACCGCCGATTTTTATATCGTGCTGATCATTATAGGCGTACTTTTTGGCATCAAACAGTTCGCGATACACTTCGCTGGCATCGGCCTGAGGAAGATCCACCACTAGGTGCAGATCTATATCAGAATGGGGGGTATAGGTGTAAGCGGCGTTGGAACCTGAAACAGTGATGTCTTTGACTTCAACGTTGATGCCCAAAAATTCTCGGAAATCGTCGGCAATTTTCAGCAGTTGTTCACGTACCTCGGGACGCATTTTTTCATCGGCGCCCCAGATACGCGGATTTAATCGATCGTTGAATTTGACAGCATCGCCAAGATCGTAGGAATCTAACTCATGGATGTTCATGAGTGTATTTACCGCTGGTTAGGCTTTGGCTTGTTTCTTGCTTTTTTTGCTAGAAGCGATGCTCTTGGCCACCACGGGTTTCTCGGGTTGTGCTGGTGGAGCATTCACTGGAGCTGCCTGGCCGTTGCTCTGGGCCATGGCATGCAGATCTCGATACAACTGATCCTGTGCGGCGTAATCAAACACATAGGTTCCGGTGTGTTTGAGCAACACCCGCTTGTCCACCCAGACTTTGCCGCCTAGATCACGCCAGTTTTCACAGAATGTCCAGTCCTCACTGTAGTAACGATTTTCACGTACAGCAGTGTCGAAGTAGGTTTTCATGTAGGGGTTGAGTTCTACCGGAAGTCCGATGTCATTGATAAAAGGTTTCACAGCAGGATGTGCATCTAGTTTCTCAAACACATGACGTTTGATCAACATAAAACCTGTACCGGTCTTGGAAACTTCTTGCAAGGTGCCGTCGGCACTGGTTTCCGCACCATCAAACCCGTTGACGCACCATTTTACTGGCAACGATTTCATTGGATACAGACCACCTATGACATCTTTGTCGGCATTGAGCATGACCAAGAGATGCCAAGGTTCCCAACCAATGTCAGCATCAATAAACATCAGGTGCGTTGACTCTTTGTTATGTAGGAACTTGGCTGTGAGTGTGTTTCTGGCGCGGCTGATCAATGATTCATTGGTCATGGTCTCCATGGTCCAATCAATGTTGAGCTGTCGGCAGGTATTGGCCCATTTGATATAGCTCATGAATGTTGATTCTGTGAGCTGGCCTCCATAACAGGGCATGCAGATATGCACACGAGTGGTGCGCAAATAATCTATGTTTACCTGAATCTGTTGTTGACCAGCCGGAGCAGGTGATTGTGTAGTGGGTTGTGCTTGGTTTTCAGCCATGAGTTCCTCTGTAAAATATCAGATATTTACTGCTATTGTACAGGGGATTATTTTTTCTTGCGACCAGCGCAGTGGGCTTTTTGACTGAATCCACGCGGCCGGGAACAATCGATTGAACGCTTGTACTTTTGGCTCCATTTTTCATCAATGTAATCCAGGCTGTTCTTTAATTCAAACAGGCGTTGTTGCAAAGACTGTATGTTTTCACGTATGCGATTCATGCGTGATTCGCGCATGACGCTCACAGGATTTTCTCCGGCATAAATGCGTTCTTGCCCGTAGATAATGCCTTCTTGAGGTTGGTTCACACCCAGGCGTTGGTCAAACATGGCCTGTATTTCAGAGTCCGGAGCACCGTAAAGATCAGTTATTATTTGTGTGCGGTCCGCATCATTTCCGGACACATAGAGCTTGCGTATCTGACTGGCACTGTTGGCGTCTTGCCCTCGCACACGGAAATTCACCGTGGGAGTTACTGTGATGTATCCATGCTGTGTCATTGGTTCCATGTTCTTTTCCTCTGGGGGCAAAGGCTGTAGATAAGACGGGGAACCATCGGCTCGAGGCTTGAAGTTGAATCTCTGGGCATCTTTGGCGCTGACAGCAAATATCAGTACAGTGTTGGCTTTTTCTTCATCTGACAGGCCGTCTGTTATTTCTGTGGCCTGGTAGGGATTTTTGACTTGCTTGATGTGCCCAGCAGGCACGCCCAGTTTGGTGACCATTTTTACCTTGTCGGCATAGGTAAAAGGACTATTTTCATCGTTTTGCTTGTCGCTGCTGACTATGTAGACCGCATTTTCACCAAACTGCTGAGTTAGCCAATCATAGCTGGCTTTGTGACCTAGGTGAAATGGATGGAATCTGCCGGGATATATTACAAGATAGTTCATTGTAATATATTTATGTTTACATGTTCTCCAACATCCACATGTACACAGGTGTAGTGAACTTTATGCTGACAGTACCATTGCACCCCATTTCACCAAAGAATTCGTGCAGACTTTTTTCTGTGGAGCCATTAAAATCGTGTTCATACACAGCTTTTTCTGCCACGATGTTGCCCAGCTTGATGCCATCAAATGTTAGGTCTGTAACGGTCAACCGTGCATCTTGCACGATATCGCCGATGTCATTGAGTACAGTATGTTCTTCGGTCTTGTTTTTCATGACCAATCTCAGCTCGTGTTCTAGTTCATCGTCGTCGGAGATTTCTGTGGACATCTGTTGTGGATCACGCACATGCTCGCTGTCAAAAAACTTAGTATCATCTATCCAGGCTTCAAATCCCAGAGGAATAGCAGGATCTGAGGTACTTACTACGCAGGAAATAATAACAGTGCTGGCCATCAGTAACTCGCTGTGACAAAATCTATGGTGCCGGCATCAAACGCCGTGACATGTGCTCGTAACCATACAAAGTTTCCAGTCACATTGACTGGATGATAATCAGTGACTGCTGAACTAGCCGCATCATATTCGTCTACTTCAAACCATACAGCAGAATCTTTGTTGTCGTTTAGTGTGGCTTCAATGGTGATGATACCACTGAATCCGGTTAAACGATAAGTCAAGGTCTGTAAACTGCCTTGGCCACCATAGTAGTTGGCCGCTGGCACAGCGTCGCTGTAAAAGTCTTGGCTGCTGCCATCATAGTTGCCACTGGCAGTACCATAGACCACATTGTCCAAAAGAGTTTGTACAGTTATAGTCATGCCTGTTTGATTTCGACCAAGGTACCTGCGCCAGCCAGTTCAGCCACTACTGCTTCTAACTGAGTTACTACATCAGTGCTCAGCAGTTCTGTGGTTGGTGCATCGTCGCGCACCAGTTGGCTCACAGTTATGATCAGTGTTTGTTCGTTGATTTTAGCCATAGTGAGTTATTTAGTTGTGACCACGATGGGCATGGTTTTTCTTATGAGTCCTGGGTGTACGAGATTCAACATGGTTATCCAGCTGGAGTTGTTGTAGTCCACGAAAAAATAATCTTGGCTGCTTTTGAACTGGGCGTCACAGATCCATGATTTCAAAGATGGTGCCAAACGCACATGATCCAGTTGATTGTTCAAAAACTCAGTGAGACGTTGTTTTTGTTCGTCCGTGAGCTTGGCATATCTAAAATAGCTTCGTAGACTGTATTTTGATCGTTGCAGTCTCACAGTGTTTTTGGGTCGATCTATCTGGGCACGAGAATAGGTTTTGTTGGCAAGTTCGGGCATGCCATCTAACTGTTGCAACAGTGCCGGGTCGTTGCTGTAGATATGTCCTTGATGCAGACCCACTACCAGTTTGAAATCATGATCAGTGTTCAGCAACACATCAGCCAAGGCATGCAGATCCTGTATGGTTTTGTCTGTGATGGGTCTCCAGAATCGATGCATGCTGGGTGTGGACCCATGCTGGGCCCAGCGTTGTTCAGCCATTTCTCGCCATTGGCAACGTCGATGTATGGTTCGATCTATCTCCTTGTGATTCAACACTCGTAGACTGTTGATCTCATCGAGATCGAAGGCCATGCAGTATTCAAAACGATCGTAGAACCAACGATCTTTGCATACTGTCTTAAATGGCAGAGTTGGGAGTGTCAAGTCTGATGTATCCATCGGCATCTACCATGGGCGACGCCTGTGGTAGGTCAATAGTGAAATCCACTGCTCCGTCTCGGAGATCTACATTGATCTGGCAGTTTTCCAGTTTGTCAAACAGTATACGCTTGCTCAAGGGCACGCGAATCAGCTCGTCGATTTTGCGTCCCAAAGGTCGTGCGCCCATTTTAGAATCATAGCCCTTGTCGGCCAGCATGTCGATCACGGCCTCAGTTAATGACAGACGTATGTTCTTATTCAACAGGCTGTCTTTGAGCTCGTCTACAAACTTGAGCACCACTTTCTTCACTGCCAAGGTATCTAGTTTGTTGAACTTGCACACACAGTCTATCCTGTTGCGTAGTTCGGGTTTGAAAAACTCTTTCATGGCCCGGTCTTCGGATCCGGTTTTTTCCAAGCTCTGGCCAAAGCCAATGTTGTTGTTTTCATTGTCGCGAGCACCCAAGTTAGATGTCATGATGATGATGCAGTTTTTGAGATCCACGGTTTTGCCTGCGGTACCAGTGATTCGTGCTTCGTCTAACATCTGTAACATGATGTTAATCACATCTGGATGAGCTTTCTCTATCTCATCAAACAACAATATAGAGAAAGGATGTTTGCTGACATCTGCAATGAGTTTGCCGCCACCTAGATTGCCATCTTCGAATCCTACATACCCAGGTGGTGCTCCAATCAGACCACTCACGGTGTGTCGTTCTTGATATTCACTCATGTCATATTTCAGCAGTTTCATATCAAGATTTTCTGCCAACAATCTGGCCAGTTCAGTTTTACCAGTGCCGGTGGGGCCCAGAAACAAAAAACTGGCTATAGGGCGACGGTTGTTGCCTATGCCGGAGAAGTTGATATACACCCGTTCCAGCACACGATCCACGGCATCATCTTGCCCATAGAGTCGTTGTTTGATGTTGCTTTCTAGCTCAGTGACTCTGGTGCTTCGCTCATTTTCTAAACGATCCAAAGGCACATCAGTCACGCGACTCAACTGTGCCATGATCATGTCACGTGTGACTGTGATCAGGCCAGCATCCTTTACACGCTCTCTGGCGCAGGCACCATCCAACAAATCAATGCTCTTATCAGGATTCTTACGATCATGCATGTAACGACCACTTAACTCTACTGCTGTGGTTATAGCTTCAGTATCGATTAGCACATTATGGAATGACTCCAGACGTGGACTCAATCCAATCAGGATCTGTTCTGTAGTTGCGGCATCAGGTTCATCCACGCCCACTCTATGGAACCTGCGCATAAGTGCTCGATCCTTTTCAAAACTTTCATAAAACTCTTCCCAGGTAGTGTTGGCCACGACCTTGATGGCTCCACGTGTAATGGCTGGCTTCAACATATTGGCCATGTCTAGAGTGCTTTGACTGGAGCTTCCTGCACCCTTGATAGTGTGCGCTTCGTCAATGAACAACACACAGTTTTTCTTGGTTTCCAGAGCGGTGATTACAGCCTTGAACTTTTCTTCAAACTCACCGCGATATTTTGATCCGGCCAACAATGAGCCAACTTCTAGACTCCACACTTCGTGATCTTTCAAGAACTCTGGCACACGTCCAGCTGAGATTTCCTGTGCCAGACCTTCTACGATGGCAGTTTTGCCCACACCAGGATCTCCAACCATGAGCACATTGGCTTTGAACTTGCGTGCCAACACAGTGATTATTTCTTCTAACTCTGAGCTACGACCAATCATGGGTTCCAGGCGATCTTCTCGCGCCAACTGTGTGAGATTCACACAGTGCTCTGCAAGTATTTCTGTGGCCTGCTGATCGGTGAGTTGTACATCACTTTGTCTGTAGTTGCCCTGATAAAACTCCACAAACTCGGTTTTCTTTACTCCGTATTTGAGTAGGAAATAATGTGCGTGACTATTGGTCTCGGCCATCATGGCCAGGTAAAGATCAACAGTGCTGATGGTTCTACGACCCGTGAATAGAACCTGAGTAAGTGCTCGATTGAAACAGCGTTCTAATGCATTGGTCTTTTTGGGTTGAATGTCTTTGGTGGTGACCACCGAGGTCAGACCCGACAGGTATGCCAGCAGTTCGGAATCCAGCATGGCTACATCGGTGCCAAACTTCTCCAGCACACGGCGGAATGGTTCGTGACGTATCAGGGCCAACAACACATGTTCGGTCATGACATATTCGTGTCGTAGTTCTCGTGCCAGTTTGACCGCGGCATCAACTATCTGTTCGATTTCAGGATTGTTCTGCATCATTTCCTTGTTGGTATAGGTACTTATGTATTGTACGATATCTCTGGAACATTCGCAAGCACAATAGGTATTTATTTTTGGTATTTGGACCGAATCAGTTCCAGTAGATCATTGGGTATGTCTTTGGGTACAGAGGTTTGTATGCGTACCAAAAGATCTCCTACCTGTCCCGAACGAGCCAGTAAACCACGACCTCGTAAGCGGATCAGTGTACCAGGTTGTGTTCCTGCAGGTACACTCACGACCAAGGTATTTTTTAGGATATCTTGTATTTCAATCTCTGTGCCCAAGATCAGATTCCATATATCCACGGTTCGTTCCATGGTGAGATTGAGCCCTTGGCGTTGAAATCTAGGATCCGGGTGTACGCGGAAGGTCACTATGAGATCCATGCCGCCGGGCCCAATACCAGGATATTGTACAGAATCTCCGTCATCTATACCCTGTGGTATTTCTATGTCAGCGGCCACAGTGCCATTGTTGCTGCCGATGCTGACAGTGCGCCGGCCTCCTTGAGCAGAATCAGTGAGTGTGATCCACAGACTCATGCGGGCCTGTTGCATGCGTTGATGAGGTTGTTGGAACCTGGCACCAAACATGTTGAATATGTGATCAAAATCAAATCCGCCGGTGCCAAACGGTGAACCATGTTGTTGTGCCTGAGGTCTAGGATTGGTCAGAGCCTCATAGGCCGATTGTATCTCTTGGAAACGGCTGGTGTCTCCGCCCTTGTCAGGATGATGCTGGCTGGCCAGTCGTCGGTAAGCACGTTTGATTTCATCCGGAGTGGCGTTGCGATCCACGCCCAAAGTTTGATAAGGATTTTGCATAAAAAGAAACAGCAGACAACAAGTTAGTTATGCTGTCTGCTGGATCTAGATGCAATTATTTTTTATTGCTTTTTTCTGGAACTGGAGTACCTTCCAGTTTTTTGTGTACCTTGATATTTTTGCAGACTTCTTTTTTGGTTTTTTCATCTATCTTGCAAACACGTTTGGTTTCTCCTGCAGCCGCGGCCACAGTAGCAATACCAAAAGTCATGACCACGGTCCAACAGATTCTTTTGATCAAACTCATTTTTATTTCTCCTTAGATTTCAGGGTGCGGTGGTTGTACTGGTGCGCCAAAAGCTGGTGCTTTCTGTGGTACTGGTGCGCCAAAACTAGGAGCGGTGCTCACACTGTTGCCGCCCAGCGGTGCTGACCCAAAGCTGGGTGCTGGTGCAACAGGTGCTCCGAAGCTGGGAGCTGAAGGTGCGCCTAGACCAGCTGTGTTTCCGGCCTTGTCATTGAGTTTTTCCTGGGTACGACCATATGCGGCGATACCAAGTATGGCACCCATGGCTATGTGGAATAAACCGGCACCTTGCAGGGTGATAGGCACCCACTGTGCTTTGACTTCTCCGCCACCATGTACCTGTACAATACTCCATAAGATAGGAAATATCACAAAGTCGGCAGTACACACTATCATGTACATCCAGCCCATCATGGGCCGCCACTTAGAATTCATCCAGTCTTCTTTTTTCTTTTCACTTTCCGACATCTTAGAATACTCTTCGGCTGTGGCCATGGCTCGCTCCTTTTATTATTATTATAGGCTGCTATTTTATTATACTGCTGAGGCCAAGGTGACCAAAGCAGTTATGGCTGTATTTAACCTTTGTTTGGTCTCAAATTGTGACATGTTTTCGGTGATAGTAATCTGACGTTGTAGATCCTGTAACAGTTCTGAGTATTCAGACTGGCTGATGTTACCGGCACGTAGTTCTTCAGTGTAGGCCGCGGTGGCCTGGGCTACCATTTTAGTGTTTTCATCATCTGGGTTGTTTAAGATATGTAGGACTTCCGTTTCCCATTGTTGCCAGCTCATTTAGTTCTCCTCGGGTGCATTTTTGCGTAGTCATACCAGCGATCCACAACTTCAAATCCTGGTCTAAAAAATATTGCAGCTGGAACAGCACTTTGTCGCATGATGCCTACTCGTTGCCGGCCGGCAGGTGCTGGTTCCACTGTTTTTGTTTTTACATCCACAGGTTGCAACCATGCGTCGGGTTTTAATCGTACCAACCACACGTAAGGTTTGTCAGCGGCAAACAAAGATTCTTTGTTTTTGAGATAGTAGCGTAATGGATAAAACCACTGTGCTGGACGGCCAACACCACGACCGATGTAGTCTATATCAAAGTCTGGATGGTCAACATCAGGACTACGACCAATGGCCTGTTTTGCGCTGTAACCCAACTTGTCTATGTCTGTGAGTCGCACAAAATAATCATCAAGATTGCCGCCACTGCGTTTGGCTGTGTTTAACAGTTCTTGTGTGACATCTATACCTTCGATCACAAAATCTTGAGCTCGCATCAGTAGGCTTCCCGATAAGGTTTACCCCAGTTTGCGGCCAACCTGTCTATGGTTTCTTTGTTCATGTTGGGCTGACCTAAATACTGGTCAAACTGTTTTTTGTTGTTGGCCAAAAATGCTATAGTGGCCTTGACATAGTTGTTCCAGTCTGAATCCGTGCCCAGGCTGGCACGCATGTTTGCCACAGCACCGTTATTGTCTCCGGCCATGGCCAACAACTGTCCAAGATGCCAAAACAAGGTAGATGGAAGCAACTGTCGTGATCCTTGGGGAGCATTGACAAATTGACCTTGACGCACATACTGACCAATGTAATCTTTCAAAGCGGCTATGGCTCGGGGTTGGCTCAAGCTACGCCAACCCTCTTGAGTCTGGTCAAAGGTCCAAGGATCTTGTGATAAAAATTCTGTGGCTCTCATAGATATCCCACCCAGGCAGGCCCAATGTAGCCTTGTGGGAATGCCTTTAATGCTTGTATGGTTCTATGACCGCCTTCCCATAGTTCATAACCGTCGGGTCGTTTCAGCACGATAATAGGCTCTTTGCTAACACCTTGTTGTTGTATCCGGGCAGCCTGTGCGGCGTGTCGTTCGGCATCTCTAGGAACTTGATTGGGATTTTTTGAACCGCCTTCTCGCTTGCGAATCTGTTCTTGAGTTTGAGGTGTAAAGATATCCAGGGTGATTGGCAACTGTTCCAGGCGCCACTGGCGGACCGGATATTCTTGCAAAAGATGTTGTATGTGTTCTTTTTTATCTTCAAGTTCTAGGTTGTTGGGAATTCTGCCGTAGAGAGCATCTTTGACCACATAGTCAGGCCAATGCCGTGGCACCATGCTTCTGATCAGTCGCCATGCTCCTGCTTGAATTTCTGTTAAAAATTCTTGGGCTCTCATAGGCTGTAGGGATCCACTATTACAAGATGGCCGTTGTCTCTGCGGCCAAGGTTTTCCACGGCTGAAAGATCCAAGGGTGCTGTGCCGCCCAAGGACTGCATCATGTGTTCAGTGGCCTGAAGTAGTCCTGCTAACTGCTTGACACCAATTTCATCTGGCACAGGATTTTTCTTAACATATTCTGCGCCCTGTCCACGATCCACAGCACTCATTAACTTTTCAATGTAGTCCAAGGTGGCTTCTTCGTTGGCCACATAGTTCACTCGTTCCATTTCATACACAAAGTAGGTTTCACCGTCCACTTCGAAGTCGCCGCTGTTGTAGATTCTAGGATAGAAAGGATTCTGTTGATTTTTTTTGAAGAATCGCACATACCGTTTAACAACCTGCTCACGCTCGTCTTCGCCTATTCCTAGCACTTTTAGTATGGTGCCACGTGGACTTTCAAAGGCCATCTGATCACGGCCTTCTCCGGCCAACTGATATCCACGCTGGTAGAAGTAATCTTGTATGCGATCACTCACAGTGAGTTCATCAGGGTAGTTGACCTCAGCGAAAAATTCTCTAGCTCTCATACTAGTATTTAACGAGGTCTGCCGGCAGTTACCCGTTGTATGAGTTCGGCGCTGTGTTCTATGTTGTTGTATTTGAGTCGGCAAAAAGTAGCACTCACAGGACCTTTGCTATAGGCCGTGTTCAACCCTTGTGCTATTTCGTTGAGGGCACGCGAAGCTCGATACCCATTTTCGTTGCGTGGAATCAGCTCTGAATATTTTTCATACAGTTCTGTCTTGGCAGCAACAGTCTGAGCATTTTGTGGTGCCAACATAGGATTATCACATTGTCGTCGATATTGTATGGCCTGTGTGCGAATCTCTGTGATCAAGAGATATTCGTTGGCATCATAAGGTGCCATGAAGTAGGCATCCCAGAGAGCACATCCACTGAGTGCGGTGGTCGTCACAGTTGCCAACAATAATCTACGCATATTTCTCATCAATGAAATTGACCTTCCTCTGTGGAACCCTTCATAGCTGTGGTAGATGAATCACGCTCGATAGTAGTGGTCACTGCATCAAAATAGGTGGTGCCCACTTCGCGCTGATGCTTGACAGCAGTGAATCCACGATCAGCCGCAGCAAATTCTTGTTCCTGCAGTTTCACAAAACTGGTCATTCCATCTCGTGCATAACCGTGTGCTAGATCAAACATACCATAGTTGAGCTGATGGAACCCGGCCAAGGTGATGAACTGAAACTTGTAACCCATGGCACCTAGTTCGCGTTGGAACTTGGCGATGGTAGCGTCATCGAGATTTTTCTTCCAGTTAAAACTGGGTGAACAGTTGTAGCTCAACATCTTGCCAGGGAACTGTTTATGGATGGCTTCAGCAAAGGCCCGGGCAAATGCCAGATCTGGTACTCCGGTCTCGCACCATACCAAGTCAGCATAGGGCGCATAGGCTAATCCGCGGCTTATGGCTTGGTTAAGTCCGTTGGCAGTGCGGTAGAAGCCTTCAACGGTGCGCTCGCCAGTGAGGAATGGTTGGTCAATGGGGTCAACATCGGATGTCACTAGATCTGCGGCCTCAGCATCAGTTCTAGCAATAAGGACAGTAGGAACGCCAAGCACATCACTAGCAAGACGTGCAGCGATGAGTTTCGCCACTGCTTCTCGAGTCGGGACCAGTACCTTTCCTCCCATGTGTCCGCACTTCTTGACCGAGGCAAGTTGATCTTCGAAGTGGACTCCTGCGGCTCCTGCATGTATCATTCCTTTCATCAATTCAAAAGCATTTAACACACCACCAAAGCCGGCTTCGGCGTCGGCCACGATGGGAACAAAATAATCTACATCATCTATGCCTTCCATCCACTGTATCTCGTCCGCACGCTTGAAAGTGTTGTTGATGCGGCGTACCACTGCGGGCACTGAATTGACCGGATACAGGCTCTGGTCCGGGTACATTTCGGATCCGAGATTGGCGTCAGCGGCCACTTGCCAACCCGACAGATATATGGCACGCAACCCGGCCTTGGCCTGTTGTAGTGCCTGCATGCCTGTGAGTGCGCCCAGGGCGTTGACATAGTCGGTGGTTGTAAGATCTCGCCACAAGCGATCAGCACCACGTTTTGCCAGGGTACATTCTTCTTGCACGCTGCCTCGCAATCGCACTACATCTTCTGCGGTGTATTCTCTTTTGATGCCGGCCCATCTAGGGTTATCGGTCCAGTCCATCTGCAGAGCATAGGCTTGATGATTGCGGTCTTTGTTGTGATCCATTGTGGTTCTCCTTGTTGATACGATATTTATTTGCAGTGCAACAAGATTCTCAGTTTTTGGGTCAAGCACTGTCTTTTTTATTGGCCATGTATTTGTCCATGATAGCGTTGCCCACCCAAACAGCCATATAACCTACAAAATACCATTCTGGAAAGTTACTGGGATTGTTTACTAAAATATAGATAAACCCCCAGGTGCTGATGACCCAGGCACCAAATCTGGTGAACTTCTTTTCATCTAAATGACCATCAGTGGACACTAGATCAGTGAGATCCAGTTTGTCATTGGGGTTGCGTGTCATCTGGATCAAGGTAATAATAATGATCAACACCAACAGGGCCAGCAACAGTTCCATGGTATTGGCAGATGTGAAATAATTCATGAATTTTTCAAAGGTCATTTTGATATGCTTTCGTAGATTTTTCTTTGATTATCATACCATTGCGACCAACCGTCAGCGCGATTCTTGCACTCGTAATACTGTGCATAGTTGGCTGTGACCACTTCCAGGAGACTACTTAGCTGGTGGTCTTGTGGGTTGACTTGTGCCAGGGGCGGGCAGGGTTCCTGGAGTTCCTTTGGCACCTCCGGAAACTTGATTTTTACTGGCGCTGTTGTGCAGGCTGATAGCAACATCAGGCACACGGCACTCACTATTAATCTTTTCTGCATTGGCCCTGACAGCGGCTTGATTTGCATTTTTTACTTCCTGTGTTAAACGTTTATTTTGTGTGAGCTGATCTGTCAGCTTCTTGTTAGATTCTTGACTTTGTTGTTCTGCTACCGCTACCCGGGCTTCTAACTCTTTGACACGCTCACGCCAACTGCGTTCTACATCGGCACCACCTTTGAAATACACTCCCAGCACCAGGCAGATCACACCAATGGCCTGTATGGGCCCACGATAAAGATTAAAGTAAGGTACCCATCGAGCTATCCATGATGCACTTATTCCTACAAGACCAGCTATGATCAAGCCATTCACGAGAACGGTGATCAACCAGTCTGGTACCAGACTCCAAAGGACAGCCAACTGCCACATCAATGACCGCCAAATACTTCTAGGGCATGAGCATAGTGTTTCATTCTATCCTCAAGGCCAATGGTTCCCCCATTTATTCTTTTTGTCATTGTGAGAATGTCATTGTTGTCGGCATATTGATTCAAGTTGTTGGTTTCCCAGAACCAGCAGGCACTTTGTACAGCACCTTCAAAGGTTTCAAGATAAGCGGCAGCTTCTTCCACGGGTGTTTCTATTGAATCGGCAAAGTTAGTGTAGTTACTCTTGCCTGTGAGTTGTATGAGTCCACGTCCGCAATAGCGATATCCATCACCTGATTCTTCGGGGCCGTTGCCCATACGGTTGGCATAGATCCTGTTGGCTATGGCTTCAGCCTTGTTGGGCAGGCTGGCATACTGTTCAGCTAGGGCATCTGTGGGAAAATACTTGGGAAATATCTTTCTCAGGCTGGCAGCACGATAGTTTAAGTTTTCTTTCAAGAACATGAATCCACCTGATTCATGAGCGCACTGTGCCAAAAAGGCAGCCACACGTTGCGGCGTGTCTATGCCGTAATCGGGCAGAAGTTTGTTCAAAGCCGAACACCACTGATCTATGTAGGGATTTCGAGGTATGATTTGGGCCAGTTGTTCGCGTGTGATTTCCATGATATGTCCTTGTGATAAGGATATTTAGCGTTTTCTAGCCCGGTTTGTGATGGGAGTTTTCTAGGTATATTTTAGTCATGAGTTGCCCGGCGGCTTCATGTGCTTGTTCCAATGGGTGCCAAGCCGGAGATTCAGCATAGCCGTGAACGCGACTCCAGTTCAGGAATGTCTGCTCTTCAAACATGGTCAGTCTGGGTTTCACATGATCCTGCAACAACTGTGTAGCCGAGGTAGAATGCCAGAGACGATCAAACATCAGTTCGTCCATAACAGTCATCACAAATGGAATACCACGTTGGTCCAAGGTATCCATGGCCAACTTGATATAACCCAAGCTGGCAAACTTGTCACGATATTCCGAATGCAGATGTTTATAGTAGGTCTGTGCCAGCGCGGTTTCGTCAATGGGCATGATGGTGCTCCAAGGTGTACGCTTGATCGCAGGATTGTAGTTGCTGTCATAGTGGTCAAATCGATCCATCCAGGTCCATCCGATCACAAATAGATCTGCACTGGTACTGGAATCAATCTGGTTCAACAGCCGTTCCAGTATCTGCAGATTGCCCGATCCAGGGCGTGCATGGCATTCATATTCAAGATTGAGATTTTTGGCCAGGTGTGCTGGCCAGGTCAGCTGGCTGGGTGTGGCATATAGTCCGTCACGCCCGTCATCGGCTAGATCTGTGCCAAAGATAAAACTACAACCAAAACTTTTGAGTTTCATAGGTAGTTATATACCTACAAAAAGAACAAAGCTCTAAATAATTCCTGCTGCGCTTTGGATAGTTTTTAGAGCTCGATCCTGAGGATCATATGTGGTCACCACCGGCAACCCAGCGGCAATACGCACTTCGTTGAGGTCCTTTTCATAACGATCACGATAGGCCTTTGGGGTCAGTGGCACGGTGCTGTCAAATGCATCGCGACTGAATGGTAGTTCTTTGTTTTTGTAGTGCATGGTCCAATCTTCGGCGCCGTCAAATTCGGTCAGGGTATTAAGATCATTCAGCAGAGTTTCCACATGTCCGCCTGCGGTGCTGCGTCGACGTATTTCTACAAACACCAGATATCTTCCGGGTTTGATCTCTCCCGGCGATCGATCAGCATCTAATACAAAGTCATAGCCCTTTTCAAACCAGTTCATGAGATCCCGGGCGGCCTGTTGGTCACGCACGAAGAAACTGATCACGATGATGTCATCGTCATCGCCCATCTTGCTGGCGAATTCATCCACATGAATGGTAGGCTTGAGCATGCCCTCAAGATCTTTAAATCCCAGACTTTCAAATAACGGGTTGTTGGAGTTGTTGCTGTGCATTTTGGGCCTGTTTCTCGTTTTGATAACTGTCTTTGTCTAGATCCTGCTGATAGGCATCATCTAGATCCTGTAGGTCTATGTCCTGATCTTCCAGTTCCACAGAGCCTGTGCGTATGTCGCTCATTAGACTCTTGGGCATGCTGATTTCTACCAGCCATATTTTTTTCTCGATCAGTTTGGCTTTGTGTGTGCCCGGGCGATAGTCCGAAGGATTATCAATCTTCATGGGCACTTTCATGGTGGTTTTTTTGTATTTGACTTCGCAATCAAACGGCAATAATCTACGTGCGCCACGTGGATCGGGCATGAGCTTTTCGGGCCACATGAAAATACAATCCACACGATATTTGCTGATAACCGGGCCACTGACCAACTCACCAATCTGCCAGTTACGGAATGCGTATAAATCCAGCTCGTCTAGCACACGTTCAAAATCTAGCAGGGTCAGCAAGCTGCCTTCGCTCATGTAGATGTCGCGGATGTTTTCAGCTACTTGCCAGTAGTCCTCGCCGTCGCGAAATATGGCTTGATCGATGGTTTTGCTCATGCAGTTATTTATGGTGATTTGCTGGCGACAGAGATTTGAGAAACATTCAGCCAAGCATAATACTTATCACGATTTTTAAGAAATAACTAACCACACTAAATTCTCGGATCTAACACCGTAAATATTCATGACAGCGGTCGCTGTCATTTCAACACTAACTTCTACGGAGATTTGCACTTGAGTAGACAACGAGCAGTAAAAGCACAAAGACGTCAGCAAATGACACATCAAGAAAATACCATAAGATTTGATCAGGCCCAACTACAAAAACCCAAACAACGCCCCATTGATATCGTGCCACGTACACGCAATCAAGAGCGTTTGGTTTTGGCTTTGCAGGATGCGGATCAACACATCGTGGTCACGGCGGGGCCAGCAGGAACAGGAAAAACATATCTGGCCATGCTATCTGCAGTGAAAGCGTTTAGAGCAGGTGAAGTAGATCGTATCGTGCTCACACGGCCAGCCGTGGGTGTAGAGGATGAAAAGCACGGTTTCTTGCCCGGTGATCTAAATCAAAAAATGGATCCCTGGGTACGTCCTCTGACTGATATCTTGCGTGAATATTATCGTGCGCAAGACATCGCAGAAATGATACAAGAGCAAAGAATTGAAATCGCGCCCTTGGCATTCATGCGAGGTAGGACTTTCAAAAATGCCTATATCATAGCAGATGAAATGCAGAATTCAACCCCTGGTCAGTGTTTGATGCTGATGACCCGCATTGGGTCGGGTAGCAAGATAGTGATAACTGGAGATGTCGAGCAGGCTGATCGTGCTCGTGGCCAAAATGGTCTGATTGACCTGTGCCAACGATTAGAGAAAGGGGGTGAATCAGGAATAGCAGTGTGTAACATGGATGGCCGCGATATACAGCGTCATCCTATCATCACAAGGGTATTACATCTCTACAAAGATGTCTAGATAAATCAAGGAGTAACCCCTGTGTCTTTCAGGGGTTCTACTGCTCGGCAAGACTGGCCTGTGACCACTTGATAGATTTCTCTCCAGCTTTTGACTACCTGTATTCCAGGGTGATAATAGTTCATGTTGTGACCGTGCTCCAGCAACAGAGGTTTTAATCCCACGCGATATCCGGCTTCGGCATTCTCGGGTTTGTCTTCGATCCACCAACAACCGGTGCCTTCGTATTCTTCCAGCACCTCGTCTTTGTGTGCTCCGGTGTCGATGCACACGATACGTTCAAATGCAGTGGGCCCAAATAACTTCTGCAAGTTCATCTCGCGTAGTTTTTGGGCGTTAGGATCCAGGCTGAGACTGGTTATAGCATGAAAACGAAATCCAAATTCTTCGTGCAGGCGTTTGAGATAGTACATGGCATCACGCTGGGCCGGCAAAAAACCAATGGCAGCTGATTCATTGAATACCTTGATCAACTTGCGTATCTGATCTTTGCTGACATTGTAGCGTAGACTCATGTCGTAACTGAGCTTGGAACCGGGTACTTCTTCAAAACCATGTTCTTGCATCCATATATTGAACGCCCATTCCCAATCCAAGCACACTCCATCACAATCAGTGAGCACCAAACGATCTAGATTTTTCCATTTTTTCATATAGATATTATACTGGCTAATGCTGTAGTTGTCAACCGGCTGGTGCCGATTCAACTTTGATACTGACAGGATGTCCGTTTTCTTGGAACAGCCGTTCTATGGTGGCGCTGTAGTGTTGGTAATAGTAGCTCACGATACGATCCCAGTCCTTGGGTATCACTGTGCCATTCATGGTGGCCTGCAACACACGTTGGTCTTTGAAATCCAGTATCACGCTGGCAGATTGATAGTCTTTTGTACGCAACCGTTTGGTCACAGTCATTACTTCATCAATCTTGCCAGAAGGCTTGGTAAGGTAGGTCATTATTAAATATCTCATAGTCGGTACTTTTTCATGATAGACTTGTATGTATCAAGATTTTTGGCCTTGGGAGCACAAAGTCCGCAAAAACAGTTGTATTTTTTGCACTGTATCACTGGAGCATCATCATGATCCAGTTGACGAGCCAATGTATCCAAAATACTCTGTGTGTCTGTGAGATATCCAATGGGCCCAACTGATCCTTCAAAATTCATTTTGCAATCTTTGTTGACAAACACCTCGCCGGTGACTTGTTTGACATAAACAAAAAAATGATTTACACTACAATACCAATCCGGAAACTTGTTTTCTACATAGAAATGTCGTTGCTTGAGATTGCCATTGGTGCAAATCTGACGACCACCGCAACATGCTCGTCCTAGATCGGTAAGATTGCTGTGAGACTTATTTTGCAGTAAATCCTGGTCATGGCCATAGTTTTTGTCTTTGTACAGTTTACCAAACCACTGTACCTGTTGCTGATCATAGATTCTTTTTTCCAAGGTGCCTTGATGACCGTCTAACTGTCTTGGCAATACCGGTATGTTGTTTTGCTCTAGCCAGGTTATCATGCTGGTTGAATCTTCAAAAAGATCCTGTCGCTGATGCATCAAAACCACACATTTCTGTCGGCGTCCCGCAGAAGCAATGGACAGGAGATTGCGTTTGAATTGTTGTTTTTGTTTGTCGCTGTTTTCAGAGTGATAACTCACAGTAAACTCATCAATCAAGGGCATGATCTTTTGTAGTTTTTTATCCGACACTATGGCATTGGTAGTAGTGGTCACAATCAGATTCCATCGATCAGCATAGGGTATGTGACGTGCTCTTACCTGTTGCAGTATTTCCACGATGTAAGGATGATGCAGACTCTCGCCACCATAGACATTAAGAACCACATGGCGTATACCTTTGGGCTTGGTGCGCATGTAAAGGTCCGCATAGGCAAACATAAAGTCCAGAGCGGACAAACATTGGCTCACATGAGGATGCTGGGTAGTGTTGTCATGTCCACCATAAAGACCGGTTTCACAGTAGCTGCAATCAAGATTGCATTTCATGGTCAACTCCCAATCCAGCAAAAACGTGATCCGATTGCCAGGATCTATTGCTGGTTCAAGTGCTTCAACCAAGGTCATTTGATATTGCTTAACTCACACAGCGTGGCGCTTAGATTGATTTCTTGATCAGCAACCATGGACACATTGACCAAGCCGTTGCGTATGATAACAATGGCCTGATCCTGTTGTTCTGGATCTTTGGACCATAGATCTAGGTTATCATACATCCAACGGAATATGTCCTCGGATTCTTCCGGGGTGCTACTCTGACACAACAAGGTACGTGCTTCACGCACTCGTCCTTCCTTGAACAGTTGCACACAGTCCAGTTTCCAGTCACCTACAGCTTTGTCAGCAGAACTAGGTGGCACCAGTTGCCCTGTGACACTGTTTTGTTGAGTCAGATTCAAACATTTCCGTAGATCTGGATAAGTGGCTCGGACATAACTGTCAAGGGTGTCAATGTCAAACTGCACACCTTCCTCTACCAATACCGTGGCCACTCGTGCAGTAAACTCCACTTGGTCAGTTTTTAAGATATGCAGTTGCTGGCACCGACTGTGTATAGGTGGAATGATCTTGTTAGGATAGTTACAGGTTAATATGAATCGCACACTGTGACTGTAGTCTTCCATGAGGTTACGCATGGCTGGTTGTACTGATTGCGGGTTCATGTAGTCGGCTTCGTCAATCAGCACAATCTTGAAATCACCATAGGGCATGGTCTGACAGAACGAAATCAACTTGTCTACCCACTCGATCTTACGAGCTTCTTTACTACCATTGGCATACATGACATCGTATTCATCTATGCCCAGTTCGTTGATTAGAACCTTGGCCAAGGTGGTTTTACCTGTGCCAGGCGATCCTGAAAACAACAAGTGCGGTATGGTTTTGTCTCGGATCCAGCTAGTGACTTGTTCGCGTTGCGCTTGATCCACGAACACATATTGATCGATGGTGTTTGGTCGGTATTTTTCTACCCAGAGTTGTTTCATTTTGACCTTTTGAAAAAGTTAAAGAAGTTTTTTATAACTACGAAATCAATGGCAGGATCTCGATGTGGACAACGGCCTTGGCGCCAATCGCAATCAGGTGTGGGCACTTGGTAACAGATGCTGCAACGAGACAGTTTTACTTTTTTAACACTTCTATGATCCGATCCTGTTCCCATTTTTCCTCGTCTGCAAATTTTGGTAGTCTGTTGTAAGAGTCTTCTAACCAACATTTTAACTGATAAAGATCTTTTTTGCAATAGGAACTGGTCCAACCGTCGTTGTAGGGGCTGTGTATTTCGCCTAAAGTGTGCCGAATGGCTGAGTAGGCGTCATCGAGACAGGGTTTGCGGAATCCCATCAGCTTGGAATGATTTTTGGAAGATAAGGAACGTTCCTAGGACCGTGGCGTTGTTCCAGCAACATTCTAGCTTCGGCTAGATCTCGCGCCCACACACGATCCTTTTTCTCACCTTCGGGTGTTCGGACCGTGGCTTCATACATGGGCACGATCAATCTCGGCTTTGTTTGGGCACATGTACTGCTGTGCTCATGGTATCGTCTTGAGGGCGATGTTCGCCATCTGATATCAAGAGTATGTCGTTGGGATCGATTTTTCTTATGGTGCGGCAGTGGTCAGTTTCGCCATCATCAATGTCGACACCGCGAGTCCAACGTCCGTGCGCTACCAAAATCCATTGGCCTACCTGTACATCTTTCTGATCTTTGCCCACAGCATACACACGGCCCCATCTAGGGCGGATGCCCAGAGTGGTTCCATTGTCATTGGGCAACACCAGTCCAGATTGTGTGATACGAGTGTCGAACTCCATGTCAGAAATCAGCACATCCGAGTTGAGAGCACGGATCTGTTGCCTTGAGATTTGGTGCGGTGAGAAAGCTGGTCGATTCATGTGTGTCCTTAGATTTTACGTAGTCCCTGAGACTGTGCCTGCTGTCTCTGGGTTTTTTCCAGTTGTTGCTTGACTTCTCGGCTGCGGGCTATGGCTGCGGCCAAGCCACCCGGAGGAAGTTTGTCCGTAACCACCGGTGTCTGTTGCGGTGGCGCAGTACGTATCACTGGTTCTGGCTCAAACTCAACTCCGGTTTGTTCTGTGTTTTCAGGAGGATTTTTCTGCACCCTTTTGGCCTTGGTCACGCTGCTTTGTACCGGATCTGCGGACACATTGGTAGTGCGATTGAGTTGTCGTTGTATCTGGCGAGGTTTGCTTTCGATGACTCGATTTTCGCTGTCCAGTTTGTCGCCGCGTGCGTTCACGTTCATGTTTCCTACCGCACGCACATGCTCATTCTGCAACATGATTGTGCCTAGATCCACGCTTTTGCCTTGGGCACTTTTGTAAACTTTGCTGGTCATAATATGATTCCTTGTGATATATCTGGTATTTAACGCAGAAATTCTGCGATATCTAAATTATAATATAGGCTGTTGATACGATGTACTCCTATTTTGTACAGCACAAAACTGGCCACACTGGATCCACGTCCTACACCCCAGATTATGTTGTTGTTGGTCATGACATCCACTAGGTATTTCATGTAGCGGAGGAGATCAAACAAGTCGCGTTCTTGATACAACAAAAGTTCTTGTCCACATCTTTGTAGTTCACTCTGTGATTCGCATTTGGACAACACATAGGCTGCGATGTCCAGGGTTTTGTATTCGTCGGGCATGTGCCAATGTTGTTGTTGTTGCGCATGGAACTCCGGCACCGAGCAGTTGTGGAATCGTTGTTGTACCAAGTCCGGAAGCTGATCGACAAAATCCGGCCATTTTGTGAAGTCCACGCTGTCGTCTACGATCATGCCCGACAGCGACAAAGGATCGCGTCCTTGCATGATTAGATCACAGACATCAGACTCTGAAAAAATCAACTCGCTGAACTTGTTCTGTTTCATTGTTTGGGTTTGAAGTCAGCGAACACCACTATGTTACCATGTGCATCTGGCGGAGTTTCGTCGGTCCAGGATAGTTCTAGATCTCTCCAAGTAGGACCGGACTGCATGGCGACCACTTTTTCAGACTCAAACAAGTCTACATCGCTGTGTACCGAATCTGCGGTAGTCCACCAGGTGGGCCCACTGATATTCACTGTTTCTTCTGCTTCGCTGTGGAGGTAGACCATGTGCTCTCCATAGTTGCTAGATAGTTCAGTCTCTAACACTATGATCCGATCTTCCATGATAGCATTGAGTTTGTGGAACAACATTATACCAATGAGCTGATCAACTGGTTCTCCTGGTAAGGTAGTGATGTCCAGGCCAGCTTCGATTAGTTTCATGCATTGTTCCTGATTGGATCTATCAATGAATATGGTGTTGTCGATCTGAGTGTACACAAAATATTTTAATCGCTCAAATGCCACATTCTGATCTGCGGCATGTACGGTGTTGGTGTTCATCCACAGTCTTAGACTGTAGTTGCTCATGCGTAACTTTTCATCGCTGTAGAATCCAGCGGTAAAGTTCAGGTCATACTTGAGTCTAACATTCATGATATGTCAATAATGTCATCAAAGTTGTTGTCGGGATTTTTGCGTATCTTTTCTTGGTACTTGTTTTGATGGCTCTCTATGGCCATGCGTAACTGATTGCACAGATGATGATTGCCCATGCGCATGGCTATGTTCAACTTGCGATTTAATTCAGTGATGGTCTCCAGCAGTTGCTCTGCTGTGCGATCGTCCAGATTGCCAATCAAAGGATGTTCCATATACAGTAAGTGTATATGATCAAGACATCAAAGTCAATATCTTTGGTCAGGCAAAAGTGGCGCCGTTGTTACCAATACAGAACCATTTTGAGTTGATGTATTGGAGAGTGCAGGCTTGTCCAGTGGTAGTAAAGGTAATGGTTCCAGCGCCTCCCCAGCCCGGATTGGTCACTGTGATCACCATGTTGCCACCACTTAGATACATGGCAAATGTTTTGATCTGTCCATTTACTCCGGCTGCCAAAGTGGCAGTCTCGCTGGCCACAGTAGTGAAGTAACTGGTGGTCAGTGCTAGATTGGCTGCTGTTGCAGAAGCCAGATCTTCTGAGCTGTTGTTGAAAGGTTCCAGGCGTTTGTTGACTTCAACAACACGGACTGTAGCACCGCCGTTGCTGGTGGTAAACTCAAAGGTATATATACCAGTGGTAGCAAAAGCAATCACGTTGGTCGAAGTATTGAGTCCTTGTATACCTTGTGCATTCACCGACACCGCTGCAGGCAGTGTAAGGGTATGGGCCACGCTGGCCACGGTGACTTGTACTTGAACTGTGCCAGCGGTTCCTGCTGCTGGAAAGTTGGTAAATGCCAAGGACACTGAACCATTGGTGGTCAATGTCTGTACACTGCCCAACTGATAGTTAATGGTAACGGAACCCGATACCGTGCCCAACGGAACCACTGTTTCGCTCATGTCCTGTAACTGAGCATTGTTCAGTATGGACCCATTCATATCGTTGTTCAACGCTTCGCCGGTCAGTGCTGCTTTTAGCACAGCTTTGGCCTGTAGATCGCTGATCTCGTCGGCCGCATATTGGAAATTTGTGGCCGTGTTGGTAAAATTATCGCGGAATCCCTGCGAATTGTTGTCCTGTCCGGCAACCGGATAAGCGCCGTCGATGTTGTTGGGATTAATATTACTGGTCATAGTTTATCCTGGGTTTACATGATTATTTATCACTAAAAATCATTGTCGTGATTAAACAAAACTAATGGTCAAACCGGATCCTGATATAGAAAGTGCAGATCCTTGAAAAGACAATCTTTGTGATGGAACTGAGGAGTTGAAAATCACTCTTCTTGTGCTGCCCATACAGCTGACTAAATCTGCCCAATCTGCGCTGGTAGCGGTAGCAGGATCTGGTCCTTGGTAAAACGTGCTTGAGCTTTGTTCACCAAGGCTTTGTAGCCAGGTACGGATTTCTGGCCAACTCCAGCTTCGGTTGGTTTCTAATATCGTGGCTATCAACCCCACAGCCACTGGACATGCTGAACTGGTTCCGCTGAATCTAGTATCATAAGAAGTCAACCCGCCCGGAGTTTGATCATAACGAGGATAAGCGATTCCGTACGCACTTGTGCCCCATGCACTGGTCAAGGTGCCATCTCCTGGTGCATAGCAATCAATCTGATCGCCCATATCGCTGTAGTTGACCTTGCGCTCTTTGCCATCAGGCTGGGTGTCATCGTCTAAAGCACCTATGTTAATGGCAGGATACACAACCTGACCGCCCGATGAATACTGTCCTAGGTGTTGTGGAAAACCTCTGCGACTGGTAGTATTGTAACAGGTGCTTCCAAACTCGTTGTGAGTAGCACTAGCCAAGGGAGTAGCCGCAGAACTAGACCAATAGTTGTTGAAATCGGCGCTGTTGGATGCCACTTGTTTTTGATTGCTGTTGCCAGCGGCCACAACAAAAATAACACCACTGGCTACGAGCTCGTCTCCGGCTGTGGTCAGATTGTTGGTCAGCATTTCTCCTTTGGCGCGACCACCGTCGCCTGCACTGCCAAGATAGGCCATGAATGCAGGTTTAGATCCCGAATACGCAACTCCTCCGCTACCTGAAGTTCCTTGACGGAAGTAATAGTATCCGGTGCTAGGTATAGTAGCACGGAACCCCCAACTGTTGCTGCTTATGGTAGGATCCTTGGTACCATAGGTAGGATTTACTGGTTTGTTGACGTGGAATATCTTCATCACATCAAAATACAAATCAACATTTAGACCAAACCCATAAGATCCATAGGCATCTATAAACCATTTGTTGGCATTGTAGGCCCAGCCATAGGTTCTTCCATAGGCCAACCCAGCGCAGGCAGTACCATGTTGTCCTTCAGCTGACACTGCACTATTGGTGCCATTGCAGTTGGCACGAGTATAGGTACCAGGTATTGTAACTGTACCTGCTGTGCTGAACTGACTGCTTCTGGCAGACGAGTTGCCCCACCATTCTCTGGCCACGCTTTCCACAGGTACTGTGGTACCGTCCCAACGTGTGGTCAATCGAGTACCTGGGTTGGCGTTAAACCAAGCCGGATCAATATAGTAAGGTCCTTCGAGCACCACATCTAACACTCCGCAGGTGCCACCGGCAGACAGTTTGTTGCCTGGAACATAATCAGTGGGGCCGGTACCGGTGTCATTGAACTCGGCATGACCAAACCAACAGCCTTCGTCACCTACTATGACATCGATATCTCTACCGGTATTGGTATTGGGGATGGTATTGGCCAGGATGGTACTGACCGCTTGCCCTTGCCAAGGATTGGCGCTTTGGGCGCTGCGCAACAGTTGATATCCGGCTCGATTTAGCTCTGTGCTAGTGGCAGGATTTGGCAACAGTCCACTGAAGTTTCTATAGTTTTTTACTGTGCTGGTATAGCGTGTGGGATCGCATCGCAGTTGATCAGGACAAGGCGGAAACAGCTCTGGATATTTGGATTTGTCCAAGTCTACAAATTTAACATCCGAACACTGCCTTACTAAATCTGCTTCCTCATCGGTCATGAGATAAATGGCTCGAGTAGGGCTATGATCCATTTCATCGGTACATTCTACAGACCTAGGTGGTATATTGTCATCCAAGGTCCCATCTTGTGTAAGAGCCGTGTGTACCTGGGTCCAAACTTCCGGAGCTGTTACTCCAACTACATAGTATTTTTTCTCACTCATGTCATACTTCAAAATAGGGTTACTGAGCCCCAACCAGAACTGTAGTAGATCTGTGGGTAGCCGGTAGTGGTGTTGTAGACCATGTCACCGAGCTGAGGAGAGAGAGCATTGATTTGAGATTGATTGAGATTAGGCAATCTAAACGGGCCGCCGCCAGTGGCACTGACACGCACCGGCGAGGACAGACTAAGATCAGTTGATGAGCTGATTGCAGGTGAACCTGCTCCGGCACCCACAAAGTTGCCGGCTATAACATTTCCTGACACGCTCAAACTGGTCAAAGTGCCCACAGATGTCAATGAACTGGTGACCACGTTGGAACTCAAAGTAGTGCCTGTGAGCAATGCGGCATTGCTGCTGGTAGACACCCCAGTGAGCTGGCTACCATTGCCAATAAAATATGCACCAGTAACATTGCCTGTAGCACTTACTACCCCGACTGTTCTTAGGTTTCCGCCTGCGATGTTTCCACCAGTGATGTTGCCTGTGGCACTGATTAACCCACCGGTCAACAAGTTTCCGCCTGTGACGTTGCCAGCGGTAACTGTACCAGTGGTAGAAATAGTATTGCTACCAAATGCGGACAATAACGTGACTACGTTGGCATTAGAATAGGTGGTTGGTAATCCTGTGAGTTGGCTACCATTGCCCAAGATATAACTGCCGCTGACATTGCCAGCGGCTGACACTACTCCAGCTGTAGTTATATTTCCGCCGGTGACGTTGCCTGTGGCTGTGACCTGTCCTGTGGTTCTTAGATTACCACCGGTGACATTACCGGTCGCGGTTAGGACACCACCAGTGAGCAAGTTACCACCAGTGATGTTGGACCCACTGGTAACAGTTGACGTCGCTGAGATCTGTCCAGCAGTAAACATGTTACCGCCTGTGACATCTCCAGTGGCCGAAATCACTCCAGTTGTGGTTAGATTACCGCCTGTGACGTTGCCTGTGGCTACTACACGTCCAGCAGTGTTGATATTGGCACCAGTGATGTTGCCGGTGGCTGTGACCAACCCTACAGTTCTTAAGTTGCCGCCCTGTATAGTGCTAGTGGCTGAGATCTGCCCAGCAGTTAATATATTTCCGCCTGTGACGTTGCCTGTGGCTGTAACGGAACTGACTGTGACATTTCCGCTGAGATTTCCGCTGACGTTGCCTACCACGTTGCCTAAAAAGTATGACGCTGTTACGTTACCAGTCACAGTAAGTGCTGTAAGTGTACCTACTGATGTTATATTGGGTTGAGAGCTACTGGTTACAAGACCAGCTGTGGTTGCAAAAGCCTTGACATTGGCAAAATTTACATCAAGCTGACTTAAAGGAATCTGTCCAACTTCGTCGGCAAATATGTATGGTACTACTGGCATCTCTGTGGTCCTTTAAGTGATAAACTGATCATATTTAGATTCATTCTAAAATGTTGCGCTTGGGGAATACCAAATATTTATCGTACTCATTGGTGTTAGAGTACATGTCAACTGGTGCTATAAACTGCAGGCTGCCATGATCGAAAATGGTTGCGTTTTCTCCAGTGTAACCACCAGATTCCCAATCAATCACATCGAGATTGCTGTTGATCCACTGCACTGTCTGTGGAACATCGTTTTGCCATGTCGCTATGCTTGATTTGATGTCAAATGTGGTCAAGGATGGCGGAGTTGGATTCCATTGTTGGGTGTCACGGTCCCAGTTCTTGGTCAACAAGTTGTCAAGTTCATATCTATCAACTTCAAAGTCTACTAGATTTAACTGGCTGGTAAACTGAGTCTGTATGTTATAGGCTATTTGACCGCCAAATCCGGGCTTGGCGTAGGCTATGACCCAGGCTGGAGTAAATCCCAACACAGTGCCATTGGATTGACGCGACAGCATCCAGCGTGGTAGTACACGACTGACCTGGCCCACTGTGTCAATGACTTGATCGCGCATGTTTTCCAAACTGTTGGGATACACGCTGTCTATTTCTTGTGGTGTGTTAGCGTCTATAGGAAAGGCCAATGGCACTTCTTTGTCTACACTCTGCCCTTGATTGTTAACTAGATCGTCCTGTATGGCGCTGTAAACCACTTCATAGATTACATTGCCTGCATCGTCTACGGCTCGGGCTGTGCGTATTTCTCCCAGTACAAGATTTTTCCAGTAGTGATTCAGATCAAGGCTGGCCACATACTCGTCAAGAGTGGCCGCTACCAGGCCATAGGCATGATAATAGATCACGCGGCGAGATACACCAAAGTTAAGATCGTCTCCTCGATAGATCAATTCTGGAGGAAAGATTGTGGGATCTTGTAACAGGTTAGCCAAGAGATCTCGATCATCTTTAGGAGGCATAGCCTGTATGTATAGATTGTCAAAGGGCTCTTCATAGCGTCTGACCACAGTTATGCTGAAAGTCTTGTTTACACTGACCAAACCGTTGATGCTGTAGGCGTTGACAGTGAACACGGCGGTCATATCAAACGTGGTGGGTTGATCTACGGTGTTGAGGCCCACATCAAACACTGTGGTACCACCATCCAGTGCAAAAGTATCAAAGCTCACACGCCCTGCTATGTTGCCAGATGGTAAAAGTTGTAATCCTTGCGGTAGTCGGCTGTCACTACCCGACAACAATCGATATTGCAATGGTATGCCGCTGACATTTTGCGCCTCTACATAGAATGTGCTAGTAGCACCATTGTCGATCAATCCTAGATCCGATGGAGTTAACCAGATCACATCCGAGCTTACAGGTCCTGCTATGGTCAGGCTATACTGATAGATATTGCTGATGATGCTGGGGTTGTCCAGTAATCGTATGCGTATACCAAAGTTATAAGTGTCGGATAACACCCCACCGAAAGGAATGAATCCATAGATCCATCCCGAAAGAGGATCCAAGGTCAACCCCGGAGGCAACGCCGTAGCAGCCACAAACTCAACCGCATCTCCTGTGACATCTAGTCCTTGGAACTGGAATGCATAAAAGTTGTCACTGCGAGTAGTTCCGATACTGCCCGTTGGGGTGGTTATGATCGGTATCTGGTAAGGCATGATGTCAGCAGTGATAAAAGTATTATCAGCAGTAACATAAGTGTTGTCCGCAGTCATTGCAGCTCGAGCATAGACCTTGATGTTGAATGTGCGGACATCAGAACTAAATCCGTTGGTGATTGATAGAGTGAATGAGTAGGTCACTGACGGAATCGTGGTGCTGGGATTGGGCAACAGATAACCATTAATCACCCCTGTGCTGGATATGGTCAGCCCGGGCGGGAGAGCGCCCGATACCAAGGTCACGACAATGACAGAGTTGGGATCTGGATCTGAATACTGTACTTGCAAATCAGTGATCTGCTCACCATCAAACGCTGTCAATATAGTGCCTGCTGATGTGGTCCAAGTCACTAAACTTTGTCCAGTGACTGTGAGAGTAAAAGTTCGATCGGCCAACCCGGTGATCACAGTCACTCCGTTTACCACAGTCTTGGTATAGGCTCGGACCGCAAACTTGCTAGTGGTATCCAAGACCACATTGGATGGAATACCTTGTATTTCAGTGACAGTAGACTGAGGATTCCCAGCCAGCATGCCTGCTTGATCTATCTGTATTCCCGGTGGCAGTCGACCGGCTATGAGAGAATAAAAGACCTGGCTGTCCGCTGTGGCTACCAATGGTGTGCTGTAAAAAACACCTTCGGGTATGGTTGCTAGTGCGCCTGCTGGCGTGACCCAAGTTGGGATTGACATATCACAATATCACCGCTTCAATAATCTTTTGACCCGGATCAAGATTGGTTTCTAAAGATTTAGCAAACACTGCCTGTCCATAGGTACGATCCAATCCTATGCTCTTGGCACTACCAGGTATAGAATCCGTGACTAGACCATCGCCTTTGGTCACTGGTCCCATCACATTGACCTTCACACGCCCACGCAGGGCTACGGGTATACCGTCAGCCCCGGCATTCATTAAGTGTGCTGGTTTGTCACTGATAACTCCAGCTACTCTAGCATCAGCGAATTCTGTGCAGATGGTTATTTCGGCATCTCCGCCAAATATCACTACCACTCCTGGCGCATAGGCCTGATCTGGCAGATAGTTTTCTGCAAGGTCTGCATACACCGCACTGGTGGACTGCGCAAACACTGTGTTAAAATAGTTGGTATCACTACCTATGTTACCAATGGCATTACCATTGGCATTGATAATGTTGCCCAGAGTCACTGTGCCAGTGCCTACATTGAGATTGCCCACAGTGGCATTGCCTGTGGCAGTGATAGATCCGGAGGTTTCTAAGTTGCCCACAGTGGTATTGCCTGTGGCAGTGATAGATCCGGAGGTTTCTAAGTTGCCCACTGTAGCATTACCTGTGGCCGATAGGATGGCCGACACTACGTTACCAGTCACTGACAACGAAGTACCAGTCATGATGCCACCCGACACTGATATTGCTGAGACTGCTCCAGTCACCAAAAGATTACCAATCACATCTTGACCCAAAGGTGTGAACAAAGCAACAGGAGCGATGCCATTGACATTGACTGATATATTACCGGCACTGCCGCCGATCAATACATTGGAGTTGCCATTTTGCAAAGTAGATACATTGACATCGGTCAGTAGGCTACCGTTGCCTATGATGTAGTTTCCAATGATGTTGCCTGTGGCCGAAACACGACCTCCGGTGTTGATATTACCCCCGGTGATGTTGGCAGTGGCAGCCACTGTAACTCCGGTGTAGTTGGCAGCAGAAATGTCACCACCTACATTGACATCCTGTATCACGTTTAAGAATCCAGTGGTGCGTATGTTGCCTGTGGCCGAAATCTGGCCACCAGTGATGATATTGCCGCCGGTGATGTTGCCAATAGCCACCACTCGAGCCAAACTGTTGATGTTGTTGCCTACCACATTGCCAGCAGCATAGACAATATCATTGGAGTTGACATTGCCAGCTACCACGTTGGCGGTAGTGAACACAAACCCTGTGGTTCGCAGATTGCCAGCGTCTACGTTGCCTGTGGCGCTGACTGCGCCCAGGATGTTGAGAACATTGGGTCCACTGTTGTCAAATACCAGACCTGCGGTAGCAGCCACGTTGCCGGCTCCATCATTGAATACCACTGCACCACCAGGCCCAGGAATGTTGGTGATGTTGGCCACGATGTTGCCAGTGAAGTTACCAACAAAAAATCCTGCAGTCACGATGTTGCCCGTGGCACTGACTGTGCCGACGGTATCTATGTTGGCACCATTGACATTGCCGGCTGAGATATTGCCGTTGGTAGAGATGGTGTTACTGCCAAACGAGGACAACAATGTGACTACGTTGGCATCAGTATAAGTAGCCGGTAACCCTGTGAGTTGGCTACCGTTGCCCAAGATATAGTCTCCGGTGACGTTGCCGGTGGCTGATACTACACCATCCACATACTGTCCAGTAGTACTCACCACTACCACGTTGCTTAGTCCGCCCACACTCATGGTAATAGGAGCACCAAGGTCATCAATGCTGACGTTGCTAGTACCCAATGATATACTGGTAACCGAGATGTTACCAGTCTGGGCCAGTTGCCCCCAGATCACTGTGCTGCCGTCATAGTCAGCAAAACAATAGTAAAAAAAGCTGGAATCATAGGCATACATACCGGCGGTGTCACCAAAAGTACCCACTAACGAAATCGGGGGATCTGTTTGTACACGGCTGTAGAGCTCGCTGAAGTTGCTGTTGCAATAGTTAAATGCAGTGGCTAGGGGTGTTCCGTCACCGGAATTTTGTGGTGTGGTTACGATGGTAAGTTGAGCCATAGATCTATATCCTCTGGTATGTATTTACCAGAACCCTGGTTCAGGGAGATAACCGCTCAGTAAGGGCTAAAACTTGATCCGCAACCGCAGGTGGTCTGCGCAGAGGGATTTCGTATGGTAAAACTGCTACCGTATTGGTCTTCTCGGTAGTCTACTTCAGCGCCTTGCAAATAGCCGCCGCTCATGGAATCTACCAATATTTTAACACCCGAGACTTCGAGATCCCAGTCGTCTTCGTTTTGTTGCTCGTCCAAGGTGAATCCATACTGAAAACCGGAACAACCACCACCCTGCACGAACACGCGAAGTTTGAGCTCAGGGTTGTTTTCTTCTGCTAGGATGTCTTGCAGTTTGGCCACTGCGGATTCAGTCACAGTGATCATAGCCGCTCGTTGCAAACATCCCAATCAATGATTTTCCAGATGTTATCTAGGTAACGTTCTTTGTCGCTTTGATAATCTAGGGCCCAGGCATGTTCCCACCAATCAATAAGCACGCATATATCTGTACGCACAGCATGGTTGCGTATAGTCTTGATTTCGCCCGTGGTCGAAAGATACACCCAACCTGACCCTTGGATCTTCATGGCCACATCCTTTATGGCTTCTTTGAAATCTTCATAGGTCTTGAATTTGCTTTCAATCAGTTCCAGCACAGCACCACGAGGTTTGTTAGCACCTTTTGGCGGTTTGAGCTGTGGGAAAAACTTGTTGTGCAAGAAACTGCCAGCGCGATTAAAATCAGGATCTCCTTCACCACTGTTGTATCTTTTTGCATAGCCCTTGGCCAAATGATCATAGTGATAGTCCATGGTTTCTTTTGACATCACAGGATATAGATCACCGGGTCCGTAGGGCAAAGGTGTGGTTTCCAGCTTGGCCGGACGAGTGGTAGCTTCTAAGAGATCGATATGTTCTCGCAGATGTGGTAAAAAATCCATTAGGTTTGCCTCACTACTAATCCACCGGAGTTGTTGTAATACACCTGTCCTATAGACACACCGCCTGCAGCGGCGGTGGAATCATTGCTGAAAGGTCCTGCAAAAGAGAATCCTGTACCTGTTTCAAAGTTGGCCACTGTATTGGCCACTGAGTCCAGAGCGGCCTGGACATTGGATACTGCTGTGGGCCAATCTCCTGGGTTGGTTTCGGTATAGCTTACAGTATTGGCGCTTACGTTTCCGCCAAAACTCACTGCTACTCCGTTGGCATAACGATAGCCATCAGTTAAAATATTGGCAGTGTTGATATTGCCACTGATGGTGATGGTGTTAAAACTTACTGCATCAAGGTCAGCATCACCAATACTACCTTCTAAGGGGTTTTTGATCGAACGGGCTTTGCCGTCGTTGCCTTTTACAAATCCCATAAAATATCCTTTATGGTATTTATCGGCGCCGGGTAATACGTCCGCGGGTGAGATCATACGGGCTGAACTCGATTTCTACAACATCGCCCAACAACACTCGTATATGATTCATGCGCATGCGGCCAGAAAGGCTGGCTAAAACGGGTTTTTCAAACTGTTCAAGTTGCACACGGTACATGGTATTTGGTAACACGTCTGACACGACGCCTTCCATTTTGATCACATCATCTTTGCTCAAAGTATTGTATTATCTCCTCATTTTACTTATATCTTGAGCTTCTTGATCAGAAAAGATTGGCACAGCATTTGATTTGTGCATGGTACCAATGCCTTTGATTTTAGTACCGGTATAGACCTTGTCTGCAGGACGAGCCGCTACTGCACCTGGAGTATCTGGAATACTGGGAATATGTTGCTGAGGCTCACGCCCAGGCGGATACTGCGGGCTCAAACGCACGATTTTGGTCACAGCAGGTCTTGCTTTGTTTGATGAAAAATGTGGAGCCAGATCGGCCCATTCACGTTGGTGTTGTTCCCATTGGGCCTGTAGATCACGTGCCTTTCTTGCGGCATCAGCCGACGCATACTTGCGGCGTTTTGATTTTACCTTGCCTGTGGTTGTTAACCAAGGGCCTTCGAGATGCATGGTCATGTTATACGCTACCCATCATGTTGCCAATAAAAAAACATACTACGCCAACCAATGCTATAAAACCCCACTTGATATATACCCATTTGGATTTGATATCTACCATATTTTTCTCCTTTTGATTTTTATTGTGGTTGTTGCAGTTGTTCCCACATGTATTCCGAATCTTTGATCCAGGCTTCGGTAGAAATCCAACCTTTGCTTATGGCCAACTGAACAATCTTTTGCACATCAGCAGGGCACGATGATTCAATGGTGATGGCCGCACGTGGGTAATAGGCAAACCCTGAAACGATACAAAAGTCTTCGTCTTTGGCTGTTAGTCTACGCAACTGCGGATTGTCATATCTCAAGTTCAAAATAAAACTCCTATTTTACTATACCAATATTATAGCACGATAGGAGTTTTTGGTCAACCATATTATTTGAACAGTATCATGGCCATGATCACGGCCTGTAGTATAAACCCAAGCCCAATAGTGATGACATTCAGCATGTCTTTGAGCACTACGGCCCGGAAAAACAACAGGATTAGGCCAGTCCACATGAACAACACAATGTCCAGATTGGGTACCGTGTCGCTAAGTCCAGTCAACAGTGCAAGAAGCGTGGGCACGGTGGCACAGTGTATGACCACCACGGCCAACCAGCCCAGGGTTTCAGCACTTACTTTGGGCAAGTGTTGTTCTAACCAAGTTCTTGCAGATTTCAAATAAGCGTCTAATTTTTCGATCATAGTTTTTCCGCATAAAAGATGTGTCTCCCAAACTTGGCCACTTGAGGTTTACCCCATTGTGGTTTTATATAATCCGCATGGAAATACAGCGCATTCTTCACGCTGGGCAAGCGGAAGCCCTCTAGCAGGACTTTTTTGGCCACTTCTTCGGCTTCGCGCCAGTGAGCTGCATAAATGGGCCGGACACGGCTGGTGCCATCACAGAACCATGAGAACTGGCAGACCACTCGATCATAGACCACATTTTTTTGATACACAACGCCGCAGATGTCCGGAGCAAATCTGCCAGACTCCACGCGATTGATAGTGACCTGGGCCACGGCTACTTTGCCTTCAAAGGGCTCAGTGGCGGCTTCCCAGTAGATGTTGCGTGTCAAACAGTCCAGTTGTTTGGTACGATCTGCCACGCTGATGAACCCTTGACGGGCGGCTTCATTGGTGCTTTTGAGGGCATCCAGTTTGGAATCAGTCACAGCGGTCACTGCGATGATCACGGCCAAGAAGCTGGCCAGTTTTACTGCTATGCTACCTAGATTGGACTTTGAAGAGATCTTCAATGTTTTCTCCTTCGGGCTCAAGTGGGCCGTTTCACCGGAGGTCCAGGATGGACACATTGACAGAAGCGTGGGCTAAAGAAAAGACCTCGGGCCTTCTTTGGCATACTGTCCTGGCGCGGTTTTGTCTTTCCCCGGGCCTGTACCATTTGTCAATGAAGAGGATTTCCGAAGTCCTCTTGTAAAAGTGACCAGCTTCCCGGCACTGGTCGATCCGTTTTGGAGTAGATCTAGATTGTAATCTTCCGCTGATCGAATCAACGACAGCCGGATTGTTTTTTCTACTCTCTAAAATACTTAGTTTGTCATGAAAATCAGGCTCAAATAACCATGATTTTTCCAGCGTTTTTACCATAATATACAGCTATTATAGCGCATCGCCGGTACGGTTGTCAATCCACATTGGGCGGAGGCATGGCCTTTAGTTTATCCCACACTGATTGTTTTTCTTTGATGTGTTTTTCCAAAGCTCGATAGCGATCACCCAGTTCTCGCAGTTCCTGCCATTCAGATTCCAGAGCTGGATTTACGGTCAACAGATTCAATCTTTCTCGAATTTCGCGTATGGAGCCCATGAGACTTTCGCCATTGATTTCGATGTCAGCATCTTCACCGTTGACTTGTAGTTTGGCACCGGTGGGATTGCTGGTAATCCAGGGAGCCACGGTAGCTGTCCCTGTGTTGGTCCAAACATTGGGATAAGCATACCCGTTGGTCCCACTGACGTTATTGATCGCAGTAAGATCGCTGATGGTCAGAGTGGGCACCGTGCCGCTGGCAGTGTAATAATCACCATCACCACTGTAGGAACCAATATGGCTGAAATCGAGCGTGATGCTGTTATTGTCATTGATGATGATGCTGTCATCCATGGTTTGAGAGGCTGTGCCCGGAGGCACATTTATTGTAAGTGACATTAGGCTTTCCTTTCGAACTCACGCATGAATTCCACCAGTGCTTGTACGCCTGCCACAGGCATGGCGTTGTAGATGCAGGCACGCATACCGCCGGCCAGTTTGTGCCCACGCAGAGCTATCAGCCCTGCTTCGGTTGATTGGGTCAAAAACTTTTCATTCAATCCTTCATCTTTGAGATAAAACGTCACATTGGCCCGAGAACGGCACTCCGGACTGACCCGATTTTCATACAGCGAACTGGAATCAATGTAGTCGTACAACAAAGATGACTTGATTTTGCCAAGCCGTTCCATTTCTGCCACTCCGCCTTGGCGTTTGAGCCATTTCAACACCAGTCCAGAAACATAGATTGCAAAAGTAGGTGGAGTGTTTACCCAAGGCACAGTATTTTTGGCCCAGTCCCAAATGGTCGGAGTTATGGGCATGGCGTGTCCCAACAGATCCCGGCGAACTATGACCACAGTGACTCCGGCTGGCCCTATGTTTTTTTGTGCTGCAGCAAACAACACTCCGCACTTACTGACGTCCATGTGCCTTGATAGGATATTGCTAGAGACATCAGCCACTAATGGCACTCCCGCGGTATCAGGAAAATCTTCAAACTCCACTCCGCCTACAGTTTCGTTGGAACAGATATGCACATAAGCTGCATCTTGAGAGAGATTCCATTGATCGCGATCTGGAATGCTGGTAAACTGACCATTGGATGGACAAGCCACGATGTTTGCCTGCCCATATTTTTGTGCTTCTTGGGCCGACATCTCAGACCAGATACCAGTGACAACAAAATCAGCTGTGCGATTCTTGGACAATGGCAAGAGATTCATGGGTATGGCTGCATTTTGTCCAATACCTCCTCCCTGCAACATCAATATTTCATAGTCATCGGGAATCGCCATCAACTCACGTAGGTCAGCCAATGTTTCATAATAGACTTCTAAGAACTCCTGGCTACGATGGTTGAGTTCCATCATGCTGGTGCCTACACCGTTCCAGTTCAACATTTCGTCGGCGACCTGTTGTAGGACTTCTTCAGGTAGAGCCGACGGTCCGGGAGTGAAGTTGTAAACCCGATGATCAAACTTCATGATGATTAGGTTTTTTGAGCCAGGGCTTCTTTTTCTGCGGTGATTTCTTTACGGCGTTCTTTGATGGCCTTGCTCATTTCTTGCAGAGCTTTGCGGGCGCGGGCAGCCGAGGCTTTGACGCCTTTGCCGGAGAACTTGTCATTTTCAGCCAAGTAGGTTTCGAATGCTGTTTTGATTGCTTCGTGATTGCTCATTTGATTTCCTTAGGTTGGTGTGCAGAGCGCACCTATTAATTATACTGCACAAATCCCAGCTGTCAAATATTTAGATGCCGTTTTAACCAAGGATCCCAAATCATCACATTGTCCCAATCATGGGGCCATGTCATGAGAAAAAGGTTGAATGTGTTGTGATCAAAGATGTGCATACGGTTGTCCTCTACCTTGGCCTGTATGCTTTTGCTGGTGCTGGTCCAAGCGATCAAGCGTCCGCGGGCCGCGGGATCACGATGGATCACGGTATACAAGGGTTCTGAGGTGCGATACTGGGGTATAGTCATCTAGTGTAGAACTTGATCAACAGGTCTAGGCTCGTTGACTTGCTCTACATATTTAACGAATTCGTCGTCAATAATCAGTCTCTCGTCGTCGTGGGCCTGTGCCTGCTCGTCTGGCACTCCCAAAATCCTCATGAGGCCGCCAACATGAACTTCGGTTATACCACAGTCATGCAATACCACGCAGAGATTTAGAATCGACAGGCGTATGGCCTGATCAACAGGAAGATCGTCCAGCATAACACATACTTATGCTATCGGTATCGGCTTTCAATTTCTTGGGGTGATGATGGAACCACGCCTGTGGTCACTGTGTGTATTTTAACGATGCCGGATTCTTGGCACACAGGCTCGTCGGCAAATGCCCGGCTCACACGACAATCTTTGTTGTTTACGGCACTAACAGCATGGTCAGTTACTGTGCGTCCAGTAGTTTCACTCACAGCCACACTGCCTATGCCCAGTCCGGTGAGTACCATGGGAGTAGCACAACCCGACAATGCTACGGTACAGATCAACAGACAGCGGATCATGAGCTCTCCTATGTAAGTGCCCGGCTACCTTATGTCACAGGCCCCGGGCTGGAATAATACCAATTCGATGTGCTGTTTACTATCCCGCCGCAGTCGGTGTGGCCAAGTTTAAGGACTCACTACCACCAACCCGCACCACTAAGGCTGGTGCGCCGCCCTTCATTTGCCCCGAAGCCGGGTTGACATAGGTTTTGCTACTGGACTATTTGCTAGACCTCAACGGCTTTACTCGAGTTTACGGTTTATTGATCTAGTTAGTCAGGCTTGATCCGGTCCATCGCTTCCAATAGCAAAACCTATATCAGGGGGCGAACCCCCTGTGGTATTAGGCTACTTCTTTAACTGCAGATTTTGCAGATGCTTTAGTTGCCTTGACCTTGACTTCACCGCGCTTGGCGATCTTGGTCTTCTCAGCCAGTTTGTTGGCTACTGCATAGCCAGCGTCGCCAGTCATGCCCAAAGTCTGCAAGTGCTGGAGAGCTTCTAACTTGGTCATTGCCTTGGGCAATTCGATCAAGTTAATGTTGGTGCAACCTGCTTTGTTGAGGATCTTGATACGAGCTACCAAGTCATTGGCGAAACGAGCTTTGACAGTACCGTTAGGGTTCTGTGCCGTACCTGCTACTGTGAATAACTTTTCTGCTGCCATTTTGTGTTGCCTTTCTAAGTTGCCTTACTAGTTGATAAAAGTTTACTGCTACTACAATGACCATTATACTTGAAATCGAAATCAATGTCAACCATAATAGTCATATCTGGTTTACCAAAATCACTTGTTTTGGTCTAAGATATTGGTAACCACACTGTTGGTAGTGTCCACAGCCTGTGCCAAAAGACTCTTGGTCACGGCCGGGTGTAACACCGCCAGGGTCACTAGGATACCAAAAATAAATCCTTTCATCTGGAACCTCCAGTCATTTTGTCACGGGTCCATTCTGACGCAGATGTCACGTCTTTGCCCAGACCGGCCACTGTGCCGCAACCCGTGATCATGAATACTGCTACCATGATCAAGGCCACCACACCCAGCGTAGGGCCATTCAGGGCCAACCATGCTACAAGTCGATCTTTCATGCTGCCTCCTGCTTGATGAGTTTGACACGACTGAGTTGGGTGGCTCGGTCAGCGTGTCGTTTGACACGGCCACTGAATCCTATGTTAGTGCCACAAGGCACAGCCTCACGATAGGCAAAAAACACCTGATGATTGCTGTCTGTAATCACTGTGACATAGAAAGTATTGTATTTGGCGCTGTAGTTGCATCGCACTACTTCACCCGATGTTGAAATCAGTTGATTGATTGGACCCAAGAGATCTGATTCGCAAAAGGCCAATCTGTTGTCAATTTTTTCACGATCCAAATTTTGTGCATGACTTTTAGGCATAGCCGCGATGACTGCGACCTCATATTCTGTGGTCACGGTTTCCAGAGAAGCCATCTTGGCTGACAGTAGATTCCATTCGCTGGCTTGCAGTTTCAGCGCCGCCATGGTAGCCGTGTTCAACAGATCTTGTCGGCATGCACGAGCCTGTTGATAGTCTGTTGCAGTGATAAACTGATGGCTAGAATCAGCCAGGTACAGTTGTACCAACTCGCGATTGCTGGGCCGAGTGATACGGCCTTCGGCTGAGATCTCTGGGTATTTGAAATATCCGCCATTGATGCGATATGCGGCACTGGCCGCTGCCCAGACTAGATCTGCTGGATAGTTGAATTCAGATGGTTTACGCTTAGGCATATTTGGCCCGTTGATTAAAATCCTGCATAAGATCCAGTTTTTGATAATACTGGTTCATGATGTGCTCCAGGATACCAGTCTGATCCATGCGTCCGGCACGCTCGCGAAGTAGCTCTAACACTTCGCGATCGGCATCAGTAATAGTGATGCTGATGGTCACATCCGGGTTAGGATCGTGGATGCTCATTGTTGAGTTTCCTGAGATTGGAGTCGCAGATACTCTTGATTGAGTTCAGCGATGCGCCGCTCATTCTTTGCGTTGGTTTCAAGGTCTAGTTCACCCCGCACTTCGCACAAGTAGATCAGTTCTTCAATGACATCGTTCAAGGTTCTCATTCTTCAGTCTCCTCGTCAAAATCAAAATAACCATTGCCTTCGCTCATGTCCTTGACATCGTCTTCGCTCATGTAGTTCATGCAATCACGAGCGATCTGTTCCCAACACAACACACCTTGTTCGGCCAACTCAATGACCCGACGGGTGGCACGACGGCTTTCGTTGGCCATTAGTCTAACCTCGAATCAGCGTAGGCGTCAATACCAAACTGTTTGAGCACCGCGGCGTAGGCCACAGCACCATGCTCGGCTGCGTCTACACTCTGTCCGGGCCACCAACGGTTCCATAGTTGCAACCCACCACGGTATGATTTGCGGAATCCAACTTCTTTGAGAGAACGGCCCAGTTTGGTGTTGCCTTTTTCAAGCACCGTGACCCAAGCGAACCCACAAGGGCCACCGTCGCGGCCGTTGAAATGTTTGTCGGCAAAGTTCTTGGAAGCCTGTTGAGCGGCTTCCATAGCGGTATTGTGTATGCTTTGGATATTGTCTATGGCTAACATATTCATTTCTGCTCCTTATTTTTTACTATACCTATATTATAACCGAAAATGCCATTTCTGGTCAACCTGGGCGCAACCCGCTTGGTTAGTGCCCACTTACCTAAAATACACCGCGAAACGGTCAGCATCTTGCTTCCATACAGTGCTCTGGCCGATGTATCGATTTTTACGACCACGATACATAATGTAGGTCTTGAAGCCAGACAATCGTTCCATCCTGCGGATGGTTGCCCGAGCCTGCGGCAGTACGCTCATGGGCACATCTTTGACTATGCTGGCTTCACCAGCCGGGCTGGCGAACGCTGTGAAGAACTGCTGATCTTCTCGACTGAGATTGAAATGTGTCCAACGATCCAGTTTCATTACATGCTCCAGTAGGATTCGCTGGCTGGTGAGCAGAAGTTAGGTGTGTTCACATCTTCTTGATATTCTTTGCCCGACATTAAATTCTTACGAGTAACCATGCGTGGTCGATAATCTCGAGTGTGGGTGATCTCAAACTCGTTGCCCGTCCAACCGGCCTTTTTGATCAGTCGAGTGATGGTAGCCTTGGCGGCACTTTCGGTGCGATAGGCACGGGTGCGATTTGGACCATCTGACATGATGAGTCCGGTGGCTTTGACTATGATGTAGTATGACATATCTGCTCCTTTTTTTTAATATTGGGTGGGGTGTAGAGTTGGCCTGCACTTAGTTGACTCTACATTAAGGCGTTTACCGGTATTGCCAGTCGCCGCCCCATAAACTTAACTATAACTATATTATAACCGAAATGGGTATTTCTGGTCAACCACTGCTAAACTGCGTGGTTGGCATGCACTTACCTAGTGAAAAATAGCCCTACCAAGTAGATGCACAGTAAACCCAGATTTACAGTAATCATGGCCAGTTCACGAATACGCAAGGCCCAGATCACGAACACCAAACTGCCCAGGTTCAAGAGATACACATTGAGTGGATCGATCCTTAGGCTAGTACACAAGGCACCAGCCAAGGTGATGATAGTGCCGGCCCATTTCAGGGCCCAGGTCAGTCTATCGTTGCGGTTCAAACAACCTCCAAGAGATTGGCCGGAACACGATACACACCTCGCTGGGTGCTGACTGTGATGTTCTTGATCTTGACATCTTTGACCGGCCCCTGCAAATCTAGGCCCAGTTTAGGATGATAGAACTTAACGGTATCGCCTACACGGATCGACCGTTTGACTTCTTGACCGATCTGTCTGCGCCGAAACTGTATGGCCTGGGCGATGGCATTGAGTTGATCATTGGTAAAGTTACCTTGCATGATCTCATGGTTGATTTCTGAAATCGTGGGCATCATTGCTCCTTGATTGTTTATGATATCTATATTATAACCGAAATGGGTATTTCTGGTCAACCTTTGAAGTTAGTGCGCACTTATCAATAAAAAACCCTACTAGGAGTAGGGTTTTTGGTGTGGTTTTTAGACAACAGTGTTTAGCTGTTGAGTATTTTAGCCACGGAGTTGATCACCGAAGCAATACGTCCAATATCACGAAGTTGCTCCACAGTGTATCCTTCTTTTTTCAGTGTGTCATAGTGAGCTTTCACACAGAAATGACATTTGCCCACGATGCTGGCTGCCAGGCTGTAGGCTTCAAAACGTGCTTTGGTGGTGCCACCGTGAGTGGTGATGGCATTCATGCGCAGTTGTGCAGGCAAGCCACTTAGATTGGCATCGTCAGCCATTTCCACAAATGGATACCAAGTGTTGGTCATGGTCATCAGACTTGATGCTGTCATGGCTGCATCACGTTCGGTCACGTGTCCTTCGGATTCTAAGTTGCCCGAGATAAACGTAATCAGTTTGCCATTGCCGGTGCTCATGGCGGCTGCCAATGCGCAGGCCTGTGCTTCTACTGGATCCAGCGTGGATCGTTTAATCACTGCCTCGATGTTAAGACGTGTATCCTTAGCATAGTCCGGAATACTTTCTTTGAGTTGGTCTACCCATTGCATGTTGATTGTTCCTCTAATGTTTGATAAGCGCCAGGTGCAGGGAGATCACTATAGTGATCCCACTCTGAATGGTCAACTGTAGTTTCAAAAAATTCTTGTTGGGTCACGGCAAATACTTGGTCCCAGATTTTTTCAAAACTGTTCACAGTGTCTCACCGCCCACAGCACGATTACATGCACACTTCTCACCGGTCTGCAGGGCATCCAATATACGAAGAGTTTCATCGGAACTGCGACCAACGTTCAAGTTGTTGACTGTAACGTGCTGGATAACACCTTCTGGATCCACAATGAATGTTGCACGGAGTGCAGCGCCTGCTGGTGAGTAGAACACACCCAGTTGATCAATCAAGCTCAACTCACCACGTTGGGTGTCAGCGAACTGGATGTGGCGGATCTTCTTGAGATCTTCATGTGCGGATTGCCATGCCAACTTACAGAACTCATTGTCTGTTGACCCTGTGAGCAGAACGGCGTCGCGGTCCGCAAAATCCTGGAATAACTTGTCGTAGGCCACGATCTCTGTGGGGCATACGAATGTAAAGTCCTTGGGGTAGTACACAATGACTTTCCACTTGCCAGCGAACGATTCGTCGGTGATGGTAAAGAAATCGTCTTTGCCTGGATTCACGCCGGTCACGGCAAACTTGGTGATTTTATCTCCTACTGTTTTCATGCTTTCTCCTTGAAGTTTAGAAATGGTACTCAGTGTTTTTACTGAGCATGTGCATATTATATATCCTAAAAAAACCTATTGTCAACAGATTTTCATAGGTTTTTTCTATTGTATTTTTTAATGACTGATATTAGGAAAATCTATAAGTCTCAAGAGATCAAAACTTGGGTCGAGGATTAGGTCGGTAGAGATCCATCTTGCCTTCGACCAGTTCGGACAAGATATTCATAACTTTGAAACTGATGGCAGTGTGAGAAGTGATGCCCTGTTGATGCATCTTGCCCAACACATATTGATGCCAAGCTGGACCATCGGGGTGATGATTTAAGTTGTTGGGGATCTTGAGTATTTCTGGATTGATTTTGTCTGCATGGAACATAACCGAACTCAAATCATCGGCTTCGCGTCCATCAAATGTGATGAATTCATCCAGCTCGGTCCCTACATTGATGTGCATGATATCTCGTGCCAGCTTGGCATCCAGTAAATATTCCCATCCGATGTCACGCCAGTGCAATCTGCGCATGTCTTCAGACGTGTCTTCGTCCATGAGAGGATGATAAAATTTTACCGGCCGCTGATTCAGAGCAAATCGATTCCTTGCTATATGGTGTTTGTAATCCAAAGGAACTCTGGGTCTTTCTAGACTGATTTCCGGTCTCCACTGCTCGGTAACATGCTCTCGAGCATAGATTGGATAGCGAGTCATTTCTTCAAACTCTGCATAGTCATGTCCGGCCAACAATAGGTCATCCATGAACAAAATCCAATGCAACAGGCTTTCATTGCCTAGGTGTCCGCCAATGTGTGCTCCGTCTGGATATTTGACCAACATGTCAGCTGTGCTGTAGCACTGAACAAACTCGAACTCATAATGGTTAAACAATCGAAGATAATCTTCAAGAGTTACAGTTTCTTCAATGATGCCTCCTACTCTACCGGCCATGTGTTTCCATAAAGCTTCACGTGCTTGTATTTTTTCTGGATTCAAAAATGCCTGATTAGGACGCCACAATGGTGAAACTTCTGGTAGGTTTCTAAAATACAACAGAGTGGTCTTTTTTTCGTAGCCCAGTTTCATAATAAAACTCAAGCATACCAAGCTGTCAATGCCGCCGCTGTAGTGCAGATACACTTTGTCATGCATGGCATATATCTTGTGAAACTCCTCGATACAGCGTTTGTACATCCGCTCAGTGTATTCGTCTAGGCTGAGATTTTTTTCAATCAAACTGACTTCGATGTGTTCATGTGTGACTAAGAATCTATAGCTGGCTGTGGGTATAACCCAGTCTCTAAAAACAGTGCCAGTGCGGTAGTCAAACGACACTATCAGTGGAAAGTTGGCTGCGCTGAAATACATGCATCTTTCAATGCGCTCGTTCTTTAACTTGCGGAAATCGTTGGTGAGATACAGATCATCTCCATCTACTCGAGCAAAAATCTTGTCACCACGTGTCAGATCATAGTTCTGGTACAGACCAGGTGGAACATTGGCTGCATTACGATATTTTTGCAGTTTGAGTGCTTGGTGCCGCATGGGTTTTGGCGGCCGACATTTAGGCTTCCATTGGTAGCTTGGATCGATTAAATCAGACACAGTGGGGGATTCTCCGGATTGCGTTGGTATTTAACTTTTGTTGCCGCCCGGACAAAAATTACTGTTTGGGTCGGCCAATGTATTCGTGGCTATAGCACACTCGATGAGCATCACGAGCCGTAGTGGTGCCACCATAGCCGGGCATGGCTCGTACAGTGCCGTCTTTTTTGATGTAACTGGCTGCACGGCTTTTACGATTGGTCGAAGTCGGCCGCCATAGAGGTGAATGCTCTCGGTGCTCGCCAAAGCTGGGATGAGCAGTTTTTGAAAAATATCTAAGGCCACGATCCACATATATCTGAGCAATGGCATCACTGAAAGCAGTACCTATTCCCATACCTTGGAACTCAGGTAGCACAACTGTTCTATGACCGCGCCAGTATGAGTGTATGTCTCTGTTGGTGGAATGTATGGCAGCATGGAAGGCCACAGGTTTGTCGCCAATAAGTCCCACATAGCAATGGACTGATCGACTCATTCTAGTATCTAGATAGTGATATTTTGAGAAATATCGCCAATAGTCCGGAGTTGTGCTTCGGATGGTGAGTGTGATCTTTGGTCGCCCCAATCGAAGAAGTGACCTCCGATTATCTAATACCTGTAGGTCGGTATCATACACCCAGTCTGGATCCAGCCAGTCTATTATGTCTCTGTGACAACTAGCGATATACAACACGCCAGGATTGCGGTCAAAATACTTACGAACGCTTAATGCCAAACTTTTGGCAGTATCACGATCAACCACCGATGTAAACTCGTCAATGATCGTGTGTCCTTGATCCAGGCCCATGGCGATTTCAAATCTATGAAACTCACCATTGCTCAGAGTACTGGGTTTACGGAACCAAGCAGGTATGGTTCTCAGACCACAAGCAAGTAACAGTTCTTCGCCACGTTCAGGTGTACTAAAGTTTTCAATAACTGTTTTATCATAATCAATATCAAAGTCAACATCAAAAGGCTTTGGATTATCTACAGTTCGAAGAATTGTAGTCTTGCCTGACCCCGAAGTTCCTACGATCAACACAATGCCTTGGGTAGGTAACTTGGGAATGACTATGTTGGGTTCAACATAGTCCTTGATATCATAGCGTTGTTTGATTTCGTCAAGATAGTTGCCAGGCATCCGAATATTCCATTATGCTGTCAAAGGTGTTTTTGGGAGTGGGCATGATGCTGGGACTATACAACAAAATTTCTTGTGCGGACTTGGCGGTGCGCACTGTTTTATCATCTTTCTCTTCCGTGGCTCTGCGTCCAGCAGTGTACTTGATGTCGTAGTAGTTGATTGATAAATGCCCTCGGTTGGAGGTATAAAACGTGTCGGTGTCTCCGGCCATGCGATTGCAATACATGACCAGGTGTCCGGCTAAATCTGCTGATTTGCAAAAATCTATGAGCTTGACATGTGCCGTGTCATCAAACGTGGTACCGTACTGTGTGAAACTGTCTCGATATGGTGGATCAAAAAAGTAAAACGCACGGCCTGGAACTTGATCCACACAACTTTCCCAGGATCCGCTGTGTATAGTCACTCGTTGCAAGAAAGCATGCCATTCCATGACATTGGCTCGATCATACACTGATCCGCGATGATTCAACAGGCCCGATGGGGTACAGAAACGACCTTTGGCTTCTTTGGTGCTTTGCCATATGCCGTTGAATGCTGTTTTCATAAGGAAGTATAAACATGCGCTCTGGCGAGTGGGCGACCAGCTGGCCCAGTCAGTGATGTATTCTTTGCGTATCTGATAGTAGTAGGCCTTGCGGGCGTTGGCATCCATGGGCAGATAGGTGTTGCAATAGGCATCACATTCTTGTAGGAACACAGCCACATCGTTGCGTATGGCACGATACAGACCCACAATCTCTTCATTGATGTCATTGAGAACAAAGTTTTGAACCGTGGGATTGTTTTCATATACATGGATCATCATGGCACCGCCGCCAAAGAATGGTTCCACGTAGGTGTCGTATCCGCTGAGAGGTAGCCCTGGGGCTTCCTGATACTTGGGTATCATTTTGCTCTTGCCGCCGGCCCACATGTACAATGGTTTCATTAGGTATTTAATCTAGGGTTTACTGTGAGAATAAAATTGCTTTCATAGGCCTCGGCTATGTCTTTGGTAGAGTAGGCATTGGCCAACATGTCAAGAGCTAGATCCTTGGCTTCTGGCTTGTCCTCTCTACTGACTCGCACCCAGGCCTGTGCCAATGGATCACGCTTGTTTTGCAAGATTTCCATGAATTGATCATCGATGCTGTTGAGCTTTTGTTTGACCAGAATATCTGCCATGATCTGCTCAGGAGTGAGAGTTTCTTCAAACAGTGACAAGAAATGATTGGTGCGAACCTTGCTGTCAAGATAGGGCTTGATATCATTGAATTTGAGATCGTCTAGTTTCAGTGTGGACCTCATGATTTCAAAGATTTGTTCTTGACTGAATCCGTCGGGTGCATAATGCCATTTGACATTTGAGCCATGGATGATTTCCATGTTGGTACCATGTCTGTGCAACACTTCTCCTTGGGCCGCACCAGCACCGGTGGCAAAGGTCACATATTCGCAATCAGGGTTGATCGCGGTACAAATGTCATGATTGGTGCCCCAGCGTTCAATAGCATTGCCACCGGTGCCTTGATGCTTGGCTTCAAACACACATTTGAGTCGACGGTTTTTCACTGTTCTATCACCATCAAACCACATGCCGCCGTCGGGCACACAGCCTAACGTGATGCCCATGGACACCAGTTCTGGCAATCCAGCACGATCTCTCACGCTTTCGCTGATACGGTCACTGGTGAGATTCCTATGACCTTGTTCATAATGATATCGTTTTTGGGCCAAGGCAATGGCCTGCGAAACCACTCGGACATCGCCGTCGAGTTTTTTGGATTCTGCGCTGCCTGCTTCGGTACCTTTTTGTATGCCACCTGCCATAAATCACCCTTTATAGTCTTTCTGCTAGTTTAACACAGAGTGATTTTTTGGTCAACCACCATATTTCAGCAGACACAACGTGTATTTCTGGGAATCAATGATTTCGGGTTCCCCAGTAATACCACCATCCTCGTCATAGATCGGTCGGAATCCATGTTGAGCTTCGCACCAATCCCAAAAGTTCCAATCAGTAGGATGATCTAACATGACCTTGCCTAGCATAGCCCAGTAGGCTTTACTATCGCCCACTACGGTGTCTAATCGTGCCGCCCGGTCTCGATAGAGATCATCGTTCATTGGGCCACCTTAGTTGAAAGAAGTTGAGTTCCTTGTCGGTGGCCAAGAAAAAATAAAATAGGTTATATTTGCTAGGATTGTCCCATGCCCAGTGTGGGTTTACTGTGTAACCATGATGTTCTAGGTAACCATGGTAACGTGCCTCGCAACTGTGTCCCCAGGTATCTGTGCACCAATTTTTCATGCGACGATACAGGTCTATCTTGGCAGGAAAATCTCGTAACTCGCCATCGTTGATGTGTATGCGATACCGAGCAAAATGACTTCCTGTGTATCTGCGATCTATAAGTTTGATATCGTAGTTTTTCATTTTGTTCACATGCTCTGCCAGGGCCGGCGGTTACTATAGAAGCAATCTGTGCCACAACCAGTTGGTGGCACGTCTTGGTTGCCCGATGGGGCTCAGCAAGACAGGATTAACAACCTCGCCATCCGCTTCACGGCGCCCTGCGTTATCGTATTGCCAACGCCAGTTGGGTTTGACTGGGACCACCCGTAGTTCGCTAAAACCACTATCATGCGGGTCACACTAGACAGGCGCTACCTGTCACGAACCATTAGTGGAGAGTGTCTCCACCATCCACACCCCAAAATACCGATCCACCAGCATCATGAAGATCCTGCATTTTTTTGTTCATTACGGCTTCCTGTACTCTTAGTAATACTTCATCTATCTCGTCCTGTGTCAACATGCTTTCCGGCAACTTGCCTTCTAACACTGCCCAAATAATCATTTCTCTATCTTCGGTCATGCCAGTTCCTATCTACAATCACATTTCATCAATCGTTGGTCTCGATGTCTGCGCCAGACAGCATCCAGATCATCTGCACGGAATATCTTGTCAAACAATCGGTCAGTAATGCCTTCTACACCAGCATAGACGATTTCTTGTGTGCCTTCCCACCATTCGTAGTCAAGATTCCACTTTGGTATCAGAGACCCACGGGCGTCGCTGTCATGCATGGGCACTATGTTGCGCCACTGTAGCATGAGGCGGTCCAAGGTTTCCTGCCAATACCAACGGCTCCATTCCGAACTAGCACGGCCCAGAGCTTCTCGGGCCGCATCCAATCTCAAACCAAGATTTTCCATTTCCAAGCCTATCATGCGCCAGTTACGCAGATCTGCTTGCACAGCCACAAACTCTATAGGGGTTGACTTGGCAAATAGGTTCATGATTTTAGTTTACTATACACAGTGGTTCCTGGTCAATCAAGACCATTTCATTACGAATGCCAGACAATCTCTTTCATCGTCAAAGAAAAAACAGTAGCGTCCGGGTTTGATGTCTGAACTCATTTCTATCAACTGCCAGCGCCATTCACCAATGATTTCGCTTTTGCACCAGCTCAGCACAGTTTCTATCGCGCCAAAAGGTTTGATGATTTCTTGTGCATAGCGGAAACTGTCACGATCTCTGACCCAATCCATCGGTGGCATCTGTGGATCGGGCTTGACTTTGCTTTTAAGCTGGGTCATAGATCAATCTATTGACGTGTTGCTTGGGTATACCCCAGAAATCATAGCTGTCTATGATGTCACGCACATAACCAGAACTAGGTGTGCCAGTTTTTGGATCATTCATTTCATAGAAGAAAAACTGTATGCCATCTTGTATCCAGGTACGTTTAACATAATAATATGGAAAACCTTCAAAATGATCCAGAGACTGTTCACAATCACGAGTAAGGCTCCACAACACACCCGGGCATTCGGCACCTGGCCGAGGTTCAATGGTGGCATGGCAGTAAAACTTCAGTTCCCAATCACGCAACATAAACGCACCCTTGGCTTGAGCTTGTGGGCATCTCCAATGCATCTGTCCTGGATGCATGTTAGCACCATAGGCAAAATATAAGTTTTCCATCAGCGTACGACCTCTCCAAACTTCAATCTAAAAAGCACAGCATCACGATCAGATCTGAAACTATAGATCATGCGATGTTCATCTATGTCAGTGATGTACCTGTCGCCAGGTAAACCAAACAACTCCAGGGCCTGGGCAGTCATTTCATTCCAGTTGTGCCAAGTTGTGCTCCAAGGCACGCAACAATGATGAACATATTCAGGATCGCGCAAGATATGTTTTTTTGATATAGTCATCACACCAATCTATTCCCCCCGGAGCATAATACAGATGATTGTCAGTGATGTTGAAATGATTGCAAAAGCTCTGTCCGTATCTAATGCCATGCAGGGCTTCCCAGGTGTAATCCTTCTTCCACTGCTCAAAGTCTTCAAGATCTATGGGCGCACGTGGTACACCTGATCGATCGGAAAAGGCCACAAACTGTTCAAAAACTTTTGCTCCGGTCATTACAATATCCTTAGTAAACCATAAAAGTATGCCAACAACAATCCAGCATTGACTACGACCAAACTCCATTCACGCCATACTATAGCGGTGATCAGCCAACACACTAGTCCAAGATTCCACAGATAAATGCTGGCAGGATACAAGCCCTCCACAATGGTCAATGCTGCCATCAGTGTTACAGCAGTACTGAACCATTTCATTTTTTCTGTCACAGACAGATCTGTATTCATTATACTACAGGATCCCCATTGTTGTCAACTTCAATCCAAGTGTAATCTCCCAACCATTTGACCCTAGCTATGTATTGATAGTGATCCGGGGCACCTGTGCTCCATTGTGTAGGACCAAGATGCGTGAGTATAGTCGCTCCTAGTTTGTTGTCGTATGCCAACCAATAGATCTGATTATGATATACCTGGAACTGGTATCGAGCGGCATGGACAGCATCAGTTATCTCAAGCCTGCGCCGTATACTATTGGCCTGTTTTTGCAAAACAGCCACCAAAGACATGATCCTATCGTATTCTTGCTGAGCGTGTAAACGGGCCACGTTAAGCATGATGTCTTTTTGTTTTTCAACTGGTACCAGATCAAAAGCCGGAGCACCAACCTCCACAGGATAAGGCGTAGATGTACGGTTGATGAACTCCACCAGACTATTGCCCATGGTGGCATCGAAACTGGTGCGACCTTTGGCACGATTGCTAGATTCTTCACTCAAAAGTCAACTCCGGTCGAACCACCTTCCAGAAATAAAAGTCATTCTGGCGATCATGCCCCAGTAGCCATTGCCCATTAAGCCGTAGTGTAGATTTAGTGTCCCACACATGTTCTACTACGCTACGCAAGGGATTGTCGTAGGCCACAGACCACTGCACAGGATGTCCTGATGTTTCATCATGGAACCAATATTCCATGACTTCTCGACCTCGTCGGCTGTGGAAGATACGGCTGTGTTTACGGAGTTGTTTGGTGTGCCCTTCACGTAGGATAGACGGCGTGGCATCATTCAGTGTGGGTTGGATCAAGGTCTGTTCGATCAAGGTAATCCGCTGAATATCTTCTACATAGAAGTAAGGCAAGCGATAGATCATGCCACGATGGCATTCTCTCATGATACCACCGTTGCAGATGTCATAAAGATCACGACTAAACTGGCTAGGCTCGGTGTTGGATTTCAGTGCTCGTACGGCCAACTTGTTGCGATAATATTTACGAGTTGCATCAGCCATTTCTCGATCATGATCATGAGCTTCAATATCAGACCAGTCTACCCAACGCCGGTTGGGAAACTTGGTCCACACATGATATGCCGCCCACGACAACGCCAAGGGATCGGCTTTTTCAGTCAAGGGCCTGCGATCTTGTGCTCGTTGCTGTATCTCGTATTCTTCCAAAAAAGTTTCTGTATCTGCCATATCAGTCCCACAATCCTTCGTAGTATTTGCCAAACAGTCGGAATCCGTTAGAGATGCGTTTTTGCACAGCCTCCATGCCTTCACGATCCCAATAACTGGTGTCGTTTGGACCTCGCTTCATTTCGTAATACTTGTGTTCGCCCTTGGGCACTTCGTTGCCATCCTTGTCCACCGGAATCCACAGCAGGTCGATTTCACCTGAATGGAATTCGCTTTGCCAGTCGTCCTCGTTTTTCTTTTCAAAGGCAAAAATCATTTCGTCCAGGACCCAGTCCCAGCGCAGGAAGTGATTATCATCTGTGTCGTATTCGTTTTCCTTGGGTGGCGCGGCTGTGCTACGCAAGTGTTCGGGCACATCCTCGTCGTCTACCATAGGAGCGCCATGCTTGGTCGCTTTGAGTTGTCGCAACATGGGCAACACGATGGAAGCCAAGGTCGAATCCATTGACCAGGTATCCCAGCGATCGATACGGACATATTCGACACGAGGATGGATCGTGTCTAGAACGCGGTTGATAAACCCAGATACGGGCGTTAACCGGTCGGCCCAGCGATCTACCCACTCAGGATGATCCACCCATTGGCTTTTTTCTCGCTTTTCATCTTCTAGAGTTTGTGTCAAAGTCCATCGACCGCACTTGCTCCAGTCTGTCCAAAAGAATACGCATTCGATGATCTTATAAGGCGAGATCCAGTGATTGCGGTAGTTTGATTTATAAACTTTCATTGTAATCCTTTTTGTTCTAGGCCTTGTTGATACCACTCGATGAATCTATTGCCTTCGGTCTGTTTCAAATCTATCATGCAACCATCTTTAAACAAGGCTTCATACTCAATCCAGGCATTGGCTGAATAGCCACCTTGTTCCTGATTTTCTCTATAAAATCTTAGAGATCCAGAAAAATCATCGCACCACTTCCAGTGATGATTCTTTGTATCTAAATACATGCCAAATAAATGGCTAGCATCATTGATCCATTCTGCATCATATTCTTCAACCCACAAACGTCCTAACTCATCTATTTTGTATTGATCCAACATCTGACGAGGAGTGTCTTTGCTTTGATACTTGTTGCCTTCAAACTCTACCCAGTCAAACATACCCATTACTTGATTCCTAAAGTCAGAGGACTATGATCAAGATCACAAATATCTCGACCATTGATTGTGCCTTCGTAAAAATGTGCATCGGCGTCAATGATCTTGATTCTCATGTCACAATGTTTGATGTCGTAGTCTGTGAAGTTGTATTGTGCATCATAGACTCTAAACACAAATTTATTCGAGGCATGGCAATAGATCAAATCTCCAACTTCACCATTAGCAGTTCGGCTCTTCATTACCACGATCCATCGTCCTTCCATATTCGTATTGTCAAAAACAACCAACCCAGGCTCACAGTCTGTGAGTGTGGGCCAGCCCATTCATCTTGGTAACGGTTGATCCAGGGTATCCATCGCCAATGCAAAGGATTCACAGTCACGATCAAGGACAGGCCGCTATACCGTAACCAGTTAAACACTTTTGACTCCTTGTTCCACCCATTGTGCTAGAGCGTCATATTGCAGAGTGTCCCACTTGGTGTGCTCATCCATTATGTCGATCTGGATGTCTCGTTCTTTGGCCTGACACAACAAGTTGTTTAACACGGCCTGTCCATACCCATTGGTACCATATCCACCGTGACGACAACGATACACTGATCCTGAAGAACCATCAAAATCCCAAAATGAATCCTGCCACGTGGCACGCACTATGCCCGAGTTCAGTTTCCATGCGTCAGAACCTGTGTAACCTCCGGACCATGACGCAAATACCTTGTAGATGATTTCTTTGGGGGTGTGTATGCGCAACACCATCCAGCGATCTGGAACATACTCACTCATCAGCTACCTCCTCCGACATAGACATGATGCATCAAATAGTTGATCACTTGATCAGACCCCAGTACCCACTGTTGTTCTGGTGTGCGTCCATCAAAAGCACGATTAGGACTGCACCACCATTTTGGTGCCAAATCTGATCCTACCATGGCTGTGACCAAACGATCGGCAATGTACCGGAATTCTTTTTGAGTATCAACAGAGCTCATATGCATATTATAACTGATCTATGATTTTTGATCAATCGAGATCTAAGTACTGTAACTCAAAATGATTGGCTTGAGACTCATGCCCTACGTAACCTCTAGGGTTGCATACCACACGAGTGGTTCCAATATGGTAGTCACTATTGTTGTGCATGTGACCATGACAAACCAGTTTGATCTGTGGACGGTCCAACAAAAACTCCGAAAGATCGGTGTAGAAGTTACCGTTCATCAAAGTATCAGATTTGTAGCATTCGGCCACACTGAGCTCAGATGGTGCATGATGCACTACCAACACAAACTTTTCATCCGGTCGGCCTTCGGTCACGATACGGATATAATCCAGCATGGCCCGATGATCGGCCAAGGTATCTTCGGGTTGTAATCGGCTGGCATAACCGCCACCGCTGACACCGCGCCCGCTGTTACGACACACTCGGTAATCATTCATGCTCTTGCTGGCATTCCACATGGTCAAAGGATCTTCGTTGTTAAAGTCAGTCCAGAGTGTTCCGCCTACAAAGGTCACACCTTTGATGTCAATGGTGTTCTTGTCCAGCATGTGCAAGTTGGAACACTTCTGATTGTCTAGCATGGCCCGGAGGCGATGACGACTACGGGCAAAATCACCGCTGTAGTGTTCGTGGTTGCCTAGCACATATACAACCTTTTCAAACCGATCGCATACACGACGGAAAAAGGTCTGTACCCTACGACCCATAGGAGTGTCGTTGGTGGCATCTACCGCTTGGCAGATATCTCCAGCCAACACTAACACATCAGCTGCCTGTTCATTGAACAGCTCGATATCACCGAACTCTAGATGGATGTCAGACGCCAACGCCAGTTTCATTTGTTTCCTGTTTTTTAAGATTAGCCAGTTCGGCCTTGAGTCGCTCGATTAGATCTGGATCGCCACCACTGAGATATGCAATCTTGTCAGGATACAGTTCAGCGAATCGTTTGCGTATTTCGGCTAGGTCAGATCCTTGACACAGGAACTGACGATCGTTTTCACGATAAAAATACAGTTGTCCATTGTGTTCTTCTACCAACACACCCAACATCTGTTTTTCTACCTCTTGGGCAGCTTCACGTGCTAGATCACGGATCTGCACTTCAAACCGCCCAATGGCGCGGCGCACCAGATAAACCAGCAACAACACGCTGATGCCCATGCCGATCATGATACCAGCTATAAGATTTAGAGTACTACTTTCCATGTTTCACTCCAGGTTGATTAACACAGTGTTTATTTTAGTCCTTTGGCTTCTACACCTTCTTTGTACCACTCAGTCAAAGGTTCTGGTTCTTCATCTTCAACATAGCCAAACGCTTCTTCGGCCATGGCCAGATACCCTTCACGATCAGAATTTGCGTCACGATGATCATCATCCAGGTATTCGCCATCCCAGATTACCCGGCCCACAAAGGCCATTCCGGGTTCCCAATATTCCAAGGTAAACTGCATCTGACTGTTTTGTTGCGCCCAGGTGTAAAAGGCTTCCACACAAGGACCCCAGGCCGTACTGAACTCAAATGTGACAGAATCTTCTTCGGGTTGATGCTCAAAATACACATCCGATATTTCCCATTTGGTACCCCAGTTGGCCACACGCCACGAATACCAATCTTGGTCAGTTTCGTACTTGGGCTCGGGCACCATCCAGGCCAGCAACGGTGTGTCTTCATGATTGAGGATTTCAGTGATTTCCTGGATCACCGACGCAGGACCTGAAATAGTTGCACGGTTGGAACACCAGTTGGGCATGATATACCTTTATTTACTGTAAAACTACATTATACAGCAAATGCCATTATTGGTCAACCAAAGAAAAAGCCCTGGTATTGCGCCAGGGCTTGGGCTCAGTGCTCGGTCTGAATCGAGCAGCGGGTGGGTATTAGATACCCAATGCAAGAGCACGGTAGCCAGCGGCTACCAACTTACGGCTGGGTTTGCCAAGCACATATTCTGTGACTTGTACGCCATTGCCTGCTTTGCGGCTGTTGGTGTAAACGGCAAAACCGTGGTTACGGATGCGGCTTACTTCAGCTGACAAATTCTTAACACCCATCTTTGATGCTTGGCTGGCTGTTAAGGCTTTACCACTTTGCAGTGCTTGGAAGACGCGGAAGGTCTTGGTTTCTGGATTGATAAACTTCATTTGTGTTACCTTTCATGATAGTTCACTGTTTTTACACAGCGTAGGCTTAGTATAGCATGCGCTGACTTGCTAAACAACCTTGTTTGGTAAGCATTTAGCCATAAATAACAAAAAAGGCTGAATCCACACATGACCCAATATGTTATCAACATCGGAGCCTTGCCCAATGATGGCACGGGCGATCCGCTTAGAACCGCTTTTAACGAAGTAAATCTCAACTTTGACCAGGTTTTCGCCGCGGGTCCGGTACTGAGCAATATTCGGATAGCCAACAACACCATACTCACTACCAACACCAATGGAAACTTGGTTTTGGCACCCAATGGCATAGGCCTAGTGCAATCCAATGTCAGCATCGTGCCTAACTCGGCCAACATACGCAATCTAGGAAGCGCAGATCGTCGTTGGAGCACGGTGTACACACAGTATCTGGACGTTTCGGCCAATCTCACCATCAGCGGAAACATCATCTACAACGGCGACCTAAATGTGGCCGGAAATCTCACAGTCAATGGCGATCTTATCGAAGTCGGCAACATCGTCACAGACAGTAAAACCATACAGTTAGCCAACACCGCAGGTACTACCGCCGCTGCCAACGGGTCGGGTATCACTGTGGGGGCCAACGATCTTATAGCCACTTACCTTTTTGACAGCTCAGCTGATGCCTGGACCACCAATATCGGCATTACGGCCGTGGGCAATATAGCAGCACCTTATTTCTTGGGCAACGGTAGCCAGCTTTCCGGCGTACGAGCAGATACCTTGGTCGGCAACACCCTGAGTTCCAATGTGTTGTTCTCCAGCCTAACTTCCGTGGGCACCTTGACTGCGCTAAATGTAACTGGCAATGTTTCAGCCACGGGCAACATCATTGGTGGCAATGTTGAAACCACAGGACTGATCACAGCCACGGGCAACATTATTGGCGGCAACATCACTACCACAGGCAATGTGTCTGCAGATTATGTCATAGTAGCCGGAGGAATCGTAGCCGAAGCATCGGCCAGTCCGGCTCCTAGCTTATCAGGATTTGGCAATATCACTAGCGGTAATCTTATCACCACAGGGATGGTAACAGCCACTGGCAATGTCACAGGTGGCAATGTTGCCAGCGGTAACCTGATCACTGGTGTAACTCTGCAGGTGTCTGATGCCACTGTGTATGGCAACGTTGACAGTGTCATGGTCAATGCCACGGGCAACGTAGTCGCAGGACAATATTTTATTGGTGACGGTAGTTTACTCACAGGCATTGGTGCCAGCTACAACGATGCTGACGTAGCCAACTTGTTGGCGGCATTCGGTGCTAATATTATCAACAGCACTGGCAACATCACCACCACTGCCAATGTGTCCGGCGGTTACATACTAGGAGATGGTAGCCAGCTTACCAACTTGCCAGTACAACCCGGCACTTATGGTGACTCCAACGTAGTCACATTGTTGGGTGCATTTGGCAGCAACAATGTATCGACCACGGGCAACATCACAGCCGGATTGTTGATAGGCAATGGATCGGTTCTAACTGACATCACTGGAGCCAACGTCACAGGAACTGTGGCAAATGCGTCCTACGCCACTTCGGCAGGTTCCGCGACTACTGCCACTTCGGCCACTACTGCTAACACAGTGACTGACGCAGCACAACCCAATATCACAAGTGTAGGCACATTGACCAGTGTGACCAGCTCGGGTAACGTACAAGGCGGTAACTTGTTGACTGGCGGACTAATTTCGGCCGCTGGTAATGTTACAGGTGCTTATATATTTGGTAACGGTAGCCAACTCACTGACATCAATGCCGTCACGATAGATATAACCGATACCAACGGGTTGACCACCGTATACTACCCAACTTTTGTAGAGAACAGAAGCACAGGACAGATCGCCCGTGCCGATGTGGACCTTTCATATCGCACAGACACCAATACGTTGACCGTGGGCAATCTATCAGCCACTGGCAACGTCACAGGCACATTTATACTTGGCAACGGATCACAACTTACTGGCATCATTAGTAGCTATGGCGATTCCAATGTGGCCACATTGTTGGCCAACTTTGGTTCCAACGCAGTATCAACCACAGGCAACGTGACCAGTGGTAATCTAACAACTTCTGGTACTGTGTCAGCCACAGGCAATGTCAACAGCAACGAAATCAATGCCAATCGAGCGGTACTAGGAAACATTGGTGGTAGTAGTATTTCTGCCGATGGTCGTATTTTCACCAGCGGCAATGTGGTTGCAGGAAACGTAAACTCAAACGGTATACTTTTTTCCACAGGCAACATCGTTGGTCCACATGTCAATGTCACTGGAAATGTAGTAGCTGGCAATGTCAACTCCAATGGCTTGTTGTTTGCTGTCGGCAACATCGTTGGTGCTAACTTAGATTCTTATGGTATTATCACAGCGATTGGTAATGTCACTACCAATGCCAACGTCAATGCCAACAACTTGCATGCATCAAATCGACTCAGTGTTACCGGTAACATAGTAGCCGGCAATGTCAACTCCAATGGCTTGTTGTTTGCTACAGGTAACGTAGTGGGCGGCAATGTCAACTCCAATGGTAGAATTTTTGCGTCAGGCAATATACAAGGTGCTAACATTGACACCACTGGATCAATTTCAGCTGTGGGTAATGTGATTGGTGATTACTTCTTTGGTAACGGTAGCCAACTTACTGGCATTGTAGTTTCTGGAGGAACTTCCATAGACAATGGCATATCAAATGTGAGCATAGCTTCTGCTAATGGTCCAATCACTGTGTCATACAATGGCAGCGGCAATACCTGGACATTTGGCAATACAAGTGTTCCACAAGCTCTGTATTGGCCGGATGGATCATTCCAGGCCACAGCCTTTGTGGGCCAGGCCACAGACTTGGTCAGTACAGGTAATGCCACAATCACCAGCGATGCGCTTGGTGTATCATATGTATGGACCTTTGACGATATTGGAAATCTCACTCTGCCTACCAACGGTAGTATTGTTGTAGATGGCGGCGATGGTGCGATTGGCCCGGTCAGCGACGACTTAGTTATCTCATGGGACAACGAGGAAATCCGCTTGGTTTCTGTTCAAGGCAGCATTGAAATGCAGGCTGACAACGCATTCCGTGTACAGACCAGTTATGACGGTCCCAATGTCATATATGGCAGCCGCTGGGAATTCAGCAACAACGAAATCGTCAACATCACCGGTGATTTTGGCATTGTGTCTGAAGTAGGAAACCTCACCCTGTCGGGCGGACGTGATGGTGTCAACAGCGGCAATACCACAGTGCGAGCAGTTAATGTTGGCGTGTTGGTTGCTGACTGGGTATTTGACAACACTGGCAATCTTACAGCACCCGGAAATATCATCACTACTGCCAATGTGTACGGTGATGTAGGATTGTTCAATGACATCAATCTTAATAATGCCGGCACTAACCGTATGCTCTATGTTGATGGTGATCGCAACATCTACGACACTGATTTCTCTTATGATTCAGCTAACAGTGTTATATCTGGCACCGGCAACATCATAGCTGGTTATTTCATTGGTGACGGTAGTCAACTTACAGGGTTGTCATCAAGTTATGGCAATGCCAACGTAGACGTTTACCTTAGCAGTGGCACCATGTCAGCTAATATCATTACCACAGGTAATGTAGATAGTGCCAATGTCAACACCAGCAGAATGGTTATAGGCAATATTGGTGGTAGCAGTATTTCTGCCGATGGTCGTATTTTCACCAGCGGCAACGTAGTAGCTGGCAATGTCAACTCCAATGGCATACTGTTTTCAACCGGCAATATCGTTGGTCCACATGTCAATGTCACTGGCAACGTAGTGGCCGGCAATGTCAACTCCAATGGCGTTATTTTTGCCACTGGTAATATTACTGCCGTGGGTAATATTATTACTTCGGCCAACGTAGTGGGCAACACCTCGGGCTACACCATTGGTTACAGAGATATACCACAGGTGGCTTTTTCAGCCAATACTACCGCAGCTCTTATTGACGCTGGTAAACATTATTATTCCACTACAGCAGGTAACTTGAATCTAACTTTGCCCGATGATTCATCGGTGACATTCCCAGATGGCGCTACATTGACCATTGTACTCAATGCCGCAGGTAATGTCTTGGTCAGCCAAGGAACAGGTGTTACCCTGTACCAAGCCGGTAGCGCAACTACAGGAAATCGAGTGGTAGGAGCCTATGGACTGGCCACAGTGATGAAAGTGTCTGCCAATACCTGGGTGATCAACGGAACAGGAGTGTACTAATGGCCGGTGCCTTGGGCATTATGGTTGCCCAGCCCGGGCAGATCATCACAAATGGATTGCAACTGTGGTTGGATCCTGCCCTTTCGTCTAGTTATCCGGGCACAGGAACGTCGGTATATGATCTAAGTCCAAATCGTTACACCGCAACTTTGGTCAATGGTGTGACCTACAGCACCGCACGAGCACCCAGTTTTGGCTTCAACGGTGCCACCAACTACAGATATATCAACACCGGACAGTATCTGAGTTCTGAAACCTTTACCTTGAGCTCATGGTTCAAAAGTTCCGTTACTACCACTTACCAGATGTTGTTTTCAAAAGAACAAGTGGGTGGCAGTCCGTGGAACTATCGTTTGTATTTGGGTATAACAGATGGTCGTATCTATGCTGACATGACCAATGGGACAACTGCATCATTGGCCGGATCTACCAATCTCTGTAACGGAGTGTGGCACAATGCTGTGTTTGTGCGTAGCGTGGCCTTGGATACCTTGTATCTTTATGTGGATGGAGCCTTGATTACTTCTATCACTGATGGCACCACAGGTGCCATGAGCAACAATCAAAATGTCTGGATTGGTTTGAGTGCTTTTACAGGTGCTAGTCCTACAGGCAGCTACCCTGTGAATGGACAGATAGGCCAGAGCTTGATTTACAACGTGGCTTTGACTGCGACGCAGGTCCAGCAAAACTTCAAAGCGATGAAATCAATCTACGGAGTCTAACTGTAGAGTTGTAATATGCCGGCATTGGCCGCGAAACTTGAATCCTGAACAAGTACAAGTCCAAGATCCTTGATTTTCATTCACAGTATAAACATCACCTTTTGAACCAGTGATGTTCCATACCCGGCCCTGCGGCTGTTCGGGCTTGACCATCTTGAACTTCCAACGATTAGCCACTTCCACGAACTTGCGCCTGCGGCGATCTATAGTAGTAGGGCGATCAAAATATTCAGGTTTGCTTTCACCCCAACGACTATAGGCATAGATTTTATCACCATCCATGAGATACACATGATTGGGTTGACGATATTCGACATCCCACTTGGTGACTTCTTGCATGATTTTCATTATGGAATCCTAAACGATCAGCGTGATAGGTTGATTACACGACCTTGATATTCCATGAAACTTACACGCCATGGAATGAAAAAGACATGCCCCACTCGGCTGTGTTTATCGGTTTGCTCGTCACCGCCAAACACATCACGGGTGACTTCGACCTTGTAGGCTTGATAACCCATGTCTTGATTGTGGGCGTCAATCACACGACCTTCAATGAAACTGTCACCACGCCCTACCATGGGTTTGAAATCGTAACCGCGGATCACATCACCTACCTGGACATTTAATGCAACCATTTTCGCTCCTGTTATCTAACTGTATAACAATATTATAGCAAAATGGGTTTTTTTAGTCAACCAAAATAGCCAGGATTTTAGGTGATATAACTCACTGATTTTTAAGTGATTTTTCGTGTGTTTCTTGGGATCTATCGAAACAATGTGGCGCCCAGCCACAGAATGCCACAGTCCAAGCCGTGGCCTCAGGAGAGCCCCAGGTCAGGAGAGTCATAGCGCCGGCGGCACCGGCTATCAAGATTGCGATGATTTTCATTAGGATTTCCTTTTGAGTTCACGTTCAGTATTTTGTTTTTCCATCTCATAGATGCTGTAACTAAAACGAAACCAGGCCCTAGCTGCATCACCAAGTACCACGATCAGTCCTACTGCGGTCAGAATCTGAGGCCACGGTGAAGGGCACCCTGCGATCAAGGCCACGACGGCCAACATAGTGAGACTGAATCCATAAAAACTAGGGCTAGTCAGCGTGCCTTCAAACTGCCAGCGTAAATAACCTCGAATATTCATTGTTTGCTCCTAGAGAATTGATAATGTCATATTGTAACAAAAGATTTATTTTGAGTCAACCACTGGATGCCACCCCAACTGAGCCAAATCCCAACGTATTTCATCAGTGATCATGCCCTCGGGCACATAGCGTTTTTCAGATTCGGTAGGAGTGTAACCATCGCGATCGTGCCATACTCCCGACCCCGAACAGTACCAGTCCAGATAATCGCCATGGCCACGGATCTCGGCCACAATAGCACCAGCACTACGCCAGGAACAGGACCAAGTCTGATCTCTTAGAATCTCCCACACATCCTCTTCCTGCCATTCTTGATTGCACAAGGCCGCATAGAAGTTCTGGGCATAGGCATCGTCATTGCGAATTTTGTCCACAATCCAGTCGCATTGACACACATCCATGTCCAAATGATGGGTGTGTTGTATGGTCATCTTTTCTGTGGGGGTTTAGGCAGTTGTGGGAGATTTTTCCAGTGTTCGATCCACCGTTGCTGATCCTCTAACTGGCGTTGTTGTGCTTCGTTCATCCGGCGTAATTCGTTGACATGATCTCGCTGTTCGTGTTGTGCCTGTGCCACGCGATCGATCTTTTGGTCCATGTAGTTTACACGCTGTTCCATAAGACCCAGGCGCTCTTTGAAATAATCTACATCGTGACCGCGGCTGGCTGCTATAGCGTACAGTATCACCACCATTGCCAACAACATGGTACACAACATCCAGGCCACTTGAGCTCGCTCATCCGCAGTCATGTCAGACCATACACGAAAAGGGTTCATGCTCTGGGCCTCGCTTCACACCATACCAGGTATCGGCTACCACTCTGCCGGGCCGCGGCATTGTAGATACGCACCTTATCTTCACACTGCGCTTGGGTGACAAAAGTATCAACATCTATGGCCCAGCCGTTCATGAACAAGACGAATATCCAGGCCACTACATCCTCCAATCCAGATCCAGGTCGGCGATCTGGCCATCGGGTATGTGGTTTATCATCAGGCTCCGTGCTTCTTCTATCCTGGCCTGCTTGGTGCGAGATCCCAGGACCACTATGACGAATATCTGGCGATCGCGTTCCACTACCATGGCCACGCACCAGCCCGCGGGAGTAGTGTATCCGGTCTTGGATACCACGATGCTATCAAACTCTAGCAATAGGTTTCGATTGGTGTTGGGCAGTTCTATGGTACGGATCTTCTGCCCGTGATGTGTTTCGAATGTGGCCTGGCGTGCTGTGCTTGCTTCACGGATCAAGGGATAAGTGGCCGCGGCCAAGATCATTTCCGTGACTTCGCCGGCCGTGCTGACATTACCCGAACTCAAGCCCGAGGGATCCACGAACTTGGTGGTCGATAATTTTAGTGCTCGTGCCCGGCTATTCATGGCCTTAATAAATGCCTCTCTGCCTCCGGGGTAATCTGCGGCCAGTGTCTCTGCGGCCGCATTGTCCGAGCGTACCAGCATGGCTGCCAGTAAATCTCTGCGGCTGTATTCTTGCCGAGGAAGGTTACTTTTCACAGGAGTTATCAACCGTACCTTGGTATTCAAATATCGATGGTAGTCCAAGTACACCATAGCCGTCATGATCTTGGTTATCGATGCTATGGACCGCTGTTGCGTGATATTGTTGCCCATGACTATATCGTCACTGCTCTTATTATACACTATCACGGCGCCCGCAGGTGTTTTTTGCCCCACAGTCAAAGCGGCCATAGTTCCAGGGTTGGCCCAGGCCGCGGTCGTGAACAAAAAGAAAGCGATAAAAATACGCATCTGTTACTTATTCAAAAGTTAAGCCTCACCTTTCCTACAAATCATTATTTCACTCCTAGTTTATTCTTAGCCATCCATTCAACATAAATCCGTCCCGTTCATGCTGCCGTCCTTTCACGCACATCGGTGTTCAAGTTAGGCCGCAGTTCGCGGATCAGAGCACGCTCGACCTGATGTGCCGCACTCTTGCCACGCACCACTGACACGATGCTGTAAGCGAAAGCACCAGGGCCACGATCACGCAGGGCTTCGTACAGGGCCCAACTCTTGTCTTCGGTGCGTGAGCGATACAGATGTTTATTCATACGCACACGGACTGACTTCAGCACCGTGGATTCGGTCTTGGCAGTGACGCCGATGTAGAAATCTGTGCCCGACACGATCTTGTAAACGATGTGGGTACGATCTACTCGTTTTTTGCGGGATGTTTTTTTACTATGCATACCCATATTATAGCAAAATGGGTTTTTTTGGTCAATCTGGACAGGTAAATGCTCACTAACCTATTGTTTTTGCTAAGTTAGTGCTTGCTTACCTAACTGTAAATCCAGCCCAGATTTTGTATTTTGTGTATCCACGTAAACACCGGAACATCAAATGTCAAGGTCCACTTACCGTTCCACCCCAGGTAACTTTGATTGGTCAACTGTTGCTGAAGTGCGACTCCACGTGATCGTTGCTCTTGGATCCAGAGTTTAGGATATCGAGGTTCATATACTCCGGCCCACACAAACTTGGGATCACTGATGCCAAAGAAACTCACGTTGTTGATAATCACAGCCTTGTCAAGATTGTGTTCTGGCACGGTGTCGTGATCGCGTTTGTTCAAAAACTCCACTGTGAGATCACAGGGTTTATCGGATTCGAATTCAAACTCCAATGTGGCAGGTCTTGTGAGATCTCTTTCGCGCCGATCATCATTTACTGCCACACATATACGAGGTGGTTCGGAATGCCAAACCGGCACAAGAGTGATTGCAAGTTTAACTGGATGTTTCATAGTTGTATTTTTGCAACAACTCATGGAATTCTGGATACAGCGTCCTGGCATTATAGCCATACACGCGATCCCAACGTTCACAATGACGTACCATGGTTTCGAGTTGTGTTTCACTGTCTGGGGGTGTTGGAGTGGTCAAAACATTCACGCACATCTCGATCTGTTGTTTGATTACCTGTTGATAGTTATTAGGATCGCTGGCATTGTAATCGCCCACAGAAGTCACAGCAGACAGTCTGTGTTGCAACTTCGAATATTTCTGTAGGTATTGTTTCTTTATGGACTCGGGCAAGATTTCTGCAGACAAAAATCTCGGGTTATAACAGAGATTGCTCTTCACTATCAACTGTTGGGTGAGAGCAAAATCCAACAGACCCGGATAATATCCAATGGTCAGTAGACTGGGCGCCGGACGCAGAGTCACTGTAATATTGGAACCATTGCAATGGGCTTGATATTGTTGTATATTAGACAGTACCAAAGCAGTATCAGTGCCTTGACGTTGGTAGGCATTGTGCTCATCCACGGTCTCTATACTGATCTCCATGCCCACTCTGCGAAATCGTTTGAGTTTTTCAATCAACTGAGGACGAAACACTGTACCATTGGTCACAAAACTAAAACAAAGGTCGAATCTTTCATGCTGAATCATGAAATCTATCAAATCTTCAAGTCTAGGAGTCAACAAGGTTTCACCGCCCATGAAATGAATGTTGTTGAGGCCAGGTAGATCTAATAACTGTTGTTTGAAACTGTTCCACACTTCGAGATTCTGTGTCCAGTCAGTGCCTAGATATTCGCGACTGGCATCAATGCCCCAACGTACCTCTTGACTGGCTATCACGCTGCTGGCTTGGGCATTACACATCTTACAGGCTAGATTACAGTAGTTGCCAAGATCGATGTGCAGGTCAATAGGTGTAGTAGTGGTGTATCCGTGATTGTTGGCGCTGTAAACAAACTTGGCGTGCCCGGGACTCTGTTGGAAACTGTCATTGAATGCAGACCTAGTGAAGATCACACTTTTCTGATTACTTTTGTGTCGACGACTGTTGCCATCGTGCGATTCTTCAATGTAACACCGTTGACACAACGACAATGGTGTGGTCGCCAGTATATTGGTTCTGAAATCACGCACAGGTTCACTGTTAAACCAATCCTGTATGCTCATACGAGCAATATTGTACTGAGTGTGGCCAGGCTGATACAACTTATGTGCTTCTTGGCAACAAATCCCTAGGTCACCGTTCCAATAAATGTGTAACTCGTACCAGGGTGTGTTGCAAAATATGTGTTGATTAGGCGTCACGCTTGGATATCACTCGGTCCGCCAGGCCATAGGTCACAGCTTCCTCTGCGCTCATGAAAAAATCACGTTCCATGTCACGAGCAAAATCATCATAGGTTTTGCCTGCGGTGTTATGTGTGACATAGATTTCTGTGAGATAACGTTTCATTTTCAAGATTTCTCGGGCTTGGATTTCAATATCAGTGGCCTGTCCTTCGGCACCACCACTGGGTTGATGGATCATATTGCGTGAGTGCGGCAACATAAATCTCTTGCCTGCGGCACCGGCTGTGGCCAGCAATGACCCCATGCTACAGGCCTGCCCCATAACGATAGTTGACACATCGCAACGAACATATTGCATGGTATCATAGATGCTCATACCTGCGGTGACTGATCCTCCAGGACTATTGATGTAAAACAAGATATCGCGATCAGGATCTTCGGCCTCCAAAAACAGCATCTGTGCCACTATCAAACTGGCGCTGTGATTGTTGACATCCGAATCTAGCATAACGATACGGTCACGCAAAAGTCTGCTGTAGATATCATAACTGCGTTCACCTTTTGAGGTCTGTTCTACGACCATGGGGATTAGACTGGGCACAGGGTTCCTTATTTTGTAGGGTTAAAACTGCGCACCACTGATTCAGTGATGCTAAGACATACATTTGCTGCAGAATGATAGAACTGGGTCTGAGCATCAATGAGCTTGAGCACTTCTTGTTGCACAGTTTCATCTTTGATCATGGATACGACAGCATTGTGTTTGAGTTTTTGCCAGCTGTCAATGTAATAGTGTGGGCCAAACATAACTTCTCCTTTGTGGGTTAATGATAAGTATACTATATATTCAAAGCAGATACAATGAGAAACTTAATCAATCTAATCACAAAATCCACCCTGACTGAAACATCTCGGGGACTATTGTATCGCTCAAAAGGCGATGGATTTTTCCAAGGTTCCAAAGACAATCCCACAGCCGAAATCGTGTTTGACCGAGTGGATTATTTTCCTGGGCAACCCGGAGCCTATGCCAACTATGAAGAAATGTCTCGGGTTGGACAAGAACTGTTCCGCCAATATCCCAATGTGATCTGGAGCAACAAGCCCACCAATGCCAGCAAGGCCTTTGCTATATTGACGTTTGATGGTCCTGGCCCAGGACAAAAAACCTATTTTGGTAGATTTTTTTCAGAAATCAAACAGAACATGGCTGGTCTGTGGAAAAACAATGAGTTGCCGGGTGGGTGGCAACTCAACAAGCAGGTCAGCCTCAAAGGTTCATACTACAAACTCAAGCCCGTGGATCTGTTTCCACAAAACTCAACCTTTGCTACACCAGCTGATGCAGTAGCGGCCATGGGCACCAGACCCGGAACCACACCAGACGAGTTGTCCAACATCAACAAGATACGTCCCGGCATGGACCAGTTACTGGGCGGCAAGTTGCCTACATTTGACAACGTAGGCGAAATGGCCACAGCAGTACGTGATGATCTAGGCGAAACCATTGGACCTATTGCACTGATTCAAGGCATGATCAACTCCGGTGGTGCTGAAGCTGCCAGAAAAGATATACTAGGCGACCGTGGAAGTTTTTCAGGTAGCGCCATAAACTTTCCAGCGGCCAAAAACAACGGCCTAGTAGACAGTTATCTGTTGCATCCGTCGGGCATAGAAATTGGTATTTCTAGCAAAGGCGAAAAAGGTGCATCTGCATCAGTCAAAAACATTGCCGATGGTATCGCGACCGCAAGAGAAAAGGGCATGAACAAACTGTTAAAACAGTATGCTCCACAGGTGGATGTGATTGAGAAAGTAGGAACCTTGGGGTCCGTGGACTTTCCTCTGGAGTTTGGTATTGAACAAGGACTGATTGATCCAGCCACAGCCAATACCATCAAACAGTTAATCAAATCAGGTGCCACCACCACAGACAATCCGGCGGTGTTGGATCTAATGAAAGATATCAAGGCCAAGACTGACAATCCCCGATACAATGCTGGATATCACGCCCTGGCAAGTCTGGCACGCAAAGTAGCGGTCAACATCAACTCAGATCCCAAGTTTGGCGAAGCTGCGTTGAAGTTCTTGAATACCAGTCCGATTATACAACTTCACCTCAATGGCACCGACAAAGGCGGCAACTACACTGTAACTGGGTTCACTTCAAAGTATCCTCCAGATTTTAAAGGTACTGTGGGCCTAGATGCTTCAAAAGTCTACGCTGCTACAGGAACCATTGGACGGGTGAGTTTCAGCTACAACGGTGGCGGTGACAAAGACACAGATGTCGATATTGATATCTCTCCAGCTCGAACTAAAACTCAAGACCTAGATGTAGTGAGCCAACAAAGAAGCAAGATCAAAGCGGCTCCTGCAGAACCAGAAAAACTAGGAACAGAAAAAACACTAGGACGCAAGCGCCAGCGTTAGTAGGTCAGGTGTGTGGTGGTCTTGAATGGCCGGCCAATGGCAGCATATTCCAGTTGCTTGATTATTTTCTTCTTCATCTTCTTGACTCGAGCATGGTCATGATCCCAGTCAAAGGCTTTCAGAAACTTGTGATAACTGGTTTTTTTATGGCGCTTGGATTGCATGCTGTCCATGTAGCGTTTTATGCTTTGTGGTTCATGTCCAAATCTGTCCACTAGCTCGCAGGCGATGTTGAAACTGAATGCTCCCATTTCATCCCTGTGACCATAGTATTCTTGATCCATGCGTTGTTTGCGATAGTGAGCGGTGCTTTCATAGCCCGGAATGCATTTGAAGTTACGGCTGCGATACTGGCGCATGTGTATGATCTCGTGCAAGATGGTGTCCGAGAACAACTGGCACAATCGAGTCCAACGATATTCGGTTAGACGTATTTTTTCATCCAAAGGATGATAGCACAGCAGTATTTCAATGAATCGTGATGTCTGATTGGAATCATAGTCGGCATAGTAGGTGCCGCCTAGATATATGCACCCTCTTTGTTGCGTGTAGTCGTTTTGTCTACGAACCACTCGCACCGGTAGATGAGATTTTATGTGACGGCTGAGGATCTTTTGCAGATCTTTGACAGCCATACGCTTGCCAACCACATCACGCCCTGCTGAATAGAGCATGCTGTAGAGGTTTTCGCGATCTAGTAGACTCCAGTTAAAGTCCGGGCGCATTTCGGGTCTCCGATTGTACCCAGTATTTAGCGCAAAAAGTCGTAAAAAAGCCCGGAAAACTCCGGGCTGGGTGCTGACGCGGTGTAGATTACACAGCCGCTTTGGCAGCTTTTTGTACAGACTTGACAAATGCTTCTGTGGAGTCTTTGGTTACTTTTTCCACGGTCTGGGCATATTCAGTCACGCTGGCAGCAGTAGCACGTACAAAGCCAAACTGTGCCTTGCTGATGGTCTGAGCGGAATCACGCACTTGCTCGGGCAAATAAGTGATCAAGCTGGTAGCACCTTTTTCCATGTTGTCGATAGCCACGGTAAGGTCAAATAGTTTTGTGAAGTCGATTTTGTTGAAATCCATTTTAGTTTCCTTTTCAAATAAGCGAAATTTAAAGTTTCTACTGCCCGGCCTATCCAGCACAGTATTTCTTTAACAACTTTATTTATCAAGTTTAACAGATTTTATATTGCAACGCAACATTTTTTAGTACCTTTTTAGGCTATTTTGGAGAAATTGACCTTGGTCGAGCCAGCCCAAAAAACTCTAGTATGCGTATGTACATCCATCCTATATCAAATTCTCCTGGGCGTTTGCTGAACTTGGCGCTGGCGCCATCGCCGTGATGATTGTTATGCAGTTCTTCTCCACCAATCCATACAGCCCAAGGCCATAGATTGCGACTAGTATCTTTAACATCATAGTTGCGATAACCCCACCAATGTGCAGCACCATTGATAACTCCTGCTGCCCAGAACGGAATCCAGATCATCTGCACCAACCAGATCCAAAATCCCCAACCACCAAAAACGGCTAAGTTTATGGCCAACATCAAAAATATACCCATGCGGCTGTGAGGTGTATAAAGTTTTTCTTCGATCCAGTCTGTGGGTGTGCCGTGCCCTAGTTCCTGTATCATGATCCTGTTGCGTGATGCTTTGATATACAAAAACGTTCCACCAAACAGCACACGCCATATTCCGTGCTGTTTGGGACTGTGCGGATCTGCTTCTGTGTCAGCAGCCTGATGATGTTTGCGATGTATGGCCACCCACTCACGGGTGATCATGCCAGTGGTCAGCCATAGCCAAAAACGCATGAAATGTGTTACCGCAGGATGGAAGCTCACTGCACGATGCGCCTGGCTACGGTGTAGATACAGTGTAACACAAGCTATGGTGATTTGAACCATCACCAGGGTATAGATTAATTCAGTCATATATTACTTAGCTGGGATCCAGTTGGCGGACAACAGCCGTGTCCAAATATTGCGATTGACTGTCACAAACTCTTTGCCCACAGAAATCACCGATGGTGGCGGCAACGGTACGTCTACCTCGCCAGATCCTTGATAATGTTGCACTTCTAGTCCGTATTTTTGGCATAGATGTTTCACTGGTTGATTCCAGCTCAAACAATGCAGATACAGCCTACGATAACCACGATTTTGTACCCAGGTCACAGATTCGTCCATGAGACGGTCTGCGATGCCTTGCCCTCGATATGCTGGATCTACTATGATGCCAAACTCCACATCAGACTCTCCATGGGTGGCCATGTGCAACACCCCTACCCAACGATCATTGTGATCGCTAGCCACCAAAAAATAGTGTCGATCTGGCGTCTGGAGTATGCGTGACACTAGATTCTTGATAAATCCTTGAGATGCCAGCACTCCAAAATAGTTTTTCAGCGTGTCCGCGCTCTGCCGAGACAACCAGGTCTCATACTCCTGGTAACGGTCCTGAGGCAACAACATCGTAGTGACTACCATTATTTTTTATAATGATCCTGGGCTCGTTTCCATTGCTGGTTGCGTGCCAGGTGTGCTGCATAGCTGGCATGGGTCAACATCTCCATGAAATCCAAAATACCCTTGATTGTTTTCTTTAAAACTGTCATGTTTGTTCCTTGTTGTTCGGTAGAAACCTCTCATGGTTTCTACTGATATTTATATGTTGCACCCGCACATAATAACGAAACATAACGATGGCCGCGATAAATACCACACAAGGAGATCATGATGTTATCATTTCTTAAAAAGTTTTTTGGTACTAAACCTTCGGTAAATCCCTGCGGTGATGCACCTTACAAGGTAGAAACTGTGGAAGCTAAACCTGTTGCGCCCAAAAAGTCCCCAGCCAAACCCCGCTCAACCCAGAAACCTCGTAGTTCAAAAACTAAGAAACAATAAAATATCGTATCAGGCCAATACTGTCGATAATGACCAAGAACACAGCATTGGCCAGCAATCCAAAACTCCTGCGAGTCCAACAGGCATAGGCGCTGCATACACACCCAGTGATAAAAATACTGTAGAGTGGTACCACAGGAATGTGTGGCACAGTGATAGCAAATATGATGGCGGATATCACGCTACAGGCCCAGGCTGTGACTTCCAAACAAAATCTCAAGCGGTTGGATGCCCAGTCGTGACGTACATAAGTGCAGATGTTTTGCACTACTGTTCCAACAAAATCCATTACATCAGCCCTAGTTCTACCGCACGTTCATAGACCTGCTGGCTGGCAAGATTTTTACCTTTGGCTTCGACCTGAATGTCAAACTCGGAACTAAACGACAAGGCCCAGTCATTGACCTGTGTGTTCCACATAAAGTCCGAGTGGGCACGCAGTTTTTGTTTTTTTAGACCCTGGTCAAGAAGTGTTGCAAGATCAGGTCTAGTTCGGGTACAATGATCCACAACAACATCTTCGCGACTAACACTGTAATGCATAGCAGGGCGCACACCACGCCAACTGTCAATAACCCGCTTCGTACGATCATCCTGGGCAGTGATATATTCACCGGTGTTGATCCAGTGGTGATGTATATCCAATACAAGAGCAACATGCTCGCCCACAGCAAGAGTAGTGTCAAGACCATTTGATATTTCGTCGTTTTCTATAGTTATGAGGTTGCGAGCCTCGGGGCTAAGTTTGCCCAGAGTCTGCAGGAACTTGGTGGCACCGCCCTTGCCTGACAAGTGTACATTGATCTTGAATCCAGAATCATGCCATTCGGCGCCATAGCCCATCCAGCGGGCCATGTCTGCATGGTATTCAAACTCTAAGATACTGCGTTCTACGATGCCGTCATTTTCTGACGCCAGCACACAAAACTGTCCTGGATGAAAACTTAATCGCACATCCAGTCTGCGAGCTGTTTCACCGATGGGTGCAAAAATCCGTTCCAAATGACGCTGGATGTCGGGTTGTTGCCACCAGTCGATCCATGATGGTTCTGTGTAGCCCTGTAGCATTTCACTACCCAAGCGAACCATTCTGCGTTCTGGGGGTAACGTAGCCACACGTTCAATCAGGCGCACAGCAGCCGCGGCATTGTGATTCATGATGTCCCACTGACGCTGTTCAGCTTCATCTTTGTGTTCGCGTAACCAACGCATTGTAGTTGAACGCCCGTTAAGGTCCCGATCTTTTGCGTTGACTTTCATGCCGCCACATTCTGAGGGGTCATTGAGCCATTTGCAGCAGAAGCCAATGCGTTTGAGTGTTGTCATAGTCGCGATTGTTGAGTGTATAAATAGTTATTATAGCATCATTTGATTAAAATATCAAGAGAATGCGAACGACTGCAAAAGGAGACCCAAAATGGCAGACACAATCCGAACTATCAGCAGATATTCTTGCCCTCTTATAAACAATCCTAACAACAAGGATGTGCCCGGAGTACAGGATTGGTTTGATTATATCGGTCCAAAACTGGACCAAATGGTAGCCGAAGGCAAAACTACCATGCGTAACGCCATTCTAGGACCGCAGGGACCCACTGAGTGGGAATATATCCGCACCTGGAGAGACGAAGCAGCGGCACAGGAGTTCTGTGATTATGCTGATCTCAAACGAGGACATAGATTGATCTCTCGTACCATTGAACCCATAGTATAAGGACACCCATGGCCGATACCATAAGAACCATCAGCAGATATTCCTGCCCGTTGATAGATTTGTGTAAACCAGGAGTACAGGATTGGTATGACTACATTGGACCCAAACTGGACCAAATGGTAGCCGAAGGTAAAACCGAACGACGCAACGCCATACTAGGTGAACAAGGGCCCACCGAGTGGGAATATATCCGCACCTGGAGAGACGAAGCAGCAGCTCAAGAATTTTGTGACTTTGCTGATCTCAAACGAGGTCATAGATTGATCTCGCGCAGGATCGAACCCATAACCTAGTCTGTTTTTAACAATGCCAGGACACCCTGCAGGGTGTCTTGGGTAAAGTTTGGTACACCTTCCAACTCTTTCATAGGATCTCCAAGATGATCCACCAAGACCCATTGTACCTGGGTGTTTTCTGTCATGACTTGTCTGATCAAGGTGCGATAGTTCTGCGCAGCATGTTCCTGTAGACGATCAGGATTTTTAGCCCGAACTCTCCAGTCAAACCCCAGCAACAACACGATATCACTTTGGCTGCTGGCCAGGTGCATGGCAATGATTTCTTCTTTGTTGTCCAGATCCAGCACTGTGGTAGCACCATATAGTTTCACAGGCGAAGGTCGATCCAGTGTTTGGAACAATGATTCAGGAATATAAAAGTTACAATGATCCTGGAATCGTCGAGCTGTCAACGATTGCGCTCGATCCAAATCATTGCAGATCACATTGTCGGTGCCGCAGGCTCGCCAGGTCTGCCAGCCTCCCCAGAACGACCCAATGGCTTTCAACTGACTAAGATCAACCATGGGGTCTGGTATGTAATGATTGGCCAACACCCAGCTTATATTCATTCTGCGCTCTTGAGTGTTTGCCACTTGAAGGCGCCCAAGCATACCCAGGCAAACACACGATCATTTGCTGGATTGGCGTTAAACACTATGTCTCCACGAGTACCGGACCATCCTGGAACCTGGGCCGAATGGCTGATACGATGTTGTCCTACCTGCAGTTGTTTGATCGTGGTCAACCCAGTGACAGCAACCTCTATTTGTGGTTCACGGTTCACTCCTATGACCAGGCTTTGATCTCTGTTGGTACCCATATAGGCCTGGTTGAGTTTGTGTTTACCGATCACTATGCTGACTTCTTCATCCCAGATGCCTAGAGCTTTTTCTGGAGTGTCGTTGTTGATGCCCACACGCTTGTTTAACACAGTCATGGTGGTGTTGTTAAATCTGGCTTCACCTTGCACACGTAAACTACGGAGTCTGCCCACAGATTGCAGATTACTGTCGACCACGGTGTCTGTGAGTCGGTTGCCTTCGATCACCGGATCATCTCCCAGTCGTATCTGTTCAAACTTGATGCCTTGGCTTTGTATCTGCTCAGTGACTTCCTGTACCAAGCGGCCGTTCCATTCTGCGGTCAACTTGTCCAGAGTCTGCTGGCTAATATGACTAGACAATGCAGACCAGGAATCGTTGTCGGTGTTAATGCTGCCGGTGACCACGAGATTTTGTACCTGCAGTGATTCCTGTGCCTGTATATTTTTAGCATGTAACACATTTTCTATCACCACTGCATCATCCATCACAGTGAGTTCACACTGTCCCGCACGATCTACGATGCCAGAACTGGTAAAGTTTTCTAGTAGTCCTGTGGTGAATCGTTGCATGTAATCTTCCACATACTGTTTGATCGACGGACCAAGATCTATGTTTCCTAGTCGCGCAAGAGTTTCTTGCGCCACGGCTTGGGTTATCAATCTTTCTACCTGGGCTTGCCAGGCAGGGTCTTGCCCAAATTGGTCCACAGATGACTGTATTATTTGTTCTACCGCTGAATCCACAGAGTGTTTGATCTTGTTGTGATCCACAAACTGTTGTACGCCCGGGATCAACCCGGCTTCAAACATTTCATTTACACTGGTCTTGACTGCTTGTATGATTTCCGGCATGGTCTCGCTGTTGGCAAACTTGGCCAGGATTCGATCTTGGGTGTATTGCAAGATCTTTTGTTCTAGAGATTCTATCCATTGATCAGAAGTCAACACGTCCAGTACCTGTTGGTTGACTTCCGTGGCAATCTGTTTTTGTATCATGTCAGTGATGGCTTGTGTATCAAGCATGTTGTCTCCTGGTATCCAAGGTCACACAATGAAATCCACCGCCCAAGGTGCGGCTGTGACTCAAAGTCAATGGTATAACATCAAAACGGTGTTGCTTCAATCGATCAATGAGTTGTGTCTGCGCCGCATCCATGATCACTGTTTCCGGATCCAGTACCAGCATGTTCATGGCTATCCATTTTGACGCATAGGGATATTGATAAAAACTCTGCGGCACTATCATATCATCAGTGACCCAGATCTTTTCCCAATGATCAAATGCCTTGGGACAGTTGTCGGGCGTTACTCGATTGGCATTGAGCAGGACCAGGCCTTGCCGCAAAGGTACTATGGTCGAATCAATATGTACCCCTGAATAAAAGTTACAGAGTTCGATGTTGATGTGAGGGAACTGGGCACATAACCACTCATAGGCTGCACGATTGCCTGACGCAGACTCCAGGAACAACCATGTGTTTCCCAGTCTGCACACATTGGCTGCATCTAATATCATCCCCTGATCTCTCGGCATGCGTATCACAGTTCGGGCATCTTCCAATAATCTGCTGTAGTTTTGGATCTCTTGATCGCGGCAAGGATACATCATGTTGACATCCACTACTACATCACCATGTATCAGCAGTCGATCTCGAGGACAATAGTTGTACATGCCTTGAGTCTGTACAAAATCCATGAGACGCGGTCTGTACACTGTGGCACCATAGCGTGCCAGTGTTTCGCATAGGCCGTCTAGCTCTCGATTGGTTTGATCTATGATATGCCCGGGAACAGGACCCGATGGAACCGGTGATTCAGTCCAGGTAGTCTTTGAACCTTCGTTAGCAAACACCGGATCAGTGCTGGGCCAGTTGGCCGCTGTGGCCGATCCTACTATGATGGACTGCAACGGATCCCATTCATTGCGAGTATCAACCATCTACATGTCCTGTGATCTGTAGAGTATATCTGGGAGCCAGTCCTAGGTTGGCTGCCATGTGAGGAGTATCGTAGGCCCATTCTACCACAGCACCTGCTCGCCAGTCCACAAAAGCTCGATCTTGGTATTCAGCATAGTGGCCAGGTTGCCAGTCTTCTAAAAATATCACGGCTCTACGGATGGTATGTTCAAGACCTTGTAGATCAAAAAGTTCAATATACTTTTTATAGAGATCACTGTGAGTGGGCAATATGGTGCCGGGCCCCATACGATAATAACTGGTCCCAACATCACGCCACCCTTGGCCTTCGAAGATTTCTATGAATCGATTATTCCAGGCAGGTTGAGGACTGCGCATGTCACACATGGCCCCGGTAAAGTTATTGCCGTATCCTTGGTTCAACCAGATTTCCACCTGGTCTGGATCGTTGAATGCTTCAGTAATATACTCCAACGATTTGTAAGATTCATCCCAAAAAGGATACAGTTGATACCTGTGTGTTTGGTGTTTTTTAGTAGGTGTAGACTGCATCAATAAATATTTTCCTATGACTGTTCCTTTAGATTTGATGTATCATTACATACACGACGTTGCCTGTAAAATCTATGGAGGTAACACGTTAATTTATCGTTTCTGGCCACACGGAAGTAAAAATATAACCAATCTGGCTCTCATGGGCAAGCACGATATCCTAACACGAGTGACCAGTCCACAGATCTGGTGCAACGATCAAGAACCTCTAGATCATGAATATTATCGTATTAATCTGCACAACGAGTTTACCGAAAAGCATCTGCGTTCCATACTGGTATTGAAATCTATTGCACAGTATCGTCAGCGTATCAATCTCAACTATGCCTACAATGCTTTTACCAAAAGTATCTTGTTACACAGCGAGCGCAGATCCGCAGAAGTAGAAAAATACATCCGTGACGGCGAACTGATTCCTGTATACTATTGGAATCATGCTATAGTGGCACTTGATTGGTATCGTTATGCGCAGTACACTACATTTGCCAAACTGCCGCAGACCAAGAAGTTTTTGATCTACAATCGAGCCTGGAGCGGTACTAGAGAATATCGCATCAAGTTTGCAGATCTTTTACAACATCATGATCTAGTTAGACAGTGCCAGACCACGTTCAACTCAGTCGATCCTGAGTCAGGATCGCGCTATCAAGATCATGTGTTCCGAAATCCCCAATGGAAACCTGTGCATCAGTTGGAAGATTGTTTTGAATCTAATGCCACACCCAGCACGGCCAGTGCGGACTTTGTGGCCGAGGACTACAATGGCACCGATATTGAAGTGGTATTAGAAACCCTGTTCGACGATGGTCGTTTGCACCTCACAGAAAAAAGCCTGCGGCCCATGGCCTGCGGTCAGCCTTTTATATTGGCAGCTCCTCATGGTAGCCTGCAATATCTACGTGACTATGGATTTCGGACCTTTGATACAGTATGGAACGAAGACTACGACACTATTGAAGATCCTGAGCAAAGGTTACAGGCCATTGTAGATTTAATGTGTGAAATCACCACCTGGACACCTGCAGTGAGACAGCAAAAGTTGGCCCAGGCCCAGGCTATCGCAGATCACAATCGAGCTTGGTTTTTTGATCCGGTATTTGGTCGTACAATCGAAAACGAACTAGAAACCAACATGCGAGCTGGCATAGAAGAGCTAAAATCTGCAGGTCTCAATGCCAACTACATCGCACACTGGCCCGTGGCATTATCATATCCGGAGGTTGCTGCCTGGTATCATGAACTGGGTGTGCCTACGGATCATCATCGTTTCCTTGGGCAGTTAAACAACCGTATCAAAGAACTCAAACAAAAGATATCCTAATCAGCTTTGATACCATTCATAGTCACATGAGTCAACCATCGGTTGGTTTCTGATTGCACTTCTGGCAATCGAGATGGCATGTACCAGAGATTCAAAAAAGTATAGACCCAGCAATCAAACATCCAGTTACAATAGCTGTTGACTGGTTGCAACACGAATGCCAGATTGGGATCTTCTGCTGCTTGTTGCCAATGATCAGCCCAGGGCATCATTGTGGTCTGCTCTGGATGAATGCCTGCGACAACCCGTATTCTGCAAACACAAAGAAAACAACACACAGTATCAGGAGTCCCAGCAGGGATTTGCCAGATCCTAGCACAGACTTGACGCATAGGTATAAAAACCCATACAAAAAAGCCAACAATATCACTATACACACAAATGCCAACATAGGTCTATCTCCTAACCAGCAGTACATTTTTTTCTATCGTTATGTATTTAACTTAAATATCTACCTTATGTATTGGGGATATCACTTACTGCTTGACTGTTCAGGATGCACGGGTATAGACAGTCGCGACAACATCTACCGTTTTGTCAAAGATCTGGTGGCACGCATAGACATGACCGCACACGGAGAACCCATTATCGAGTACTTGTTACCCGGAGATCCCAAACAAGGTTATAGTCTCATGCAGTTGATCACCACTTCGAATATTGCTGGGCATTTCATGGAACTGGATGGCACAGCCTATTTTGATATATTTTCGTGCAAAGAGTTTGATATTGAAGTGGCTAAGCAAGTGGTGCGTGATTATTTTGCACCCGATCGTATGCGTGTGAATTTCCTGACACGTCATGCCGATTGAGTTTCCGATACGTGTGCCTTACACCACTGCACCCCACATGGTGCGCAACACTGGTGCTATATTTCGTAGAGATCCCAGACCTCGGTACCTACGCCAGAAAAAACAAGAACTAGAAAAGTACGACACTGACCTCTGGGCCGATATGCCAAAATCTCGCGAGTTGATACAACAAGCTACCCGAGAGTTGGGTCTGGTACAAACTTCCAACATCGTGAACTTTGCTCTGCAGATTGAAGAAGATGTAGCCATCATGCATCAAGGGCACCTAGTGGCTATATGTTTTTGTTTTCCTAGTTCGTGGATTCCGCGAGAACGCATAGGAATGTCATTAACTGATATTCATACACCTGTGGCTGACGGAGATCGATTGAGAACCATGAGCCAAAGAATAGCCGAAACCATGGCTGATCCCAAATCGGGCAGTTTTCTCAGACATGTGTGGACTGTTGCTACTTCAGGCGAGCTCAGTCAACATCCTTCCAACAAATCCGATCTTGTACCCAACAGCATTGACGATCTTTGGTTTAGATTAGAAACACAGACCACCATGCCTTTGGGTGATGGAGAGAGCAGTGTATTTTTTGTTCATGTGGAAACAGAACCGTTGTCTAACAGTTGGTCGCAACCAGACCGTCGTGCCCTGTTAATTGATAGTGTCAACTCAATGACTGATGCTGTGTTAGAGTATAAAAATCTACACACCATTAAAGAAATTTTCAACAAAAAAAAGACCCCGTAACGGGGCCTCAAATGTGTTACGGGGTCGACTCCTTGTAGTTGTAATGTCGACCCTGTATTTAAGAATGCATCTTAAAAAACATTTCTACTCAGTTTACTACTACACTCTAGAGCGAACATCTGATTGCCAATGTTTGCCACAGGTCTTTAGATATGAAGTCTGTCCTTTGATGTTTCTGTTTTCATAAATCTGCGAAGGGCGCGAACACCCGGGCCAGATGCACCAGGGTGCCGGAGTGTTGGGCACCGGTGTACTCATCTAGATTCAACTCTCCACATAGATTCCCGATGATCTTGTTCAACACCGTTGGTATCTTGTTCATCGTCTTGATATTCTTCCAGATGCTCAAGACTGGAACGATCTTTGCGCAGTTTTACTATGTACTCGGACAAGGTTCTAATGGTGTGCCCTTCCATGATTTCTCCTCTAACACACCTATTTATTTCCCTCCAGCCAAGGGATTGTCCAACGCCTTTTGTATTTTAACATCAACTTCTTTGCGTACCGCTCTAATGTCTTGCTCGGTCTCTCGACTGAGTTGTTTGCCATCGCGTTCCACTTGCTCTACCACCTTTTCCAATCTACGGATGTCTGCTTTGAGATCATTCTTGATGTCCTGTGTATATTGAACTGACTTCTCTGAGTTCTGCATGGTGATTTCCATCTTTTTGTTCAACTCGCTCAGATCTGGTGCCACATACTCGGCAATCTTTTTCTTCATGCCTTGGTAGTCCTTGTACACTTCAAAGGCTCCATACAATCCGCCCAAGGTAGAACTTATGATAGTTGCTGCTACCATGAGCTTGGCAGGTGTAAACTCGTAACCACCTATGCTGATCACGGTGTCCTTGCTCATGTATTTTTTGGCCGCGGCTTCGAGCTCATCGACCTTGCTGTTTACGTCTTTTATTTCTGTAGCCATTTTAATAATCCTTTAATCATGCTGGGTTTACGCTCACGAACTTCTGCATCATGCAGATCCATGTAGCGTTGGATGTATTTTGTGTTGTTAAGAATGTAATCCATTCTTTGTTGTGTGTTCATATGATTCTCCTTGTTTTGATTATTTTTTATCCAACCACGGATCCTTGCCGCCGGACCTTTTTATCTGCTGTGCCAATAAATCAATCTGTTGCTGTAGTTCCGTGTTTTTTCTTTCTATCGCACTCATGCGATGTTTGTCTGCATCTTGATCCCATTTGACCCATAAACACACAAAAGCTGATACAAGGCTTATGGTATAGATAGCAAATATGATACCGTCCATTATCGTCGCCCTATCATGAGTCTGTTGAGATACTGGTGATATTCCAGTTCATCCTTAAGATCGCATATTCGGATGTAACAGTATACGATGCTTACTGAGCACGCCATCCACCATACCATAAACAAGTATTCAGCTAGGGTGTGTCCTAAATACAATTCATTCATGTCTGCTCCTATCTATTTTTATATTGTGCATCCACCATCTCTGTGTGCAATCTGTCAGATCCTGTCATGAATCTACGTCCAGCTGGATTGTCTATATTACGCTGACCTTTGTAGATCTCAAATGGTCGGTAACCCACGGCATCTGGCAGAACTGCTTTGCCATAGGCGTCAAATCCCGGAGTGAATCCCATGGCTTGGATTACTACATTCTGCACAGCCACTTGAGCTTCTATAGTTGCAGCCTCGCCCATCTTGCTGGCAAGATTTTTGCCTTCTTCTACGGCTTTGGTACGTGCGGCTTCTAATCTGCGTTCGGCCAAGGCTTGACGTGTGGTCTTAGGTTGATCAGTAGAGGATGAACTGGCACTGGTTTTTGGTGCTGATGAATCTTTTGAATCTACAGTCTTGGTTTCTTCTTTCTTTTCTTCTTTGGTTGCTACTACTGTGGCAATCACCGGTTGTGGTGCAGGCACCAATGGAACCGTGGCAGTGGTTGCTTGAGCTGGACTGGCCGAAGTAGCAGTAGCGGTTACTGTTTGATTGACCACCGGGTCTGCTATCACTGGTGGGTTGCTACTTTGATTGGTGGTGGTGGCCACCACCACTGTTTCTTGCACTGGAGTAGACACGGTTGGTGTTGATGATCCTATGTTAAGGATATTTTTCTTGGCATAGGCCTCGGCATAGTTGGGACATTGATTGCTGTACAACCCATCAAGATTACATTGTTGTGCAAAATATGCCTGGGCATACCCAGTGCATCCTGTGTCATACAGAGGGTTGGCAGTACATTGTTGCACATAATAGGCATCAGCATATCCTGGACATTGACTGTTGTACAAAGGATTCAAACTGCACTGTTGTGAAAAATAGGCCTGAGTATACCCAGGGCAGTTAGGAGAATACAAAGGATTAGCTGTGCATTGATAAACGAAATATGCGGCGGCATAGCCCGGGCATTGGGTATTATACAGGGCCGAGATGGTGCATTGTTGTGCGAAGTAAGCCTCGGCATACCCAGGGCAGGCAGGATTAGTCAGAGGATTAGAACAGTCAGTGGCCTGCGTGGAGTTAAGGCTCCAATCGGCAACCGATTTTCCAGGTATGCCAAAAAACTGATGTGTCTTTTCTCCCAAAGCCAGATTACCGATGGTTCCAATGGTCACTGTCTGCTGTGAATTTATGGAAGTATAGTTAGCTCCAATGTAGCCAGTGGGTCTCAGTTCTAGATTAAATGTGTTGAGGTTGGCACCATTGCTGATGTCTCCAATGTTTTTCCAGTGATAGCGTATGTGATTGGCATCTTTGGTGGTGTAGAATTCTGATGTTGGACCGGGATAGAGATCAGTCCAAAATGGTGCTATCAAGTAGTTGATCCTACTGCCAAGGCTGGCAGTATTTTGACCAAGGTCGGGCCCGCCACAGCAATAGGCCCACCCACCATCATTGGGTTCAATGAGGCTGAGAGGATCTAGAAAACTGACCACACCATTGCTGTGCATCCAGGAGTTGGTAAACACCCGGCCATAGAAAGGAAATCCAAATGGCAAAGGCACATGAGCATAAGAATCATCACCAAATGTATAGTAGGTTTTGTAACCCGGGCACGATGGCGACGATTGTGGGTTGACCACACAAGGATCTACACTATAGTTTAATCCCACATTGACGTTGCGTATCTGAGGACCGTAGTATCCTCCCCAGAATTTGTTATCCTGTCCGGAGAAACTGACTTCGAGATTGCCCACTGAAGCCAGGCCATAGGATTGGCTGAAATTCTGTGTGCCACTCTGTGTATACCATTGATTGCCTTGCACAGGCATGGAATAGTTATAGGTCTGCAAGGCCGACCCTGTGGGGCTGGTCAGTCGGATCTGTCCAGTGAGTGATCCCTGACTTTCACCAAAGTTGTAATATTGCCAAGAGTAGTTATAACCACTGATCTGTATGCCTGTGCCACTGAGTGCTTGATTGATGGCTATGGCCTGCGCCACTGTGCCAGACTGCCAGGAAAAATAAATGGTATTGTTGGAAGAATTATAACCCGGAGGCCCACCTTCTCCTGGAGCACCGCCACCGGTGCCGGTGTAAGGTACCGCACCAGACCAGGTATTGTTTATAAGATTGGGTGTGGTAGATGTCTGTGCTCGTACTGGTGCACTGAGCCATACATAAAACAGGCACAGGTACATAACCAGAAGAAAACGAGCAAACAGTCGCATCACTGTTTCTCAGTAGGCCGATCAGGAATAACCGCTGGTGATTTAGTAGCGTAATGCCCTACATTCTCTTTTTTGGCCGAATCTAACACACCACGGCGTTCCCATTCTGTGCGAGCATCGGTGCCGATTTTGCCCTCCACTGGGCAGGGCGTGCCAGCCGCCATCATGGCAGTGAATATACGATCATCTTGACAAAGCGTGGCCACAGCAGCCACTTTCATGCCCATGTCGTAGAGATTTTTACTGAGTTTGATGCGCTCGCAGTTCATGTCTCGCATGGTTCCTCCCACGGAGATACCCAAGATCTGTGTTTGAACTGCACCTGATGCTGCCACAGCACACACATCATTGTTGATGGTGGTCACGGCAGGTGCCACAGCCGTGGGCGGCGGCGACTTGACCGTGGTTTCGCTGGTGTTGTGAGTGGTGCTACGCGAGGTTGAATCAGTGACGATTGGTTGTGCTTGTACTGGCAGTACAAGCAAGGAAGCGGATATCACGGCCCATCCGCCAAGGCTTGCAAGTTTTTTGAACATTTTTCATTGGATTGGTTTTGCCAATCTTCTCCACGTGTTCCTCTTAGTGGGAACATCGCATGTATTTAACTCAAAATGTCCTGCAAAAAATGCTGGTATTAAATGGTTATAGGCAACCACAGCCATATGGCCTGGCTCATGAGTAACATGGCCAAAGAACCTACCGCGATACTGGCCTTGTACATCTTGGTATTCACTGCCAATATACTGGCAGTCAACAACACGATGGCTATTTGAAACAAACTGCCAGCATAGGTATACCAGGGGCTGCGATTTTTAGCTTCAGAGCGCACAGCTTCATGAGCTCGAGCTTTGGCCATGAGTTCTTGTTTGCCCTCGCCAGATTTAGGATCTGACTCATAGCGATCAATCTTGGCCTGTAGATCTGAAGCCTTGCGCTTGTCACCGGCACGCACAGCATCTTCTTGTGCCATTTCGGCCAAAGTCTGCTTGATTGATTTGGCTTGATAGAATGCCCAGGTGTTGTTAGCGTCTATGGTGTTGTTTAATATTTTGCTTGAATTAGCACCACCCATAAGTGTGTTGATAGCCAACATGGCAGCCAGTACTGTGATTACCCAACCAGCTTTATCTTTGATCTGTGCTTCACGTTCACTGCGGCTCAGTGGTTTGACTTCTTTGACTTCGCTCATTGTAGGCTCCTATTGTTTTAATAATAGGAGTATTTAGCGTTTATTTTCGTATGACCGGGGACCAGTCGCTGGGAAGATCCTGTGTTTTCAATCGTTGGATTCGTGCACCAAACTCCGCATAAAATGAATCTAGTTCATTGCCCCATTTGCCTGTGAGATGTCCAATGGCCTGTTCACAGAAGTCCCAGTTTTTTTCTGCATAGTTTTTGATCAACTTGGCATGTAGTTCTTTGTTGGCATCCAGATTGGTCAACTCAGCAATGGGCACGTTTTCTACCACGCAGTAAGCGGTGTGTTTGTTGCCATCCGCCAACAGCAGAGTGTCTAACTCTAAAATGGTGTACTTGTCTTGATCTTCGGGCAGTGCTTCTTTGAATATTATGTTCATGGTATAAACCTCTGTAAATAGTTATCATGCAGTTAGCCTTTGATTTAATTTCTGACTTACATGTTGAAACCTGGCCCGAAGATTTTGATTGGTCGTCTCAGGCTACCAGTGCTTATTGTGTAGTAGCTGGTGATGTATGCCGAGACCGAGATCTCTTGGTTCGTGCCCTTACCAATCTGGGACAGAGTTATCCTGGTGGAGTGTTCTACATCGACGGCAATGATGAGCATCGTAACCATTTGGAAGACCTCGGTAACAGTTATCTTGACCTAGATCATTTGGTCAGACCCATAGACAACTTGGTGTACCTACAGGACAATGTGGTGATCATCAATGGTGTAGCGTTCCTTGGAGCCAACGGTTGGTGGAACTTTGAGTTTGGCAGTGATATTGACGCTGAACAAACACAGATGTGGTATCAACACAAACTAGGATTATCGGATCAGGCAATCGCAAGCATTGTTAGTTGCGCCAACGGTGACGCAGCTTATTTGATCAACAGCGTGAAGAAACTGCAAACACACAAAGAAGTTCATGCCATAGTCATGATCAGTCACACTGTGCCATCACCAGAGTTGGTGGCTCATGATCCTGAGTTGGCTGATACCTATAGATTCAACTGTGTTGGCAACAATCTGCTGCTACATGCCTTGGCAGCAGATTCAGAAAAAAAGATCAATACCTGGTGCTTTGGACACTATCACAGCGCAGTGGATCAACTACACAATGGTATACGCTGGGTCAACAACTGCCGAGGCCGTGGGGATTCTCCTTGGCGGCAACACACTTATTTTCCCAAAAGAATCGAGATCAACTACTAGGAGATTTCAGGTTCTAGTTTAACCTGGAGAGGATAGTTGTTGGTACGAGCCTGTACCGTGACTTCAATGCCTTTTTGTTCGGCGATTTCATAGGGCAACACGGCTACCACTGCAGATCCTTCTTCGTGTATGTCATAGGTGATTTTGACTGCGGTCTGTTCGGTATAATCAAAGCTGGATACCAGCGTTTCTATCACAAACTCCATGGGGGTGGCATTGTCGTTGAGATATATGACCTTGAACATGGGCGGTTCTGCTAGACCATGATTGGTTTTAACTTTTGTAGCGGTATCTGCCTGAGACATAAAGAGTCCTTGATTGTAGTGGAGAGCAACATGCCCTCCACTGTATTTACTATATTATACTATTTTGTGTACGAGATCGCAATGGTCTTTGGCTTGGCAGCTTCAGGCACACGACGCTCAAGACGCACGGTCAAGATACCATTTGTGCATTCTGCGCTGACTACTTCCACATAGTCGGCCATGGTAAATGTGCGTACAAAACGACGAGCACTGATTCCTTGATGCAGATACTCTGTGCCTAAAACCATGGCTTCAGGTTGCTTCTCACCGGTGATCACTAGTTCTCCATCCTTGACAGAAACTTCGATCTCACCATCCACAAAGCCGGCTACGGCTACCTGTATTTCAAAGGTATCGTCACCTGTTTTAAGTATGTTATAGGGCGGATAGTTGGTTCCACTGGCATGATCGATTTGATCCATGATACGACCAAACAAACGATCTACACCAATGCTGTTGCGATAAAATGGAGTAAGATCCATAGCTGTGATTTTTGTCATAATATTCTCCTTTCATTAAGCAAGTTATGACTGTAGTGTAGACCCGACCATCGGCGTCTACACTACTATTTATAACAGATTATCTCTGTTTTACATCATACCCCCGTCGGGCATGTCCGGTCCAGCAGATTGATCCTTTTGCGGAATCTGATGGATTGAACAGTCTGTGGTCAGGATGAGTCCGGCCACGCTGGCAGCACTAACCAAGGCAGTTTTGGAAACTTTGGTAGGATCAATAACACCCTGCTCTACCAAGTCGCCATAGGTACCAATGGCAGCATTGTATCCATAGTTGCCGGATTTGCTGAGGATTTCATTGATAACCACGTCAGCAGAATCGCCGGCATTGTAAGCGATGCAACGTGCAGGTTCTTCCAAGGCACGCAACACAATGTTGATACCGGCTTGTTGGTCAGCATTGGCGCCCTGGATCTTAGTGATGGCCTGCTTGGCACGCAACAATGCTACTCCGCCACCGGGCACGATACCATCTTCTACAGCGGCACGGGTGGCATGCAGTGCGTCGTCAATTCGATCTTTCTTTTCTTTGACTTCTACTTCTGTAGCACCGCCCACACGAATCACAGCAACACCACCTGCGAGCTTGGCCATGCGTTCCTGCAGTTTTTCACGATCATACTCGGAAGTAGCAGTGTCGATTTGTTGGCGGATTGATTTAACTCGTGCCTCAATGTTGACCTTTTCGCCCACACCATCAATGATGATGGTATTCTCTTTGCCGATCTCTACACGCTTGGCTTGACCAAGATGCTCAATGGATGCCTTGTCAAGAGTGAGTCCAAGTTCTTCGGCAATCACTTGACCACCGGTCAGTATCGCGATGTCTTCCAACATGGCTTTTTTACGGTCACCAAACCCCGGTGCTTTCACGGCACAGGTTCTAAGAATACCACGCATGCTGTTGACTACTAGTGTGGCCAAAGCTTCACCTTCGACATCTTCAGCGATGATCATCAATGGGCGGCTGGATTTGGCCACTTGCTCAAGAACCGGCAATAGATCACGGATGTTTGAGATTTTCTTGTCACACAATAAAATATAAGGATTGTCTAGTTCTGCGGTCTGCTTGTCAGGACTGTTGATAAAGTATGGGCTCAAGTAACCGCGATCAAACTGCATACCTTCTACTACGTCTAACTCGTCCTCTAGTCCTTTTCCATCTTCGACCGTGATCACGCCTTCCTTGCCCACTTTTTCCATGGCCTCAGCAATGATACGACCAATGGTCTGGTCAGAGTTGGCAGAGATAGATCCTACCTGTGTGATTTCTTTGGTAGTGGAACAAGGACGGCTGATGCGGCTAAGTTCATCCACAGCGGCTGTAACTGCTTGGTCAATGCCACGTTTGAGATCCATTGGATTGTGCCCAGCCGTGACATACTTCATGCCTTCCTTGACGATGGCCTGTGCCAGCACCGTGGCAGTGGTTGTGCCGTCACCGGCTTTGTCAGCTGTCTTAGAAGCAACTTCCTTGACCATCTGTGCGCCCATGTTTTGTAAACGATCTTCTAGTTCAATCTGCTTGGCCACAGTGACACCGTCCTTGGTGATGCTGGGCACCCCGAAACTGCGCTCAAATACCACGTTACGGCCTTTGGGGCCCAATGTTACCTTGACCGCGTTGGCCAGGATGTTGACACCTTCTACCAGTTTTGCGCGACCTGTGTCGCCGAATACTACTCTTTTTGCTGTCATATTATGTTTCCTTATTGAATAACTGCCATTACATCATCCTCACGCAGGATATGATATTCTTCGCCATTGACTTTGACTGTTTGTCCAGCATGCTTGCTGAACAACACACGGTCTCCGGACTTGACTTCCATGGGCACAGTGACTCCATCCTGGGTCACACGACCTGTTCCAGCTGCCAGTACTTCGCCCTGGCTGGGTTTTTCTGCGGCAGCATCTGGAATCACGAGACCCGTCTTGGTCACGGTTTCCGCTTGTAATACTTTGATCACGATTCTATCGCGAATGGGTTTTAAATTCATAGTTAATCCTTGTAAAGTAAAGCACACCACTGATCAGGATGGTCAGCGGTAATCTTGATAGGTTGTTTGGAAGTTGACGCTAGGTCAGAAGATATATTGCATTGACATGTTATTCCTCCTTAATCTAAGCAAGTAATAGTGTAGACCCATTGGGCGTCTACAAAACATATTTATAACACTTTTTCCTGGATCTGTCAATATGACAATGACAGTTTTGGAAAGATATCAGTAGAGTTTTTTAGGCAACTGTTGGTCACGCAGTTTGCGCAACCATCTTGCTCGGGCAGCGCCCTTTTTGCGTTTGCGCACAGTCGTGGGTTTTTCGTAGGTTTCACGGCTTCGTAGTTCATCTAGTAGGCCAGATTCCTGCACCTTTTTCTTAAACTTACGTAGAGCTTTTTCTACGTTGCCATCTTTGACAATCACACCCTTGCGATATTCTTTCACGTATTTTCCTGTACCAGTGTCATGGGTGTATTTACCTGGGTTTTATTGATAACCACACGCAGAATATTGTTGCGGGCGTACCTGGACAGATCAAACATGTGCGGCAACAATACTCTCTCCAGCTCGCTGTGCAGGCCTCGGGCACCAGTATGAGTGTTTAATGTTCGTTCTGCTATCTGTTCCAGGCTTTCCTGATCAAACTCCAGTTCCACGCCATCGGCGCTAAACAAGGTCTGATATTGTTTGACAAAGTTTCCTCGTACCTGTGTCAAAATACTGATCAACTGTGCCTTGTCGAGATCGTGTAGATTTACATAGGTACCAAATCTACCCACAAACTCAGGAATCATACCATACTTGACTAAGTCATCTGGAATCACTGTTTCCATAGGTATTGCTCGGTCACTTAGTTGTGCTCCAAATCCAATAGCAGTACCTCGGATCCTGTTTTGTATGATCTTGTCAAGACCCACAAATGCGCCTCCGGCTATGAATAAGATATTGGTAGTATCGATCTCTACAGTTTCTCCTGCGGAAGTTTTTCTGGTACCCATAGCAGGTATGCGACACTTGGTGCCTTCGATAAGTTTTAACAAGGCCTGTTGTACTCCTTCTCCCGACACATCTCTGCTGACTGTGGCACTTTCACTTTTCCTGGCGATTTTGTCAATCTCATCTAAAAAAACTATGCCTCTTTGGCATGCGTCAATGTCTCCGTTGGCCGCTGTGTACAATCTTGAGATCATGCTTTCTACATCATCGCCCACATACCCTGCTTCAGTCAAGCAAGTGGCATCTGCTATCACAAACGGCACTTCAAGATATCGAGCCACGGTGCGGGCCATCAAGGTCTTGCCAGTTCCTGTGGGTCCAATCATCAGTAGATTGGCCTTTTGTATCTCCATGCCTGGGCGGTTGATACGTTTGTAGTGATTGGCCACGGCCACGCTCAGCACGACCTTGGCTTGGTCCTGACCTACCACACACTGATCTAGATAATCACGTATGTCATGCGGATCCGGAATCTTTATGGCCGTGGATTTTTTCTGTGCAGTGGTTTTGGTGTCTCTCAGCAGAGTGCTACAAAGATCCACACATTCGTTGCAGATTGCTACTTTATGACTGACAATGAGTTTGTTGACTTGATCCTTGTGTTTGTCACAAAAACTGCAATGATCATTGTTCACGGTCATGTTATGCTGATCCTTGTTGGTTGGTCAACTTTCTTTCAATGCTGTCACGTTCGGCGTCGCTGAGTAGATCTGGATCGTATTCGCCAGATTCAATCTTGGCTATGAGATGATCAATGTAGGCATCATCATAGGCATAGATGTCGGTCAAAGCCTTGTCTACTTCTACCCAGAGATTTCCATTGAACTTGTACAAGGTGCTGGGCAACTGATCCACACGCAGGAACATATCACCTTTCTTGGGATTAAATGGAAAACTGGTTCCAAATCCTTTGACTTCTCCTTTGAGTCCTGTGGGTGCATTATCAGCTTCTAATCCCTGTGTGGCCATTACACGGGCCTGGAACTCGGAATCTTGCCAGGGCAACTGTTGTATGGCTCCTGAAGCCAGGAGATATCGTTGGCGTTTGAGAGTGTCATCAGGATTTTCAACCTTCCAGGCACGTTCAGCCAGTTTTTCTGGTGTGTTGATGTTTTCATCCGTGGATTCGTCGGGCAGTGTAGGGGTATTGAGAGGGGCATGCTCGGCTTCGGAGTCACGTATGACCAATCGCTTGGCATTGGCCCACATGCTGTCAAGGCCTTCAAATATGGACTTTTTCTTGATGGGTTCTTCGACGGGTGGTTCATATGTACCTGTGTCGATGGACTGAGCCACATTCCGAGCTCGATCAAAAAACACTGTGGTGTCTGTATCTACCTTAGCTTCTTGAAGTTGAGCATTGAGTTGATTTATCTGGTCGTCGCTGAGCGAGTTGTTGTCCGGCTCGTAATCAGTGCGTCGTTTACCTGTGGCAAATATGTTTACACCCTGTTCCCATTCCAAGGTCTTGGTCGCGGCCAACAACAAGGTCAGAGCTAATGGATCAAACACTATGACGATCAAAATAATGACCCAACGCACAGCCTTTTCTAACACATTGGCCTCAGGATTGTCGCCATAGATCAAAGCCGCTATGTATTTGATTGGCCCAACTTCAGCCTCGACTTTCCGTGCTTCGCTGGCTATAGGTGCTCGTTGTTCTTGTAGTTTGACGATTTCAGCCTGAGCCCGAGAGATGTCTGCGTTGAGTCTGTTGCGTTCAGTACCCTGGCTACGTCGAAGATTGGCCGCACGTTGCGCACCTTGTTCGTCGTTGCTGCGGGCCATCTGTTGATCCACTGCTTCGTCCATCTGCCGCAGAGCCTTGCGAGCGGCTTCGATGTTATCACGCTGTGATTTTATTTTGTCGTCAAATATGGCTACCTGGGCCTGTATATCACCTGACGGAACTGCTTGATCTAGGTGCGCTTTGGACAAGAATCCAAACACACCCATGCTGGTAAGAACCATGAGTATGGCCACTGCGCTTGATAGATATATTTTGTATTGTAGTTCGGCTCGGTGCCAGTATCTATGTAACCACAAGGTACTGACTATTTTGCCCACTTCTAGGCTCGATCCCAAGATCACAATGGGCCAAAAAGCCGCGGCAAATATAGCCGTAAGGCCTAGTATAGAATAATAGGCAGCACTGACCGAGATGATCAGTGCAGTTGCGAGAGTAAGTAAACCAAACCACATAATCTAATATTTACCGTTAGTTCCAGGTCCTGTGATCCTCGGCCACACATTCCATGCCATCATATTCCTCGATGATCCATGACACATCGGCAGGTATCCGTACCACTTTTAATCGGGCATGTTCTCCCCAGCAGGCAGGTCCCAATTCTCGGACCAGTTGCACCAGCACAGGATCATCTCTGGGAATGTCATTGCCGCTCCAATGGCGTTGATTCACTATAATGTGCGGGCCCCAGCGATCATTGCTATGGCGATCATCTCTGGGTATGGTATGATAAGGTATTTTATTGCGCTCTAGCCAGGCGATTTCAGTATCTCGACTGAGTCCATAGCCTCCGTGTTGACAGTTGATCACAATGTCACGGAATCCGCGTAGATGTTGTATCAACAGGTCGTGATCTGGGTTTGATCTACTGTCAATCGGGTTGCCACAGGTAGGGCATCTTTGACCGTTTATTTCTTGCCCGGCCATGTCTTACTAAACAGATTGAATTCACGTTCGTTGGTTATGATACGAGATTCTAATCTGTCAACCCTGCGCTGTAGATTGATGGTGCGTATCAGTAGGATAGCCAAAGCTGCGATCAGCAGAGTTATGGTAACACCCCACCCGGCAATAATACCATAGGTCCATAACCACAAAGAATCTACTGCGTCGGCCAGCAAGTTAACGGGATTGATTTTGTTTTCCTATCGAACGTTGTTTATAATCACATAATACATGATAACCCATCTGATAGCAAGAACAGTGATTGCCTAATATCTTGCGGGCCAACCAAATTCGAAATCGTTTGATCATCAATCTTTCTTGCCGCCAAACAACTGTAGTAAGCTGAGGAATAGATTGATAAAGTCCAGATACAAACTCAATGCACCCAGGATCTCCATTTTGCCGTCGTTTTCGTAGCTGACCATTTCACGGATCTTTTGTGTGTCATAGGCGGTAAGGCCCAGAAACACTAACACAGCAATAGCCGAAATCACCATTTGGAACAACGTAGATCCAAGGAAGATGTTGATCACAGAAGCGATGATGATAGCGATTAGACCAATGGTCAAGAAACTGCCAAAGCCCGATAGATCCTTCTTGGTAAAATAACCATAAAAACTCATCACACCGAACAAAACCGCGCCGGCCATGAATGCACTCACGATGGATCCCAAGTTGTATACATGGAAGATCGTGGCGAAACTCAACCCCATGAGAGCCGCGAAACCATGTAAGAAAGCCTGTGCCGCGAACTTGGTCATGCGTTCATAGGCAAATCCTGCTGCCAATATGGCCACCAATGGTGCAAAAATCACCACCCATTTCATGGCGCCTGTAAAGAAAAACTGCATGGCACTGGCGCTGCTGGCCACCAACAGGCTGACTATCATGCTGGTCACTACAGCCAAGCCCATGTTTCCATACACCCGCCCCATGGCAGCATTTATGGCACTGGCTGATCTGTAAATACCTATCATCGTATTAGTATACATTGTCTATCTCCTTATTCAGTAACAAATTCTTTCACCATTGGAAAGATCTTGGCAATAACTTCTGCACAGAGTCTAGCTATGTCTCTGTGCTCTTTCTGCGTACCATTGCCAGACCGCAGTTCTATGAAATGCACCCAACTTCTAAGAGTACCGTTCATGTATATCCTACTGGACGTGATACCTTCAGGCAACACTGCACGAGCTTGTTCTTTGGCTATGCCACGTGTCACTGCCCATTTGTAGGTGTTCCTGGCCAACTCGATCACTTCTCTTTGTTTGGCCCGCCATTCATCTTGCAGTATGGCATGCCCTAGAGTGGAGTCCAGTTCCACACTGTTTTGTCGATTATGGGGATCTTGTAATCTAGCTTCTCTAATCACAAACTCCAGATCTTTCACAGGATCTGCATAGCGTTGGCTGAACTCTTGGAAACTGAAACTGCGATGACGCAAGATCTGTCGGGCGATGTCTCGTGTGGTTTCTATTTCCACACAAGCTGACACCATCTCCAAGGGTGACCAGTGCTGGTGTTTGACCAAGTACCGGATGAGTTTTTCCGAAGTTTCGGTGTTGAACTGATTGGCAGGATTTGAAACCCTGGCACAGAATGCTATAAGTTCCTGGGCATCATCGATACCCTGGGCACTGAAATCCTCAACCGGCTGACTGTATGATATCAGTTTGACTTTCATAGTTTACTCAGGATGTTGATCCTGTTCATTCCTGTCGGTTTCTTCTTGATTTGCTTGCCATTCTTCCAACTTGGCCTGATATGCTTCTTCTGTGAGCCCATGCCATCCAATGCATTGACCGGTAGGACTGCGCCCACAACCGCAAGAATATTTAGCACCTGTTTTGGACATCATTCTGCTTGCTCCTCAAAATCTACCATGTTGCCGGCGTCGTCTGCACAGACCAATCTCACACGGTTTCCTGCTTGATCCAAGATTTCAATAGGACCCCAGATCCACATCTGTGTGTCATTAGAAATCCAATCTTCTTCTTCCAGGGCATAAAATCCTTCTTCATCTACCAGCTCTTCTAGCCGCTCACGTTCATCGTCGTCCATGTCCTCGGGCCAGTCTACTTCTTCCCAACAGCCGTCCCAGGTTTCTATGAGTTCAACGTCTTCGATGTTAGGACCTGGGCAGTTATACATGTCCACACTGTCTAAGTTACCATCTCCGCCGGGCACATAATCAAACTCAAACTCAGGAGGATTGTCATCGCTAGTGGTGACTAACCATGACCCCGCACGCCATCCGGTACGGCGTACAATCACAAGATCATCCTTGCTGAAATGTTCATGTTCTTCGATGCTCTTTTTATAGTAAGTCTTGACCGTAAACTGTGCCATGTTATTGTTTATCCTTTTCAAAATCAAAGTTTTTCAATATCTTGTCTAGCTCTGCTATAGGATTCCAATCTGCAGGTGTAGCAGGCTGACAATATTTCTTACGATTAGACAACCCCTTCTTGCTTTCTGCACTGTAATCCAGCCAGTCAATCTTTTTGCTGTCGCATTCTGGGCAGTGATGATCATAGGTATCATCATCGCACCGCATAGAATCCTGCATGCCTACCCATCCACAAGTTTTGCATCTTGCATCGGGTGGTTCAGGTGGTTGGTTAGCCCAGTCTGAGGTATCCCAGTTGTACCCTTGCCAAGTCACGATACCTTCGTGATCCTTGGCACGAAACACGCCATATTCAAAGTCTCCAAAGTTATTGCCATCCCAGTACAGACTACCATAGGTTGACCCATAACCATAGTTGCAACTATACCAGCCTGGATGTACAGGTCTATGTTGTTGATAGTCAATCTTGGGGCTAGATTCCCAATCGCGAGGGCTCGGTCCAAAGGACGGTTCTCCCCAGTCCTTTTCGCCAGGTTCGTAGCGTTCCCAGTTGCCTTCATCATCAGTGAGTCGGACCATGTCCATGTCCGAACTTTTACCATCGGTGCTGCCGCCCCAGTTTTCAATCTCTTCACCATCATAGTACACACGATTTACTAATTCTTCACCATCTATTTCGTCATAGTGTAGTTCCAGTAACTCGATGTTGAATGGAGCTTGAAGCTCAATCTTGCCTTCAAAAAATGTGCCTTTTTCATTAGAGCTACCGATAAAAACCACTTCTCCTTTTTTCTTTGATCCAACCCAGACTTCATCTTGGCAAGACCAGGCTGGGCTGTCGTCGCACCCATCACAATCATCTAGGCTTTTTTGAAACACAGTGGCGCCATTTTCGTCTTCGATTTGTAAGGTTCCGGCACTCCTGCTCACCCCGTTGGTATGAGCCATGTCGTCGCATTCATACCACGAGCCCGGCGGAAATGGCAACAGATCCTCGTCAAGCCCTATTTTTTCTGCGGCATCCGAATCCCAGGCCAGATCCATCAAGTTGACTTGATGTTTCATACAGTAGTCCCAGACCTCGGGTCGCACAGTGCCCATGACTTTTTCACCTCCATATCCCCACAGGCTGATACTGTAGGTTCTAGGGGTGAATCTTAAAGTTTCGATCAGTTGTTGCTTTTCTTCTTTGGTAGCCATGATATTCCTATTGTGTCGCAAATTGACGTAGACGTTTCAAGACCTTAGCAATACGCCATTTGACATAGGCGATCCATTCTTTGGGATGTATCATTTTATTTCTCCATTCATATAATCAAATATTTTGATCACAATAAAAATCAATAACAAAGCCACAGCCATGGTGACCACAGCTTCTATCAACCATGATTCTACAAAATCAAACACAGTGGTTGCCCCATGTTTGTTCTTGTTCGTTCCAGTGCCTTATATCATATAGTCGAACACCGATGCCATATCCTAGCACGCCTATAACGATCTCTAATCCAGCGTGATCTTGCTGGCGACACAGTTCAAATTCTGCGTCTACCAATGCATCACTGTAGTAGGTGTGTTCTATTTCCCAGGCCAGATTCTTGGAAAGTTTACCATGCAATGATCCTAGGTTACGAAAAAACTCTCGTTTCCAAGGTGTGTCGACGTGCAATCTAAAACTAATCATTAAACCTTCTTTGCTTCGGAGTAGACACCCAGTGTAAAAAACATAGTGGCTATAGCTAACGCCGGGCCGTGGCCCGAAACTACTCCTTCTAATACTGCGATGATTGCCAAAACCCAAATCATCAATCTCATAGTTTTTCTCCCGCTTCAAATCCACGGAAACGAACAAATCTTGGAAATCTTAGGCTATAAGATCCGTCTTGATTTTGGGTGACTGCATCGGCCTGAATTTCGATCGTGTGACCCAATAAGCTATGCCTACTAGCCCAATATTGATCGCGATCAAGATCACTAAACCCACTACCAACGTTGACTCGAATCCTGCGGTCATTGTCTTCTCCTTCACAGATTATAGCACCCAGGCGATTTAGATTGCGACCTGTGCCTTCCTCGAATCCCACGATATTTAGGTCCACAGTGATGGTGGGTTTCCATTTCATCCAAAAACTGCTACGTCGGCACTCGTAAGGTGCGCCCACGTCCTTGATCATGATGCCTTCGTAACCTTCTTTCACAGCATCCTGAGCAAAACGAGTCATGATATCTTGACCTTCTGCGGTGTCAAGATCCACATCCATGCCCGGCATCACACGTAGATTGGGTTGTGTTTCGATTTCTTCCTTGTTGATATCTAGGATCAAGGTACGCTTGTGTTGTTGGGAATTCCAATACCCACGTTCGAAGTCTACCAAAGGAATCACATCAAAAATGTAGTAGGTCATGTCTTTGGTTTGCACATCGCTCTTGCGTTGTGCCTGTTTCATCAGGGCCTGGAAACTTTTTCCCACGATCTCACCATCCAGGATAAAAGGTCCTCGAGTGTCAGAACTAAGTCTACCTTTGATATTGCGTATCTGCTCTTCAATGGCAGGAAAGTTTTCAAAGATCTTGCCGTTGCGACTGTACAAGGTCACACGATTCTTGGTACACAAGGCCAGCACACGCACACCATCCAACTTGCACTCTATACGTTTGATCCCTTTCATCTTGCTAGGATGATCGTTGGAGTCTGTAGCTAACTGACAAGTGAATACAGGTATCTTCCACTCAGTCTTGCCCAGAACCTTGTTCAAAGTCTTGTCACTGATACCACAGCGCAGGTCCTTGATAATGACTCTGCGGCACAAACCATTCCACTCTTCTGAGTCAAACAATTCTGACATTTGTTCAATGTGGCGTTTGGCTTCATGACCAGTTAGGCTACGAGTTCTCAATCCTTCGAGCATGGCCCAGAATCTAGGCCAGGGATTAGGAGCATTAGTAATACCTTCTGTTTCAGGAACTTGTTTGACACCAAACACATGGAAAGGATTGTAGGCCTCGTAGCAGTTAAACAAGAAACACTGGGCGTTGGCACTGCCCAACTTTGCAGCCATCAAGGCCTTTTCTATGACCTTTTCTTTGTGCAGCCTGCTGTCGGAACTTTCAAGGTCACGGATCCAATCTGCGGCCAATTTTAATCCTTCGAACTTGACATCTTGTGTGTCTAACATTATTTACTAGCTCCCAGAGTACGATTATGTTAGATGTTTTAGTTCACAGTGTATTGACCGATCACTGCACCAGGTTTTTTCAAGGCTTCGGCACGTCGTGCTTTGTATTCCTCGTTGTCAACCTGGACCAAGCCCATGGTAGTCTGAGTACCATCAGGATTGATCACACTGATTTTGTCGGACTTTTTGTCAGCGGGTTCAACAGTGGGTGCCTGCTTGGTTTCATTGGTGATGTTGTCTAGTTCTTTGAACGCACCAGGAGCTCGGGCAGCCGCATCTTTGGCTGACTTCAGCACATTCTTGTCACCAATAGGTAGGGTAACCAACACATAGGTGCGGATGCGATTGCCTTCGCTGACATGTTTCATCTCCACCGTTTCTACACCAGTGATGTCCACATCTGGGCACATGCTACGCAAAGCCATTTCACTTTGATCCGTACTGGCATCACCGTTGTCACTTCTAAAAATCTTGACTTGGCTACGCACCTTGCCGCCGGCTGCTGTACAAATCTTGGCATAGGCGATGCTCTTAGCCTTGATATCAGCAAAACCAAAATCTCCACTGGTCGCGGTACCATTTTCAAAAATATATCCAGGAGCCTTGGGTAGCTTGCTCATCCAGGCTGGCGCCTGTTCGACCGCAGAGTTCATCTGGGCCGTTTGTAACTTGCTCTGGCTACTGTACTGAGCACTGTAATCCGGGCCTTTGGTGCCACAGGCGCTGAGTACTCCGGTTGCCACTAATGCTAATGCTAGTTTCTTCATTTTGATACCTCTTTCAAGTATGTAACTGTCACAGTTTAACACAAGTTTTACCATTTGTCAACCACCTTCCAATCTGGACCGTGAGAACGACAGATAACGCCTTGCCGTTGCACCAGATCTCCACTGCGGATTTCGGGCTCGATAAACCAACGACATTGGGTGCCGCGGTAGTTGAACTGTCGAGGAAAGTTTGGGTGTGGTCTTACTTCGCTTTCCCGTATCTGATCTCCGATGCGCACTCTGCGCACTTGTATTTCAGGCTGATCGGTACAGACCATGTTCTGCTCTACCACCATGCGACCACCATCTGCACGACTCAAACTTTGGGCACGACCTTGATCCACAGCACCACGGCAAAGATCTCGTTCGCTAAGACTGCGTGGACCAATGTTTTCTCCTTCGGCTGTGATCCAGGCGCCATTTACCTGTGCTCGAAATGAAACAATACATTTGTTCTGTGTAGGGCTGATTGGCACCACCAAAGGTTCTACATCAGCCACGCTGGTAATACTGATCGCGGTCTGATTGGACATGGCTGATCGCACATAGCAATCGGCCTGTGCTGTGGTGGATAGGCCCAAGGCTAGGATCAGCGTTGTAGTGCGGAACATGATGCTCTCAATGACCAAATGTTATTTTTCAACCGAGTGTAATATCTGCGATCTTCTGTGGTGATAGGGCGTGATTGGAAATATCGATGATAGGTATCAATCTGCTGTTGCAAAAACTCCACCTGAGATTTGGCTTGCCTGCAATCGGCTTTGAAGCCTGACATAGCCGAACGATCAAACTCCTGCGTGGGTTGAGTGGCACAACCGACCAATAATAACACCGCAGAAATCATGACCTTTTTCATTGTTGGCATAGTTACCATGAAGAGTTGTAGAAAACTTTGAGCCCCAGAAACAGTTCAGCCCTAGCATTCTTGATGAACTCCAGATCGTCATTGTAGTATTCTGCATCAGCTGGGTTACCAAAGAAAAATCCCGAAGTCTCAGGCAGTTCGCCGTTGATCACATCATATTCCAGTCGCTCTAGCATGTCATAAGTGATCTCTAACTCATCACCGTTGAAACTTCCTGAGTTGCCGGCACTCTCCCACTCGGCCTTGAACCAGCCGTGTAGTCCAGGGTGCTTGCGCCAGTAGGCGATCTCTCGAGGACGGCTCACAGTCCGGCTGACAAATTCATTGGTGCCTTCGGCCGCTTCGGCCGTTTCCCAGAACTCATCATACTGGCCGGCACGGCTGGCCACGTATGCGTACATGTCTAATCCCATTACACTATCCTCGCTGGTTCTGTTGCTCGATCTGAATAAAAACGGTGTCCAATCCGCCGTACAGTATCAGCCATATTCTGCGGGTTAGCTTCAAATGCTGCTATGATGTCATTTACTGTAATACCTTCTTCCACAGAGACAAGGTAAATCTCATAGTGTCGTTGCATATTGGCCTGTGCTCTGAGCCGCCAATGTAAGAGATTAGGCGGTGCAGGCAACTTTGACACATCTTCGCCTTTCAACATGGCCCACATGCGTTGCTGATCAATGTCGGTAACGTTGACAGCGGCTTCTAGGCCGTTGCAATCCCACATCAATGCTATAGTGTCGCTCATGCTATGTCCTATGTCCTTCTTTTCTAAACTGCTGTCTCAAAAACCATTTGTGGCGGCGGAAATATTCTGGTAAATCATATTCCAATGAAATATTATGTAACAACAGTTCGTCTCTGTGCTGGAACCAACGATCTTGGCACCACACTCGGAATCTGCCGGGCATCTTTATTTGGTCTTTATCCATTCTATAACCTGTTGTGCTTCTGGAAATCCCTGTTGCTCTTTGGCACGAACCACAGCTTCAATCATCTCCCATTGTGTTTCGTGCAAGCCATTTACAAAGGTCATGATCTGGTCACGAGTCAAGGTCATCCGGATGCTGTCAATCACGTATTTTTTACGACGTGCGCGATCTTGATTAGAATCAGTTGGTTCCATTTCTTCTCTCCTGTTCCAAGGCTTCAAGCAAGGCTTGGATAAACATCTGGCTTTGTTGCATCCAGATGGGACTGTTTATGATAGTATAACCATGATCCATGGCTATGTCACGAATGTCCTGCTCAGTCAAACTGTTGCTCCATAGTGTTCTGCATCTGCGTTGGCCGATGCCTCGGCATAGCACATTGGATCGCTGTAACGATCGTTGAGTTCGGCATACTCGATCACGGGTTCCTTGAAAGTGATAGAGCCTTCATAGTCCAGTTGTGATTTTTCAAACCAACTAAGATAGTCATCAGACTCCACACTCCATCCGATAATCTGTGTTTGAAAGTATGGATCGTTTCGTTCAATGTCTCCGCGGACCATTTCCACGATTTCAGCAAGGTCCACACCAGAAGGAATGCCAGTGATTTTGAACTCTGAACCGCCCTTGGCCTTCCAATAAAACTCACCGGTGAAACCCTGATGAGCAGCATAGTTTTCGTGGTCTTGGGTGGAAATAACTAGCATCATATCCTTCGCTCCTTTTTAGTTTCTATACACATATTATAGCAAAAAAGGATTTTTTGGTCAATCCCAGGACTTTTTGTCGCCATACTGCTCATTGTAATCGTAGCCGGCCATGTATTCGGCGATTTCGGCCTCATTGAGATCAGTGACCTTTTCACCGTGGCCGGTGCCTTGGGTCCACCAGTGCGGATCACGGGGACGGCCGTAATACGAGTCGGCACTACCGCGGTCAAATAAACCACCATGCAGTTTTCGATCAAACTGTGGACCACGCAAGGCCTGGATGACTAGTTCTTGTTCTTGTTCAGTAAGAATATGGAAATACATATTGGCTCCTTGTGTCATGTTTAACTCCCGGTGTGTAGTCGTAAATGCCCAGGTTTATCCGCAATGGGTGTGAACGCCTCGATGAAGCAGTGATGACCATCTCCCGAGGCTCGAATGGCAGCATCTGCGGCACGATAGAGGCTGAGCCAATCATGGCCTTCGATCCGACGCACCACTTCGCCACCGTTGCCCCAGTGTTCATCGTACACCACATACTCAGCATCTCCGTAGTCGTGTAGTTGGGTCATGCTTTCCACTTGGTACAGGCTCCAGATGCTTTTCAAGCCGTGGTGCTCCTGCCAGTGTCGATATTGGGCATGCTTTTGATCAAAGGCCTGATTGTCCTGCTCGTAGGCGCCCTTGAGGGCGGCCCGGATGCGTTCGGCGCCCACCTTGCCGTCGAGACCCCGGTACTCCAGGTCCCACAGGGTGTTGTGTATGACCTTAAACTCTTCTGCGGTTAAAGTTGGATTACAGTTCATTGACGTCTCCTATCTATTTTACAGACCACTGTTCACTTCGTTCCGGCACATATTCACCAAACTCGTTGCCAAGATAATGCACCGCGAGCTTGTTTTCGATCATGGCCGAAAGATCACCATAGCCGTGCTCGAGATAAAACTGTATTGGGCATCTGCGCCAGGAACGGCATTGAAGAAACTCCAAGTAATATCGTCTATGCTCAGAAGATGCAGCATCGAAGTAGACAGTGGGCCTGGCCTTGATATCAAGGATGCTCACCCTACCACCTGCGATGCCCCAATGCCACAAGCGGCAAAGAATCGTTGCTCATCAAATTTTGAGTTGGCTACTTTGCAGGCACTTGCCACTGCTACTGCAGCCTGGAGACGAGCATGGGAATCCATGATCGAGTTGATGTACATGGCGAGTAGTTCAAAGTGTTTCTTAGACATACTGTGGCTCCTATCATTTACTATATCTATATTATAGCAAATAAGCCATTTTGGGTCAACCGCAGGTTAGTACGCACTAACCATAAAAAAACCCTACACATAGTAGGGTTTTCCCGACAAAAACTGACTATTATTTCTTGGCGTCTTTCTTTTCGTCTTTTTTCGCTTCTGCTGGTTTAGCGGCAGCTGGTTTGGCTTCCTCTTTTTTAGCAGGAGCAGCAGCAGCTGGTTTGGCTTCTGCTTTTTTCTCGTCTTTCTTGGCAGGAGCCTGAGCGAAAGCGGTCACGGTAAACAAAGATGCTACTACGGCTAATACTGCTGATTTCATGTTATTTCCTTTCGAAATGAAATTCACACCTTTCTGGGCGTGGAATGTTTAACGCCTCAGTCAGTGTAGTTTGGGTTTTTGAATCACTGCTAGATCACAGATTGGTTACGTCGGAGTGCTCGGGATCTGTGCATTGGTATTTATCCCGGCACTGTTCAGCGCAGCCTGGTTCCTACCTTCTCTGAGCGTGCCTACCACAGCTTGTCCGGTAAAGGTTTGCACATCAGCTACTCCTTCCCAGAATACACCAAGCCCTCCAGGTTCAACTTTTTGTCCATACCCGGGCAAACTGTTGACCAATCCTAGCACCGTAGGATTGCCTATGGCCACTAGGTTACCAAAATCTATACCGGCTTGGATCTGTAGGTACTGCTCTTGAGACACTTGAGAACCCATGGAGGTGAAATAGGAATTCAGCGCAGAAACTTGGGCAGAACTGTTGCTTATGATATTGGCCACTTCTATCTGTGCCACTGGTATCAGTCCGGGACCAGTAGGAGGAGTATCTCCGCCCGTGCCAGTGATAGCAGCATCTGCGGCCGGCGCCAAGACGTTGCCCATGCCATCTGTGGTAGCTGTGTAGGTGCCGGCCCCCGGAGTTCCTCCAGGAATAATCACTGGGCCAAGGCTGGTATCTCCATAGGTGCCATTGACCACAGCATTCATGGTTTGATATATAGTGGTCAGATACACCACATTAGTGTTGGCCAATGTACTGACTGTGTTGGCAAAGTTATCGGTTGCTTTGTATCCAGCAGCTAATCCCATCACATCGCACACCGTCACAGGCTGACCATTGGTACCTCCAATGTTGGCCAGAAAAGTGGCCACGGATGCTGGTACCGGTGTTGCAAGATTAGCTATGAGAGAAAGATTGTTGGTACTTTGCATGCCCACCACAGTGTTGGCATATACCGGAAGAGTCATGTTACAGATGCCTGATACCTGTTGCAGACTTGTGGCTAGGGCCTTGCAGGCCAGAGCCTGGTCGGCCGGTACTATTTGACTGAGTCTATCGTAGGCTATCATATAAGGCTACTTACTACATAAGGTGGCAACAGAGTGCTAAGTTCAGAATTTACAGCGCCATCACTGTCAAGGTAGATAGGTTTGGATCCATTAGGAGTAGGCGCCAATAAACTCAAGTAACTGTTGGGAAATATTTTGATGGGATTCAACAGATCAGCCATGGTTTCAATGCCTGGTGTGGTTACCTGCAACACCTGCAGTATCTGTGCCAGATCATTGTCTTTGATCTGTGTCATGGCGCGATACATGGCACGTTGTGTGCTATCAACCAATGACACTGAAGGATTGGTAATGTTTATCACGATCTCTTGACTGATGCCGGCCTGTACAAATGCCGCAGTCAATGTAGGATTGACCCCACCTACTGCAAACAACTGACGTGTCAGTGCCAAAGGACTGCCAAAGTCAAAGAGATCTGCTAGATTGATCAAGCGTCCTAGACGCACAAGATCAGCACCAAAGGCCACGGTATTGTTGCTGACAGAATCAATACCACCAGTGATGGTGTCATTCATGTTGGTAAATGTATTGCCAAGATAACTTTGGCTGTTGACCGCTGCATTTACATAGGTAGTGGTCTGGCTGGCATAACCCTGGGCCTGATTCACAGCCTGGGTCAGCTGTGCCACGTTATTGCCACAGATATCCACGGTAGCCTGGGCAAGCACGGCCACTGTCATCTGGGTGCCGATTGAGTTGTAATCAGGGGGCACACTGTTGCTGAAGGCTGCACAAGTATTAGCGGCCAGAGTTTCCACAGCCACCGAAGCATTGGCACTGATATTGCCGCTGGTTGCTACCGCAAGAAATGGCGTCATCAATGACGTGGATTCGTAGCTGTTGATCGCAGAGATCAAGTTGGCGTTGATGCCAATGCCCTGGTTCTGCAACAGACCAGCAGCGGCATTGAGTTGTAAAGGAGTCAGTTGTGGGCCAGCCATGGATCAACCCACAAACACGTCTGGACTGCTGGTAGCTCGAGGATGTCCGCAGGTATCAACATCACCAACCAAGACCACTGGTATACCGTTGATCAAAACTGTGAAGTTGCTGGATGTAGTCACTGCGGCACAGTGGGCGCCACAACCGGGGCGGCCGCAACAAGGGTGAGGACTGACTGGCGACCCTTGGATGGCTATGACCTGTCCATTGACCAAAACGGAAGGGTCACCGCTCATTATCACTCCACCTGCGCTGTTGGCATCACCTACCCGTTCTACTGCTGGCATTGACTTATCCCATTAAAATCTTGCTGTTTCTCACTGGCTTGATTCCAGTAGTGGCTTCTACATAGCTGTCCTGTACTTCGTCTCGGCTGACAGCGATCAAAGCCACTTGACTTTTATTTATAGTCACATTTTTTTCAGGATTAGCAGTAAACAAGGAAAATATCATCTGTATGCCTTGCTGACTGGGTACCACTGTGAGTGGGCGAGAGAGTGTATAGGTGTCAGCATCTTCTGCAGTGATTTTTGCTACCATTTCGTCGCCATTGGCGATTTTAATCGTGTAAACTTGATCTAGTTCTACTTTCATGTTATCCTTGTAAGTGTTTGCGTAACTCTGTGAATCCACCAATCAACTGGTCGTCTAAAAAAATCTGTGGCACTGTGCGGGCCGTGGGAACTGCTTCCAACAGTTGATCGCGGGTCCAATCGCGATTGATGTTGCGTTCTTCATACTCGATGCCTTTTAACTTGAGCAAGTTTTTTGCTTGATCGCAAAAAGGGCAGGCATCTTTGCTCCATACCACTGCTTTCATCATGCTTCCTTTATGTGTAATGTTTTGATCTTTTTCTGGAACTTGATCTCTTTGATATAGAAATCAAAATCTTCTGGAAAGTACTGTGATAGATCGCCACCATCAACTATCAGCACACACCGGAATTTTTTATGATTTAGTTCCATAAAGTCTGTGATATTATGTAGTCGATCGCCCAGCCCCTGTGTGCTTTTTCCGCCACTCCAATGTCCAAACACATCCTTGACTATGAGCAAATCGGCAGCAGGCACATCCAGAGTCTCGGTACAGATAAAAGTCTTGTTGGGGTCACGGGCACGAGCAAGATCGATGGCGGTCTGGCTCACATCGATCCCGGTGTAGGCCACTGCTCCCCAGTCAAAGTTATCGTAAACTCCGGTGTCACCACAACCATAGTCTACCACTGACCGTATGTGATTTTTGGCCACAAACTCACTGAGAAACTTATGATATTCTTTGGTCCTTTCTGGAAAACTTTCTGGACCGCTAAGGCTGGAAGGATTTTTGTGTTTGGTTACCCAGGCTCCGGTGCGATAGATTTGTTCAAAGATTTCTGTCATTGATGTCATGATCGATCCTGTGATCAAAGGCTGGGCAAAGCATCATAGTCAATCTTGTCACTCATGACACCGATCACATAGTTAGTTGATTCATTTTCCTGCAAAGCAGTCTGCTTGTTTGACGTGTTGACATGTTTGTTAAACCAAGGAATAGGCGTGGTCTTGGGCGCCGGCGATTGATACTTGACTCCAATCTCTTTGAGAGCATTAACCGCGGTATAATCCACAAAGTCGCGCAAGATATTGGCGTTGAGACCAATCACCGGACCTTTCTTAAACAGGTAATCGGCCCAGGTCTTTTCTTCACGGATCACATCTTCGTACATGGCATACACTTCGGCTTCACATTCCACACGAGCACGAGCGAATCTTGGATCCTCTTTGACCACTTGATTGATCATCCATGCAGTCCAGTCCTTGTGTAAGATTTCGTCTTGCAAGATAAGTTGGATGATGTTGCCATTGCCGATGAATATGCGATTCTCAACCATGGCCAACGATGTGGCAAAGCTAACCATGAAGCGGAAGGCTTCCAACCCGTAGCTGGCGTTGAGTGCCAGCCAAATGGCTTTGACATGTTCGTATTCGTCAAACTTTTCTTGCAGTTCTTTACGGCAGTTGATCATGTGCAAACGATCGTAATAACGTCCAATGCTGGATGCCATGCTCACGATCTCCTCTGTGTCGTGGATCTTGTTAAACTCTTCTTTGGGCACGTTGTAGATGTTACGGATAATGTGTGAATAGCTACGACTGTGGATGTTGGTTTCAAAAAATCCCCAGTTGTACATGAGTGCTTCTAATTCAGGAATACTCACCACAGGAGTGAATACCTGTGTGGGTCCACGTCCTTGCAGGCTGTCCAAGGCTGTTTGGCGCAACAGGTTAGAAGTAAAGATATGACGCACCGTGTCCGACGCTTCTTTGAAGTCTGCGGCATCTTTGGTTAGACTAATCTCTTCTGGGACCCAGAAGAATCCGCGTGCCTCTTGTTCAAACTTGGCCACTTTGTTGTATTTGACTTCTTCAAATCGTTGAATGGTCACAGGCCCAGCAGGATCCAAGAACATCTTGCGATTGAGATAATCGGTTTTTGTTTTTAAGTTGTATTGTGCTTGACTCATTTTAATAGTTTCCTGATGCAAGTACGATCTTGCATTATAGTTTACATGCCTCACAGTCTTCGGCATTGTCGATATCAACTGATTCTATCTGTACTTCAACAGTTGGCGACGGTGCAGATTTGCTGCCGGCC